GTAGAAAACGGCATACGATATTCTATAGATAATTTTCATATTAAACTGATTTCATCCAATCAATAGTTTTGTGAACACCGTCTTTCAAAAAGAACGTAGAAGTATAACCTAATTCATTTACCGATAAAGTAATATCTGGCGTTTTCGTTTTAGTTGTAAGAACTTCAGAACTTTTGTAAGTTATTAAATTCTTATCAGCACCAACATAGTCCCAAATTATATTTGCTAAATCTTCTATACTATGATATTCATTACTTCCAATATTATAAACTCTTCCATCGATAAAATTATCCGAGATGTTTGCTATTGCAGAAACTGCATCATCAATGTATGTACTCGAACGATGGTGGCCAGTATAAACCGTTATTGGTAAGTTATTTAATGCATGATAACAAAACTTGCAATTAACAGAACGATACGGATGGTAAAATTCGCCTGGACCATATGTGTTAAATAATCTAACAATAACAGTTTGTGTACCTTCCATTATGCGTGAGTTTCTAATTTGCATTTCATTTGCCCATTTTGAAATAGCATAATCATTCATTTGTTTTATTTCTATCGTATCCATTACATCTTCTGACATAACACCTTCATAGTCACCATACACTTCTGAACTAGAGAAATGTACCAACTTAAAACTATATTCTTCTTGTAAACGTATTATGTTTTTCAAACCGATTGCATTGGTTCTCCAAAGTTGTTCATAATAATCTTCACCATTCCATCTACCAAATTCTGCTGCACAATTATATACCAAATCAAATGGACCAAAGTTTTCTATAACACGTTGTATTTGTCTATAATCTCCAATATCACATCTACAATAAGTTTGTTTCTCAGAACTCATTGATTGAACAAAACCCTGTTCGCCAGCAGAGTGTGGTAAATCAATTCCAAATACTTCATGTCCCTTATCTACAAGTTTATTTTTTAGTATAGAACCAACTGTACCTAAAACACCTGTTACTAAAATTCGCATAACATAATCTCCATTTTACTTTTTAACAAAAATATAAGTTCCATTCCCCTCTGTATATTTTACAGTTTCATAATTTTCTGGTAGGTTAATTCTATGATAACCATCGACGTAGAAATTATAATTAGTATCGTGTATTATAACATACTGTACGGGAAACTTATTTAATATATAATTCGCAATATCCCCTCTTACATGAAATCCACCGTCAACTAAAACAGTATTGAATTTGTATTTGGAAAACAATTCATCTATCCGTGATAATAAACCGCTTGGTAATTCTGGTGGTATTATTCCTGTGTGTTCAGGTCCTGGATCAACGAAGTCGATGTCTTGCCACATTACAACTTCACTACCCCAATTTGAATACGATTTGAATCGTTCTTCTGCTTGGTTATACCAATCAATTAATGTGTAATCGTTTTTATCAATAAGTTCATATGAATAAACATATTTGAAATTATCCAATAAGTATTTAGTTCCATCGCCCAAACCAAATTCTAAAATTGATAGTTGATTTTTGTTTTTAATTGTTGGTTCAACAATATCTTGCCAATCTGTATACGCCATACTTAAACCCCTGCTTGTAATGCATCTATTATACGCCATACTTAAACTCCTGCTTTTAATGAATCTATTAAAACTCTATTTTTTGCTACTAACATTGACATATCCGTTCTACTATGCCAAAGGTCTTCGTGCCATTGATGAAATACTAACTGAGAATCTTCTATAAGAATTTCAACTCCGTTTCTTTCTAATGTTACAATGAATGCGTCATCATCTGACCACATTCCTTCTGCATATCTATTATCAAATCCACCAACACGTTTTAAATCCTCAGTAAAAAGTGCTGCACAGAAATTAAAAGGTTGTGGTCTATGTTGAGAATGACAATACCATTTTGATTCACTTAAATCAATTTGTTCTGGACTTGTTTTTCTATTTATTCTTTCGGATGAATCTCTTGATAAACTCAATGCACTCATAGCAATATACTGATTTTTCTTCAAATTATCAATAGTAAATTGAATAATATCTGTGCCATGTAGACATTCTGCATTTTGAATTATAGTTCGCTTACCATGTATAAAATGAAAAGCTGTATTAAAACCAACAACTGGATTAACCCACCATTTATTTTTTGTATGTATTGTTATTAACTTTATATCCAAATCAAAATCTTCAATATCTTTATATGATAATGGTTCTACACTAACATCATCAACTATAATAATTTCGGTTAACTCTTTTGCATTTGGTTGATCCTGAATACTTTGTAACGTATTTAACAATTGATTTTTTCTATTAACATGAGTCATACATATGCTTAGTTCTTTCATATAATATCCTTATAAATTATTTACAATCTCATTGAAAACTTCATCATCAGTTAAAAATGGATTTAGAGTTACATGATTAGAATCGGGAAAGTAATACTTTGGTCCCAACTTTGGTTCTTTAATTTTTCTAATAACACCGTTTGCACCATAAAGTTGATGAACAAAATCACCTGTGATAATTGTTTTCGTACCAACTCCTGCTGCTATGTTACACAAACCACCTTCAGTTCCAACAAATGCGTCACAGTTTTTTAGAATTGAAGCAGTATATATAATAGATTCCATATAATCGTCTTCTACAATTGCACTATCATGCTGTGAAACTTGCATCGGAAAACCAACATAAATTATATTATATAACTCATTTAACTTATCTACAATATAATTTATATTTCTATGTTTACCACCGTAGCCTAAGTTAGGAACATCGATTCCTTTATCATATTCCTCTTGTGTAAACAAGTAACTTTTCTCTTCCCATGTTTTTAATACCGCTATTATTTTTTTATCGTTAACATTACGAAACTGAGTATCTAATGTTTCTTTTGCATATAGGTCATATGTACCATTAGTATAAAGTCTATATTCTGATTTCGGATTTTTAACTCCTGCAAACTTTTGATATTCTATTGTTGGTGTTTCTAAAAAAGATAAAGCGGGTAATGTTATAATCTTATCATATACCAAATCAATTGAACTTAAATCAGGCAAAGGTGTTGGAGTTCTCGATACAAATACATTATAAATATGTGGATTATTTTCCAACAAACTTTTCATTTGTGGAAATCCAATAAGATAATCAATTTGATCAAACTTATTTTCATATTTTAGACGCTCTGCAATAGAACTTGCAAAAGTAATATCCCCAAAGAATCCGTGTGTAACTACAAGACACTTAGTATTTTTCATAAGATTTTTCCTCAACCAATTTCGATAAAGTTATTATATTTATTTTATTTTTAAGTATAAATCTAGTATCATTAGTAATATAAACACTTCTTGCAAGTTCGATGAATTCCGAATCAAATTCTTTTTCTTTTTCTTTAATACGAATTTTATCTTCTATGTCCCATAGTGATTCATTTACAGAAATCAATTCATTAAAAATTACAGAAAGTCTCAAATCCGATTGTATTATTTCTTCACAGTTTTTTGAGATAGTGTCTATTTCATTTTTGATATTAATTAATTTGAATTCATCTTTTATCTTTTCTAACTTTATTTTTAGTATAGAAAATTTATCAAGTAATTCTCCATTTGAAACTTCTATTTTCATATCACATCATCTTTTTGTTTATGAATAATATATCTTGTTGATGTGATCCGTGATTCCTTGATTCATCTAAAACTGCAACGGGAATAAAACCAAAGTTATCCATGAATTGAATCACTTCATCGTACAATGGAGCACCTTCGTTATATTGTGTGAGTGATACTTCCAACAATATTCCGTTTGCCTTAGAACATAATTTACTACCGCCAGAAATAATATCAAGTTCAGATCCCTGTGTGTCTATCTTTATCAAATCAAATTCAGTATCATCTGTAAATAATTCATCCAACAAGACACCAGATTTCTCTATTACTTCTAATTGATCATCAGAATAAAATTGAGTCAGTTCCCTATAAACAGAATTACCAGTGCAAGTTGGATCGTTTTTTCGTGTGTAAAAATTGTATGTATTTTTATCTTTTGCCAATAGTGTTATAAGATAATCATCGGTCAACTGTTTCAATGATTCTTCACATTGTGGTGACGCTTCTATACTGAAAACATAACTATATGAATATAGTTTCTTAAACATGGAATGGAATTGACCTATGTTTGCACCTATATCCAAAACTCTATACGGTACAAAATAATTACTAATTAGATTTAACTTCATTCCTATAACTCCAATATATCAATGATTTTATAAGTAATATTTGGACCAGAGGCATTTCTTATATACCAACTTCTAGCATTATCTCTTATATAATCTAAAAATTCATCATTATCTATAACTTCATTGTACCTTTCAATTATTTTATCAGCTAAAACATCTTGAGTTTGATATTTAAAAGTACTATCAAATTCACAGTCAACCGAAATATAATGTACGTTTGGTAGTAAAGGGTCATCGGATTCAACTGCATACCTTGGTCTTATAGTTGGAATCCCTAAGCCATACATTTCTATATCCCTAAAACAGAAATCACCACATGACCAACCACCACCACCACCAAAACATAATGCTAATTTAAAATCCATAGCTTCTGATATATAGCTTTCAAAGTTAATTGGGAGGTTTCCAAAATAAAAATCATTCATTTTTTTATTCAATAAATCTATTGATAATCTGGTATTTCTATAATTCTGATTTTCCATCTCTTTATATACACTACCCCTCCAATATAATCTTTTATCTAATTTGGTTGATTTTCTATACGATTGTATTTGTTCCCAATTTTCTATTCCAAGATTCCAACACGATTCTGGATAAACACTTGGTTTTATTTTTTTTCTAACTTCTTCATTTTTTATTAAAAAGTCCCAAAGCACTTTATTGTACTGGCCGATTGCTGCACCAACAAAGTTTTCTGATTCAGCTAGTTTTATTGTAGTTGTTGGTGCATCACCAAAATCAAATGTTTTGAATTTTTTAGTATCATCAAATTCAAATATCAAAATAGAACCTTGATTTATTAAAACCTCACATCCATTTTTATATACAAATTTATCGTCACCATTCAAATCAAACCATTTTACATCATAGTTTTTACTAAGTTCTTCTAATAAATGGGCAGTATTTTGGGCATCAAATCTATGATTTGCAATGCCTCTATGAAACGAATATAGATTTAGTTTTTTCATATATTAACTTTATAGTTTGTGCTTTTTATCCATCTTACATTTTTAATACCAGTTTCAAATTCCTCCACATCTGCTGTAAGGTTTTTGTAACCAACTTGTCTATCTACAAACGCTCTTTCGTAAAAGTATTTTTTACCTTCCAAAAAGTCCTTTTGCCCATCTTCATTTTTCTTACTCATATCTCCATTATCCTCATGATAAAGACAATAGAAAGTTCCAACATCATTTCGTTTAACAGAAATGTCTGCCCACACAAATCGTTCACGTAAATCTTCATCTTCATTACCCCAACCTTTATACAATGGATTGAACCCATTTATTGCTTCAAAGTGTTCTCTCTTCATACAAATCACTCCACCATAAAACCTTGGATCTATTTCTTCATGCCAGTTTCTATATCCACCTGGTATGTCTAAGTAATCACGGGTTGTGGAGTTATCTTTATCTAAAAATATTCCTCTTTTAGCAGGAAGTACTGGACAATCCATTACATCGTATGAAACATCTTCCGATGGCACATAATCGACTTGATGAAAAACTACTATATCACCTTTCGCATAATTGTATGCTATATTTTGCACACAAGATATTTGGAAGTTATCATTGTTATTTTGTTCTGATACAATGATTTCATAAGATTCATTCTTAAAAAAATCTTGAAGTGTAGGTAATAGTATTTCTAAATGTTCTTCTCTATTCCGATACGGTATTATTATTGAGTATTTCATCTTTATTTACCTTTTTGTATGATGCTTTTTTACCATCATTTGCTACTAATTTGAACTATTACTTCTAACATAATAAATCCATACATTTATAAAAAATATCTAACTAAGTTTAATTACTGAGTTTATCTAACCACCTATCAAAATCTATCATATTGATGCACTATTGCATAACTACTTAAATTATTCAAATCAAATTCAACAAGACCGTTTGCAATAACGTGTAGGTGTACTGCAAAATTATCATTCAAATCAGTAAACATAACATCATCTTTGTAAGAAGTTTGAATTAAATAATTGAAAGATGTTTGGTCTGCGACTAATCGTTTCCCAACTGACATTAAATAAATGTCTCTACATATATTTTTAACGTAATGTGCAGAACCACCAAATACACCAACATTATAAACTTCTTTATCCAATAGAGTTTCTATACCAATTCCACCAAGATTTACAAACAAATGTCTTTTATTCCAATTCTCATTTTCATATTTAACCACTTCACTTGATGCAATTATCAGATTATGTGGTATATCTGAGAATGGATCTCTATTGAAATACACATCCCTCACATCCGTAATTAACACTTTATTGAATTTACTTTCATTTAATATTTGCCATATATGAAAGAACCGTAAGTTATGAACTAATTCATAAGATGAATTTATATCCATTGTTCCTGTATTTGTTGGAAACTGTATTGTAAATTCCCCATACATATTATGTTCTGGTAAAATAACTTCAACTTTGTTTTCCGTTAAATACGGTACTAACTCTGAATTAGGATTGTTATTATATAACAATAATATTCTTTTAGCTGATATAGTGTTTGATGTTTCAACCCACTTACTAATATCGCTTACATTATAATTGCCACTTATTGCACCGATTAAAAGATTATCCATGATTCATGCTAAATAGTTGTATAAAATTCATTTTGCTTTTCTTGACGTTCTATTGTTTTTGAATGTAACAAACAATACTCAACTTCTTCTGGTAGTGTGGAGTAAGTAGTATATCCAGTTAACCTCTCATGTACTTTGTTTTTCCAAACAATGGATTCTTTGTTTCTATAAATTCTTGTTTGTAAATCTGGCCAATTCACTCTACCTTCTTTATCATAATTCCAACCCCATCGCTTTATATGCTCTTCTGATATTCCGTGAACAGTATTCCACCGTGGAACTAAAAACATATCAAGTTCTTTATTTTCTTTTAAAATATCGTATATGTTAAGTAATAAACTCGTAGTTGGTATTTCGTCAGCATCAATATTAAAAATCCATTCTTTAGTGCAATGTTTTTTTAAGTTATTTTTAAATTGTGCAAAATCTTTATTTAATGGATATTCGATAACAACAAAATTATCTATCTGGTTTCTGTAAAAATCTATCACCGTTCTAACAGAACTAGTTACAGACATAGTATCCATTTGAATAACTATTTCATCGTATTTACTTATTCTATCTTTCAAGAACCCCAATAAATTATCTAATTCTTTGTCTTCATTGCAAACAGTAATGGTGTACGAAATCATAGTTATTCTCCATCATTAGAGATTTTTCTTAGAGTTGGTAGTTTCTTTAATTGAGGCAGATTCAGTTGCATTTTCTGTGCAAATTTTGGTAATTTTTCATCGAGTAATGTTTGAAACTTTTTGTGCATTGAATCATAAGACCAACGAGATTCTATTTCCCTTATTGATTTTTTTGAACTGTTTAAGTATTTACTATAATTGTTATATACCTTATCCAATACTTTTGCAGCAGCAACATAATCAACCGTGAACCAATGTGAACCTGCATTCAAAACACCTTCCCAAACAGCACTCTTGTGAACTTCTGTTAGATTGCCCTTTAACTGTATGTGAAACGCCTCATTCACAAAATCAGTTTGTCCACTCCAACCAGAAACAATTACTGGTTTACCACTAGTAATGAATTCTGCAATAGGTCTTCCATATCCCTCACCTTTAGTAAATGAAACAAATGCTTTAACTTTTTTGTGATTGTACAAAGAATTCATTTCAGCGTCTGTTAACTCACCGTGGAGTACATATATACTTGGCAATAACTTCTTTTTAGACATACGTTTTATCAAAGATATTTTTTCAAGTATTTTACTCCTATCCAATAAAGAGAATGTACCAGCAGACGCTTTGAGTAAAAGTGCAGGTGGATTTGGAGTGTCTCCAAATGTTTCCAAGAATGTATATATCAAACCAGATATATCTTTTCTATCTTGACCAAAGTCTCCTTTCATCCAATGTCCAACGAATAGAAAACAAAAATCTTCTTTTATAGAATTTAATGTAGTCTCAACTATTGTTTCCATTGAATTATTTTTATTATAAATATCTGTTCTAACACCTTCATGTAAAACTTCTATTGGAACATTAACTTCTACTGTACCAATAACCTGATTCGATTCTTTATCTCTTTTTTCATACTTGGTATTTTGAAATACGTGTTTTGCATGCTTAGACGGAACTATAACTAAATTCATTCTATTACACCCCTCAATCCATTCTCCAGAGCATATATCGGTTTCAATTCCAGCTGTAATACCTATGTTATATTTACCAACTGCTTGAAATTCGTTTGGTATAGTACATTGTACCCAAACGTCTGGTTGAGATTGTAATCCTGGAATTATTAAATCTTTTATTTGTCTATGTTCTGGATTATCGGTATCTAAAGCGTTCATCGGTGTGTCACCCCAATTAATAGAAATAACACGTATATTAAACTTATCCATCTTCATTAAAGAGAGTAGCATATCTCGTGCATGAGCACCATACCCACTCATTGTTGAAACTGGTCCACAAAATACTAATTCTGGTTTAAAACTCATATATTCCTCACGCCTTATGTAATTCAAAACGATTTCTTGATTCAAAATTATTTAGACTATTATTAATAGATTCGTATATACGATCACACATATTAGTCTTTGACATTCCAACTTCTACATTCATAATAAATTCTCTTCCTTTTAATCCTGCGAGTTTTCTTTCTTCCTTTGGGGTTTTATACCATTCATATAAAGCATGTCCTATTTCTCTGAAATCTGCTCTATCATCAAAAATATAAGGAGTTGCAACAGAACCTTGTAATGAAATGTTTGATGGCCAAACTGGCTTAACCCACTCACCGTGTTCTAAATGTCCCCACTCATCTTTTCTATGAAGTGTGTGTACTTCCAAATAGTCTTCTTCTGTAAAATACTTATTTGTAGTTGGATTGATAAATCCACATTGGTCTTGTAAACCACCCGTAACGTTTACCACAATAGGTGTTCCTGCTGCAAGTGCTTCTGCTGTTCCTAACCCAAATCCTTCATTTGAAGCCATATTCATAACAACATCTGCACAATTGTATAATATGTTCAGCTTTTCACTCGGAACTACGTTCTCATCAAATAATACAGAATATTCATTACAGAGTTCACCTACTAATGCAACTAAGTCTGTACCATTGGGGTCAATTGGTTGAGTATGCATGAATAACATACAGTCATCTACTGCGTTACCACCGTTTTTATCCACAAGTTGACAAAAGTGTTTATATGCAAGAATAACATCACCCGGATGCTTACGATGAATATTTCTATTATTCCACATAACAATAAACTTATTCGGTTTATCACCACGAAGTTTTTTACTTTCTTCTTGTAATTCTTTCCATTGGTTATGAGTTGCTGTATACTCTTCTCTAATCGGATGAAACATATCAGTATCAATTCCATGTGGCACATAGGTTATTCTACGCTTTGAAACTTCTTCTCCAAATCTTTTGAGTACCCTATTATTTATACCATACGTTTGTTTTGAAATTGCCAATAATAAATCACAACTAGCATACGCTTCTTTATTCCACATTGGATCTGTTGGTGAATTTCCAACTAATCCCACACCATCCCATATATTCAAGTACATTAGTGGAATTTTAGTTCTTATTTCATGTTCCATATTATACAACCATCCCCAAAATCTTGGGTCTGTGAAGTGTAAAATTGCGTCTGGCTTTTCAGTATCAATTAATTTTCTTAATAAAAATGGATCACCATATCCATCATTGCAATAAATTTTAATAGAAGCGTCACTAATACCAGTTCTATTTTTTACATCCTCTGATAAATCTAAAATTTTACCTTTTTCTGGATGATTAATTGCAGCACCCACTTGTATCCAGTCAAAATGCTGTACCGTTCCTATAACTATATCACGAGAAACGGTTGCTATACCAGACGTTAATCTTAAATCGTCAGATAATAATAATATTTTTTTCTTTGCCATACAAAACCTTTATAAATTTAATTTATTTTTCAAATAGATAAACTACCAGACAAATGTGTTTGAATCAACTTCTCAACCAACCCACTTAATTTGTAACCGTTTTCGGTACAATATTTTAACAAATCTTCTTTTATAGATTGCCGAAGTTGAATACTTGAATATTTAGATTTTTCATCCACGATTTTCTCCAATGTTTATATGAATTCCATACATACATAAGTATGTACTAATTATAGAAAACAGTAGAAAATAGTAGAAAATATTTTAGAACGGTAGGGTATTTCTTTTTTCTTTTGGACATAGTTCTTCAGACTTGTTGAAATCACAAAATTTACAATTATAATAGTCATTACCACCTTCTGGTGTATAAACAACATCTAACTTAAATTCACCGTCTTCTGTAAAGTTGGTGGTTATAAATTCGTGTATTTCTTTTTGAATTTGATTCTGAGAAACTTTTCCATGTGATGGTTCAAATCGTTGAACTCTTTTTTTCATTACTTCATATTCAGCATCTTCCCGTATCTTTCTTCTTAGAATAAGATATTCAATGTGAATATTTTCTGGACTAACATTGTATTGTTTTGCGTAATATGTTTTATACAAAACAAGTTGCGATACTTTTGCTTTATCATTCTTTTGATACTTACCCCATCCACCAGTACTTGTTTTGAAATCGTATATATAAATCTCATCTGTTTTTGTATTCTTTATTACCAAATCCAAAAATCCAACAAGTCTTACAGTTGAATGAGTTTCAAGTGGAATTATATTAATAGGTAATTCTATTCCAACTAACTCATAATCTTTCTTTAAGAAGAAGTCTGCTCTATGTGCCTTGAACCATTTTAGAATTTCAATACCATCATTACAATACTCAGCAAGTTCATTTTGATTTGAGAAATGTACACCATTTGTTTCGGTAAGTATTTTTTTATAATGTTCCTTCAAACCATTCTGAAGCATAGTATCTAATTCTAAAGCATTAGCCTCGTTTATTGATTTTTCATATATAGTCTTTACATATTCTTGTAGAACTTCATGCATTACCGTTCCAAACAACATTGCTATGTTTGGGGTAAAAATACCAACCTTATCTTTGTAAACAAGTTTCCATCGGTGAGAACAACCTTTCCACATTTGATATTGTGAAAATGATATTTTTTTATCAGACATTTTGTTTTTTTGCTCTTAATGGTACAAATAAATTGACAATTGGTAAGTTACCAGTATCGTAGAATACACCACTAAAGAATTGACCTGCTGTTCTAAACATAGCATCATAATCTATTACACCGTATTGGTTTACGGACGATTGCATTATCTTGAAAGCGTTTGGATTTTTGATAGCAAGTGAATCTGGATTTGTTTGATACTCCTTCAATATCTGCGATACGTTTAGTATTTTAGTACCATCATATTCTGCTGCATATAAATTATTAGTTTTAACCATATGCTCAACTTTTGTTAAGTCTGTATAGTAAAATACTCTTGGTACTTTCGATAATTTATAATCGTTACGTGACCAAGAAGATGGACGTTGACTTGATAATGCTGGATCGAGAACTGCTACATTTCCTAAATCTTCTTTTGAAAAGTGATATAACATAACTCTACCACTAAGAGTAAATGCTTCCATTATCAAGTCTTTTAGTTTCATCCAATTTTCTCCCATTCTAAATCTTTATTTCCAAAATGACCATACTTGGCAGTCTGTAAATAAATAGGAGTTTTTAATTTTAATCTTTCAATGATTCTACTTGGAGTTAAATCAGCGTGAGTAAATTTACCAAGTCCATATTCTTTGCCAGTTGTTGGATCAAATATACGATATGAAACAGGAAACTCTTCACCGATTGCATATGCTAATTGAACTTTAATTTTATTTGCTTCTTCATTTTCATGAAGTGTTGTTATAGCGATATGACGAGCCATATACGCTGCACTTCTATCAACTTTACTTGGGTCTTTGCCAGAGAAAGCACCACCACCAATTTCACAATCAGCACCGTATTGATCAACTACAATCTTTCTACCTGTTAGTCCACAATCAGAAACTGGACCACCAACATTCCATTCACCTGCTGGATTTATATGGTAAACAGTTTTATCTGTAAATAGTTCCGCAAGTTCTTCTGGAATACTTTCTAATACCGTTGGTAAAATATCAGAATGGAAATACTTTCTAAGTTGTTCAAGTGAAATCATTTCAGAATGACAAGTTGAAAATACAACAGAATGAATATCTACTGCTTTATTATCTTTATACGTAACAGACACTTGACTCTTCATATCGGGACGAAGTTTCTGTACATGACCTAATTTACTACCTTTTTTTCTAATATCTGTTGCAACTTCAATTAGTTTTTTAGCCAAGTAAATTGCTATCGGCATATATGTTGGAGTTTCACGAGTAGCATAACCAAACATAATACCTTGGTCTCCTGCTGTAACAACATCACCTTTATCAACCGCTCGGTTAATCTCTGATGATTGAGTTGATATATTAAAGTGAATACGGCAATACTCTGAATTGAAGAATGGTGATTCTTCTTTTGTATAGCCAATGTCTTTTATAAGTCCTTTAATTAATCTAGTTAGTGATAATTCTAAAGTTCTTTTATCTTTATCAACCGTTGATTTTATTTCACCAGAAACATAAACATCACTATCCTTTACCATAACTTCACACGCAACCTTTGCGTCTGGATCTCTTTGTAAATACCAATCAAGAATTGCATCTGAAATTTGGTCAGCTATTTTATCAGGATGACCTTCACTTACATATTCTGAAGTCCATATATATGTACTCATTATTTCCCCCATTTACCAGATTGAACAAGTTGTGCGATAATTCCATAAACAGAAATATCTTTGAATGTGTCATATAAGGATTCACCAACTGCATCTTGTGAACCAAACATAATCATTTGTTTGTAACGATTTATTTTATCGTTAATACGAAAGAATAAACCTTGTAAAGAAAGTTTTCTGTCTTCCTCTCTTTCTAATGTTGTACCCATTGATATATTATCTGGACCATAGTTTTTTTGTTTTGCACAGAATAGTTCGTACTGTTCTTGTTGAATACGTTTAAATTCTTTAGTCATAGTAGGAAACTTTTCTTCCATTTCAGAAACAACACCAATTTGTTTTCTACCTAAGTCTATTTCTTTAATTGACATTTTATTCCTCATTTTATAGTCTTCAATTTCTTTTCAAAATCTTTTATTGCGTCTTCTTTAGTACCGTACTTCTTTAGTATAGTAGTAAGTTCGGTTGGATTAGTAGTTTTCAGAAAACGAATATACTCAAACACTTCGCTCTTTCCAAGTTGAAAATGGTTACAAAATAAAGTAATCATTTCTGGTTCTATGTTAACTCTATTCTTAGCTTTAACATATTTTAGAAAGAACGAATGCTTTGGTAGAGTATCCGATAATAGTTTATAATAATCTTCTGATGATAATATTCCGTTCGAGTATTTTTGAAATTCATTTATAACTTCCACAAGTTCCGGCTCCATAGAGAAGAAACGTGAAATCATATAATTGTTCCAACTCTTCTTATCTTCTTCAGATAAGTCTTCCCACTTTGTCTTACGAAGTGTAACACCTTTTAAATGGTCGAATATATTCTTAGCAGACATTATTAAAATCCTATTAATCGTTTAGTTGTTGTCTTTTTGATGGTAAAAATTCTTCATTAATATTTCCACACTCAAGACAAGCATACGTTGGAATTGGAATAATTCCTTCTTGTCCAGTTGGTGAAAGTAATGCAGAAATCTTTTTAAAGAATGTTACTGCATGAAAAAACTTCCCGCCACAATTAGAACAAACAATATCACTTGCTTGATTTAAGTCAACATTAATTCTTTGTCCTTCTTGTCCCGATGGTTGCCCACCTGCATTAATATCAAATACACTCATCCTTTCCTCCTTTGTTCAATTTCCATAATAATTTGAATAAACATTGCCATTGCATTTATTTCGTGGTCAACCACAAAACTATCTTTATATTGTGTTTCTGCAATGATTAAAATAATAGTTGATACAAAACCGCTTGCGTAACTGTCTACATTATCATAGAGATAACGAAACAGTTGATTAAAATCTCTCGCATGATTGTCTGCAAGTATCTGACGAATACCTTCAAACTTCTCTTTTTTGTTTTTATTTGATTTCAGTAAATCAACAATAGTTGAAAAGTAATTAGTTTCCACTAATGTTGATTCATCTAATTTCAGTTTACCATCGATTACGCATCGTTGAGTTGTATTAATAACTCTACGAATATCAGGATAGTTTGAATTGATAATACTAACAAGATGTTCTTTGTTATATGTAACTTTTTCGCTCTCCAAAATGCTTACGATGTGTTGTGCAACTTCTTTCTTTGATGGTGGTACTATGTTAAAGATTTGACAACGAGATTGAATCGGGTCAATAATCTTTTCAACATAGTTACACGTTAAAATGAAACGAGTAGTTTTACTGAATGTTTCAATTACATTACGAAGTGCTGCTTGAGCATTGGGTGTAAGATAATCACTTTCATCGAGAATAATAAGTTTTAATCCACCAAATCCAATTGAAGAAGCAAACTGTTTGATTTTATCACGAACAGTATCTACGGAGTTTTCGTCTGACGCATTGATGTAAATATAATTATCTTTTGCGATAGAGTTCGCAACAATCTTAGCGAGTGTTGTTTTACCACTACCGGCATCGCCATACAACAGTAAGTGTGGTACATCATTTGTTTTAATATATTGTTCAAACGTTTCTTTAACTGTTGGATTCCCAACGTAAGTTTCAAGTGTTTCGGGACGATACTTTTCGTTCCAAATTGTATGAGATGTGTTAAACATACATAACCTATATTTTTAATAATTAATTTCTACAAATATACGAATTTATTCCTTATCTACCAACGACTTACGAAATATAAAAATTTGCCCACGGCTTACGAAATATAAAAATAGGTTCTTGTTTCCACCATTGACCTTTATGAAAAACTTTATTAGAAGTTCTTTCTGCTAATTTTTCTTGGTCAGAGTTTCCAATCATTCTACCCATCGCCATTCCAAATTTACCTACATACTCCATTCCCAATGATTCTAATATATCAATTGAATCTTTTTCAAGGTGAACTATTTTGTTAGTTGAAATTCTAATATCAGCTATATTCCAACAAAGGTAACGGTCTGATTTCAAATAAGTAACCGCAGTTTCTAATGTTGGGCGTAAAAAGTTATCACGCCAATCCGCATACTCACTATGTGCTTTATACGATTGAGTTACATCATCGGAATACATTTCTCTGTTAAAGTATGGTGGTGAAGTAAAAACAAAATCTAACTTACCTTTATACTTTTGAAATTTAGGATTGAATTGAATTGTTTCTGAACCATCTTGAAAAAGTTCGTATGTATGATTTTCATTTGTAACAAAGAAGTTTGAAGATACATTTGTGCCTCGCTCGCCTATTGATTTTAGAAAAAAGTCTGCAAGGTATTCATAACGACTTATTTCTAATTCATCAATAAAGTTATCTGTATTTGGGTCTGTTCCAACATAATGCATTGGGCGACCAACAGACATAGCACCGAGTATCCTTCCACCCCAACCAGAACTTGGATCATATACCGTTACTGTTTCACTTGCAGGTATATGTTTTGTAAAGTGTTCATAAAGAAACTTTGCGGTCATAGGTGGAAAGTTTACAGCCGGTTGACAAAATGACATACGAAATACTTGTATTGCACTTGGAAATAGTTTTATATTCTTTTCGTAAACACGAACAATATAAACATTTGCCCTCGGTTCAGAACCTTCTTTTTGTATATTAAATGTATCAGTTAAATCCGCTGGACTACCCAAAGTAAATAACATGAAGTCATCAATCAAACCTTCTGCTAAGAACTGTCTAATCTCATCTACCTTTATAGTTAAATACTTTTTGTATTTTTTACTTTGAGTTTGTAGAGTGCATGATATTTTAGAAATACGAACACCTTGTCCATCGAATCTTCCATCACCATTTTTATACGCCATGAAGAAATCACGAAGAGTTTCACCTTCTTTGAAGTAAGGATTCTTTACTTGATTTGAAGATAAAGACTTGCTGTACAAATACATAGAATCGTTGTAAACACTTCTCTTCATAATATGATGAAATGTTTCTTTCATAGAGTCTGTAAAATAATCGTAAATCGATTTACCAGAATCACTTCCCATGCCAGATGCAATTTTAGTTTTTAGCATTGTTGGAAAGAATTGATTTGCAGCAGAACCAATTTTTGTGAAATTAGCAATGACTCCAATCATATCAGAGTCATTGCCGTCTTCCACACTATGAAAAATAGATGAAGCGTTGAACTGACGGAGTTTCGAGAATGATTGATTAATCTCTTCCTCAGTTCTACCAACGACTGGTGGTTTCCCATTGTTATCCCAATCAGTTAGAATCCTCATTCGTAAATCTTCTGCCCATTCATAAAACCTGTTATCGTCAAATGTAACCAGTTCACCATACGTTATGTTTGATGGCCAGGACAGAATATCACTTTTTTCATAGAAATACTTTTTCATTAATTGTTTTCCAATTTTACTAAGAAATATCTTGATTCAAAATCGTCAATATCAAATTCAACTTTTGCTAAACCTTGCGAGGAAACTTTCATTGAACCACCGTTCAAATCTTTATTTGCTGATAGAATTTCTTTGAAATACTTTGCTGAAAAAGAAATTGGTTCAAAATCTTGTTCACAAATACAATCAATATCAATTGAAATTCTATTGGAGTTTATGTTAGCATAACCAATTACAATTTGCCATTTATTAGTCTTACCGTTTTTAAGAATAGTAAACTTCTCAATATCAGATAAAGCAGATTTAGCTTTGATAAATTTATCAATAAAATCTTTTGTAATTGACATTTCTAATTCAAATGGTGGAAGTTCTTTCAACTCTGGTGCCGGTGGAATAACTGCCAAATCGGCTAACATATAATTAACAGTTGTGGATTTATCGCTTAACGTTAAAGCGAATGCTTTATCGTCTGCACCATTAATTTTAAATTCAATAGTGTTACCAAGAACACCAAGAAGACTTGTAAGTAAGTTTGTATCATACACACCAAACTTTGCTACTTGACCGCTGAAACTTTTTAACTTAACTTCCCCTACTACACATTTGTCATCAGAAATAAAACGAGTTGCTAATCCACCGTTTGCATTCCAAGCAACAGATTGAACTAATTTACCCAAGTGATATTTACTAATGAAGTTTAATAACTTTGATTTTTCCATAACACGAATCCTTTTATAATAATAATTTCCACAAATATACTGAATTATTTAGAAAGTAAAAAACTTTTGTGCAACCTTTTTACTTTCCGTTGGGAACTCCCACTTCATTGATTCATAGAAACCTCTTAGTTTACCATCCAACTCCGATACAAATAATTCGTTTGCATCAAAGTAATTTTTAATAAATTCTATAATTTCTACTGGATCTGAATCTCCTCTGAATGCTAATAGTTCTAAACCGTATGAGTTATTTTTTAAATATACCCACTTAACTTTATCACCGTTTTTAATTGCTGGAAACTTCGGTGGACAATTAAATAACTTTAATAGGTTATTATAATTCATCGCTGCTTTAATATGTGCAGGCGTTCCTTTTCCAAACTTACCCAAAACATCAACTGTTAAACGTTCTTGATATTTCTTAATATCTTTTATAGAAGAGTTCTTTGCCAACTCACCATACAGAACTGTACCTAAATCTCGTTTGAATTTTATAATATCTTCATCTAATTCTACTTTATCTCTACCTTTCAGAATATCAATTAGTACCGCCTTCATAAACTTCTGAAATGATTTTGGAAATGAAGAGCGAACAATATCCAATCCCTTAACTTCTAACTTGTCCATCGGAACACCGTTGTCAGAAATAATCCATAATGCATATCGCTTTTTCTTTTGCCAGAAACCTGTACGTCCAATCATCTCTTGTTTAATTTCTAAGCGATGTTTATCCGTGTTGAATACTTTCTTTGCAAATATATTGTAGAACTCATTTACATAATCTTGAACTTCGGTTGCAATCTCATAAATCTTTGGAGTCATCAACTCAATATCGTTAGTATCAATATCAGGAAATCTATTCTTTACCAACGGTAAACAAGAAACAAACACAGAATCGGTATCAACATATTGTACGTAATCAATATTATCTGTTATCAGTTCTTTATTATACTTCATGTTAATCGCTGCTTCAGTTTTCTTAATTACAGTCTGACCAGAAAGTGTAACTGCTTCCGCATTATCAATATCATAGAAGCGAAATGCAGGCAAACCAAGCACACCATAGAGTGAGTTGAGTAGAATCTTTTGAACAAGTTGTCTTTTCTTATAGAATTCATACTTCGCTGTATCACCTTCTTTACCCCATTTTTTCATTTCATCTTTATACTGAACCCGCTTGTCAAACCAATCACTTAGAATTGCAGGAATCAATCCAACCTTATCGGAACTATACATCACCCCATTGGAAGCAACGGTATATTTGTATTTATCCAAAAACGCTTTTAACTTTTCTTTTGAAACCATTTCACCAGCAACGGAATATTCTTCAATGTTACCACGAATAAAATCTTCAGCAGACCAGTTATCGATTTTAGCAATCTTTGTTTCTGGAGAAATATTCAAAGTCATAATAATGGATGGATACAGAGAAGTTAAATCTAAGTCATACATCCATTCGTAGCGGCCGGGAATTGGGTCTTTAACAAAAGCACCAATAAAACCTTGTTGACCACTCTCTCGTAACTCTGCCATCTTCTCTTGTCTATCCGCTGGCTTATTCGGTGCTACAACACTTCCAACATTTTTCAGATACGATAACAACGCACCCTCAAGATACTTTGAAGAGTAAACAAAATCCTCGTATGGAACATGACCAACGTGACAAATACCACGCACTAAGTCTATATACTGCAACTTCTTGTCTAATTCAAGAACAAGTTCAACGTCAGTTATATTATATTCTATAAAAGTTTCAATATCGTTTTCCATCAAATCATCTAAGTTACCTTCATACTCAACCTTACCACGTCCTAACTCAGTCATACAAACCGCATTAAGTGCATACGATGGTAGTTCTTTATAAGAGAACTTTTTATAAACAGTCATGTAATCTAATACAGAAATACCAGCAATACTCCATCGGTTTCTATAAGGCGAAAAATACATTTCATTTATAGGTGACATACGATGCGCTTGCTTCTTACCAAGAACTCTCTTTATTCTATTATGCAAATATGGAATATCGAATGCATCACAATTCCAACCAGTCATAATGTGCGGTTGAATTTCTTCTATCCCTGCTAAGAATTTAAGTAGAAGTGTTTTTTCATCTGGACAAGAAACTATTGTTTTATTATCCGTAGTTCTATTTCTCAATCGCTTCTGTTTATCCAACACTAACATAGTGTAATGGTTAGTTGCTGAATCATGGTAAGCGATAGAAGTTATTTCATTGTTACCCTCAGTTGCATCTGGTGTACCTGTAATCATTTCAACCTCAATATCGAATGCCATTGTAACAATTCCTTTCGATGGAATATCGGATTCATGGTACATATCAACAAGAATGCGCGTAGTTTCAGCAACATCAGATTCAAATAAGTCTGGATCATTCTTTGTGAATTCAGTTATCTTAGATAATTTATCGCCATACAATGAAACAAACTTACCGTTTGAATCTCTACGGTAGGCATATGGAGTATAGTTAAAATACAAAAGTCCTTTAGTATCATCCCATACCCACGCTTCTTTTGTATTTGTTTTAACAAATATATTTTGATACATTTTATGCCTTTTTGAATACCCACATTGGTTCTGCAAATTTTGCTTTATCATCACAATCTATGCCAGTATCGTTCGGCCGTACTGCCATTTCCATACCCATCGTTCCTTCATATATACAATCAGATTTTTCTTTCATGTATTCTACCATAGGTTCACATATTTTCAAATACGACTTTGCTGGTCTATTATAAATGTCTGCAATATTTACAATCATTGTACCACCGGATTTAAGAGTAGCCCATACATTATCCAACGCCTTATGTAAAAAGTTTTTGTTCCAAGAATCTATATTCTTGTACCGAACCCAACTTTGTTTATCATCGTTTGAATATCGTTCTGTATCAAAGTAAGGAGGCGATGTAAATATTAAATCAACTTTACCTATCCACTCTGAATTATCCCAATCTTCTGCGGGTGCTTCGTATAAATGTACTGATTTTTTCGTATCAAACCAACCTAATTGTTTAGAATAAAATTCAGATTGTTGTTTATAAACTTCATGATTATTTGGTGCTGGATCTATTCCAATATATGTTTCTGCTTTATCCGATGCATAGAAACCACATAATCTATCACCCCAACCTGCTGAGAAATCCAATATTGTTTTAGCACCATACATATCGTATAATGCTTTTGCAACATTTGGTTTGAATTGAGAACAAACATATTTTCTAAGACTTAGTGAAGAACGAACCGCTGCTTTATCAATCTTTTTAAATTTCAATGTATAGAACGCTTTCGATAAAGAAATCATAGAACGAAGAGAAATCCAACTTCTTACTGGACCAGGTGAGTATGCAGCATCAACTTTCCAACGGTTTATTTGTTGAAAATAATTTGATGCAGAGTTACCTACATTACTTCTTGAAAAGTATAACGGTTTTCCGTTCCATTCAAAATCTAAATTATAACTGTGTCTAGCTTTCCACTTACCTTCTTTCAGCATTTCTTTCCACTTAATCGCCTTCAACTTTTGAAACTCAGAAGTTGTATCTTCAATTGTAATATCAGCATAAGGCAATGGGTATGTCATCGCTATTTCAGCGAGACGGTCTTTGACATATTCTTTATCAAATGTTTCTTGAATATACTTCCATTCTATTTCATCAATCGCAAGGTAAGGACTCATTCCTTTGAACTTGTCAAAGTAATCTAAATACATAACATTCCTAAATTAATCGTCTGCTAAAAAGTTACCAACTTTATTTCGGTTATCATAAACCACTTCGTACTTTTCCAAGAATTGCTTTTCTGAATAAATGGAATACCCTCTACTTTCGTTAACAATATATTGACCAGGTAAGCACTCTTCTCTCGATGCTTCAAACTTCAAAACCCATTTATCCTTATAACTGTTACTTGCAGTCATAACACATGGCCACTTTAAGCATGCTTCATTTGCTGCTTCAGTTGTGCCATCATACAAATAAGCAGTAAACTTATTTGTTTTCGGTTCTACTAATAAAACTTCCATAACAATTACTTCCTCATGATTTTTTTCTTTAATTTTTTTAGCCAATCTTCATCATTTTCATTTTCAGTTATATCCCAATAAGTTTTTCCATCTTTCGATGAATTCCAAGGATTAGAAATTTCATCGTCTTTTGGCATCATTATTTCTTCTAACAATTCTAAATTACCATGTGTTGCTGTAATATGGTCTTTGATATATTTTCTACTCTTACGATGTGCTATAATTTTATCCATTTTTTCAGAAGAACCAGCATTTCCAATTATGGAAGTTTTTCTATATGAACGACTCATAGTAATACCTTTAATATTAAAATTAAATTTCTATATCTTTCCAATTTTTATTTGCAATAGTTTTCATTGCCCACTTACCCATGTTGTTTGCAACACTATAATAGTTATGGTTTCCAATTTGTTCAAGCAAGTCAGATTCAAATATAAAAGGTCTGCCTTTTACTTTTGTCATGAATTGCCCACCTTTGCCCATTTGTCTATCATTGAATTGCATTGTTCTTCCATATCCTGGATAATCTGAACACTGGTTTGTACCGATTAGAATAGAACCATCACCACCCCTTGGTATAAGCAAAATAGAATCTTGCATATACTCTTCACCCAATCTTCTTAAATCTGCTTCAAGTTTTCCTTTATCTTGTAAATCAACAACAAAGAAAACATCTTCACGTACTTCAATTGCTTCAGGTGTTCCGTAGTTTTCAATGTAAGCACCTTTAACTGCTGTTGTTCCATACCCCATCATTTCAAGTTTTGCTTTTAATTGCGCATTTCTTTTTTTGTTATCCTGTAATGCGTAGGGTAAATCTTCAGGTAAACCACACCCTTCTTTAGAGCGGAAGGCTGTAATTGTACCGCAATCGTGCATTTCCATGTGGTAAACCAATCTCGATAAACCACTTTCTTTTAATATGTTACTTAGTTTTGACATAATGCTTCTCTATGAGTAAACGAATTTGTTTACTATAAATATATAATTTATTGTTTATCCGTTGAACCAAACCCACCTTGGCCACGGTTTGTATCGGATAGTTTCTCTACTTCTACGAATTTTACTCTTGGATACGGAATAATAACCAATTGTGCAACTCTATCGCCAACAACTGGAATAGTTCCTTCTACCGCTCCTGAATAAGGCAATTCAAATCTCACAAGGATTTCACCACGATAATTTGAATCTATAACTCCAACTGAATTTTTCAATGAAACTCCGGCTGCTGCTTTTGTGATTGAACTTCTTGGAAATAAAAGTCCAACATGATTCGCTGGAATCTGTACCGCAATACCAGTTCCAAATTCCATAAAAGTATCTGTAACTCTAAATGAAGTCGCTGTTAAATCCATACCAGCATCACCGTCTTGTGAGTATTCTGGTTTAACTGCGTCTGGACTTAACTTTACATACGTAATAGGTAAATTTAATCTGTTCTTAAATGATTCCTCAGCCAAACTCTCATCCCATCTTCTTTGCCACGTCTGTACCATTTTCATAACTCCTTTATTTATATTAAATCGATTGTAAATATGAACCGCCAATATTCCAAAATAATACTTTTCCGTCTAATTTCCCAATGTTTTCTTCTAACCAGAACCACATTTTTTTATCCCAAAACTCATTACAATCAAACGGTACTGAATAATCCAACATCATATCGTCAAAAGCAAATGGCGATTTATAAATGTGAATATTATTATTACCACCTGCTCCATTTTGTTCTAATATTTTTCTTGTTGATTTTATCGATGACATTGTAATACCATGAACTTGCCTTCTGTTACTAACAACATCTCGCCAATCTGTATAATGTAAGAATGAATTTATAAGTCCAGAACACGTTACACCACTACCCATAGAAACAACTAAGTGGTCAAAGTCATTATCCGCCAATACTTCTTTCATTCTACTACCCATGTATGCAATATACATTGGATGATTGAATGCGTATGGTAACATTTGCCATCCATTCTCTGCTGCTTGTTTCTTTACACGATTGTTTAGTATCGCCATTATGTTTGGTTTAAGTGGATTTAATTTTCCACCGTTACCCAATACTTTTTCAATTAAGTTTGGAGGAAACTTCTTTGTTTCCGGATAAGAAGAAATAAATTCTATGCCTTCTTCTTTACAAAGTCCAGATAGAACCCAACCTGTCCAACTTCCGTATACTGAAAGGTGTGTTAGTGGTTTGCTTTTATCAACAGCAGGACTTCTTAGAATTTGTTTAATTCCTTCTATCTTTGCCCACCTTGGATAATTTATTCCATCACCAACTAAATCATCACGCTTAACCCAAACTTTCTTTCCTTTGAGTTCGTATTCTTCAATCGGTGTTTGTATTAAATCCATTTGAATATTCCACTATTATTACCAATAAGTTCGCCCTTCATTTTCTTATGTGAGAATCCATGAATCTTTTCAAAGTTATCACCAATTACATGAAGCATCTTTTTTCTATTACGAAAGTTTATTTCTTTATCATTTAGAATTATATCTTCAATATATCCTTTGAAGTTTGTACCTTTTTGAAAAGCACGTTTCTCTTGTTCAATAACTTCTTTAGGCAAGTACGGTCTGAATGCATCTGCGAGTGGAAGTTTCCATTGAGATTTATCAGATAAAAATTCGTTCGTTAAGTTAGTAGTGTAATCTAAAAAATCAATATCGAAAAACGGGCAACGTAATTCTATTGTTCCATAATACATGAAAACAGTATTACCGCGTAATAAATTACCATAGTATTGCTTTTCAAATAATTTCTTTCTAATATCCGACCAGTCTGGCTTCTTACTAAACATCCGTATCATTCCATAAGAACCATACGCTTCATCAGATCCTTCACCACTAAACGCAACTTTTATTCCATCCTTTGCCATCTGTTCCGCTATAAACGATTGTAGAATACCAACTTGCATTTGAACTGTAGATGGATATTCAATAACTCGTATTGATTCTAAAAATCTTTGCTTCAAGAGTTCCACGTTTCTTGGAACTAAAACTTCAACCAATTGAACACCTAAATGTTTTGCAACTATTCTTGCGTATTTCAAGTCAGGTGAATCTTCATCAAAAGCAATTGTATACGCTTTTAAGTTTGGTATTTTAGTAGATAATAAATACGTTATAACAGCGGAATCAATCCCACCAGACAACGAAGTTGCAATAGGTACATCAGATAACAATCTTTTACTTACCGCGTTCTCCAGTAGATTGTACGTTGTTGTACTGCATTCTTCATGTGTTTCGGGTGAAGTTGTTTCGTTTGAAAAGTTAAAATAGTAATCTTTATGAACTATTATTTTATCGGTACTCAGATCAATTTCAATCAAAGAATTTTTCGGTACAAACTTAATGTCAGCGTTCGGTAATTGTTTAACAATAGATTTTATTTCACTTGCAATAATGTAAGTGTTATTGTTAAAAATATAGAGTGGTAACTTACCAACCCAATCACGTGAAAGAATTAGCTTTCCGTTATCCCAAATAACAAAAGAAAACATACCGTTAAGTCTTTTCAATTCTTGTTCTTTGTACACAAACAGTATAAGTTCTGAATCTGAATTTGATTTAAACTTATATCCCCTTTCTTCGTATTCTTTTCTTAGTTCAGGATAATTCCATATTTCGCCATTAACTACTAAGTGAATACCTTTCCATTCCATCGGTTGATTGCCTGCGGCAGAAGTATCGTTAATGGCAAGGCGATTATGTCCAAGTATAACTTTTCTATCGCCCCAAGAAAATTCTTTTATACCACGGTTATCTTTACCACGGTGAGCGATGGTTTCCAACATATTATCAACATCAGTTTTAGTATAACCGACGGTTGCTATTATACCGCACATATTATTTATTGAGTATGGTTAATAATTCTTTAGTTTTTTTAAGTTCATTGTTCATCTTACCGATGTGGCAGGAACACGCTAATACACTAACCTTTCCTAATTCTAAATCACTTTCTTTTGCTAAAAACTTACCCATACTAACTAAAGCAGAATAATCAGCGTAACCACTCTTAGAAACTCTATTGGAACGTAGAACAGAAGTTAAATACAACTTACCATTCCGTGGCTTCAAGTCAATCATTAACATACAAGGTTGAGAATACGGATTGCGTGAATCACGTGATGGGTCAAATATAATTAACTCACAACGTTTAACTGCTTTACCTTGTTTCAAAATCTTAATAACGTTTTCAACTTGATTAAACGTACCTTGCCAACTAATCATTCTTCCCCAATAGGACTGATGCCAATGATCTTTAATGAACTGGTATTCCAATCCTTCTTCTACTTGAAAGAAATCGTTAATTGGTTTTTTAGGTTTAGGTTCTACGAAAGTAACCGAAGAAGCAAAATCAATTCTATCATCACCCATTATTTCTCTGAAGTGTGAATCAAACCAATCATCACTTTCAAATTGAGTAATTTCCATCATTACATTTAATTCTTCAATTAATTCACCGACTTTTTCCCCTTTTTCTAACAAATGCTTAGAAACTTTTACCCAAGCGTCACCGGGAGATACCGCTTCTATAACTGTCATATATCACCATTATAAATTTTCAATTGCAATTTCGTAATTTCTTTTAGAAACTAAACCAGTAATTCTGTTTACTTCAACACCGTTTTTCATAAATATTACAGTAGGAACTCCACGAACACCATGCATCGATGCTTCATCTGGATTATTGTCCACATCAATAAGTTTATAATTGACATTTGGACGTTTAAGTAAGATTTCACTCATAATGGGTTTAAGTTGTTTACATGGCATACACCAAGAGGCTGTGTAATGTTTAATGGTAATCATATCCGTCCTTAAATGAAAATGAATTATTTATACAAATATACGGAATTATTTTGAGATAATTAATTTTAATTATTCTTCATAATCGTGTATCTTCACATCAACTGGTCTTTCTTGTAACTGCCGAAACGCAGTATACATATCTTCTAAACTTTCACTCATTAAGGTTGGAGAGCCATTTGGGTACAATGGCACTTGTTTTTCATCGGTTATAACTTCATATACCTTGGTGTCATATACAATAAGGTGTCCGATATAATCACCATCTAAATCATTTGGATCAACGTAGTTGTACAATTCTACAATTTTACCCAGCTTGAATAATTCAGAATTAGTCATCTCTAAAGTCCTATATTAATAATAATTTTATATACTAAGTCTTATATGCACGTTTACTTCATTGTGTAAAGTTTTCTTTACAGGTCTACTCAATTTTGCAATGGCGAGTAAGTTTCCTATATCATCATACAAACCAATAGTTGTTATATACACAACTGGATCTTGTATAAAACATGGATATTTTAAAACTTTTATATTTTCAAAATTTACACCTTCGATGAATGTAGTACCACCAGTTTTAAGAGTTACAACTTTTGGCTTGGAAAAAGTTGGATTATTACTGAAGTTACTTACATAAACTGGAACTTTAACAGAATAATGTGATGTATTTTTATAAACTACATTTCTAGCTTTCATAGGATAGCCCAATGCTGCTGCACCACTTATTGCGGTATGTATTTTGAATGCGTTATCACCTTCAATATTACTACCAGTAACCGTGTTAAAGTTTAAGTACGAATTTAACATATTTGCATCTAATTGTATAATGCCTAATTGAGGAAATACTTTTCCGTATGTTGTGAACTGAGGATTTGTATCTATACTGCCAGTGCCATTGTTATATATACCGTTACCTAAACTACCACTTACTATATCATATGAAAATACATTTGGAGAATCTAAGGAAACTTGGTCAGTATTATCTAATGAATTATCAATTAACTGTAATATTTTACCCTGATTGTTCACTTTTACATTACTGCCAGTATGGTAATTATTCGCAAAGAAACTACCAGATAACTCAGCTAAATTTATTTGAAAATTACCAACATCCAATTTATCACCGAACCACTTATTGCGGAAATTTATTAAATAAATATCATTTGAAACAGAAGAAGTAGTGTTATTATAATAAGTAAAATCTTGGCTATAATCTTCGGTACATAGTAATCTATACTGTGAATAGGTTGATCGTGTTGCTGTATTCTTTGGTGAAAATTCATCATGTAACGAACCAGAACCATTTTTATTACCGTAAACAACTGAAAAATAAGGTGTCTGTGTACAAGAATCACAATCTTCTATATCATAAAAATATGAACTACTGCTTGTTGAGCCGGTAATATAGCAATTTAATTCGTCAACACCATTAAAAAGTCCATTAACAGTTCGTAATAAAGTATTTTTTATTATATCATTCGCATCAAATCTTACAACAGTTTTGTGCAAGGATGGTGGAAATTTACATGGATACGAACTAACAAGAAAAGAAGATAACGGCTTTAGTAAATCTGAGTTTGTAAGATTTACGGTATTGCCATTCAGTTGAGTTGGAACGGGCAATAGTTCGTGTAATTCAAGTGGCGTTTGTCTTCCTTTCTTATATTGACTAAAGACTTCTGCTTTTACTTGGTCTGGACAAATACGATACGTTTCTTCATACGCTACTAATCTACAACCACACTCAGCAAATTCTTTAGCAACTGCTGGTTGAAGATATTTAATATCTATACAAGAACAACCTTGTAAATCTCTGTTGAGTTTTTGATCATCATATTCTATGATTGTTTTTAGTACGGTTTCAATACTAGAAGAATAGAACGTTGTATAATTTACACCATCTTCTTGCATATCCGCTGTTATGCCAGGTAATAATGTCTCATTTACTGTAGGTGATCCAACGAAATTTGGATTTCTAATTGAAGCGTCACCTATACATACTTTTTTGTAATATACCTTATAGGTTTCTGTAGTTGTATACGTTGCTTCAAGTCCATCATAACAAGTTCTATATGGAATAGGTACTCTTCGTTGAATATTAACCAACATTCTAGTTGGAGAAAATATTTGCACATCATCGTCATCTGGTAATTTTACATAATCACGTATTTTATTTAACGTGTAGGATATATCTTTTAAATTATTTGCTTTTTTTATACTATCCAATAAATCTAAAGATATATTGTATGCGTTTGTTGTAAGAAAAGAAGAGAGTATTTTATCTTTATTGAATAGATTAGGGATTAATGCCAACACATCATCTTGTGTTATTAAATTATTATTTGAATCCGCAAATCTGAATTTTGGAAAACCACTACCAACGGGATAATAAGCATTGTCTGGTTGAACTTCAATGTAAATTTTCCAAGTATCATCAGTAGTTGTTACACCATTTCTTATTATTGTGTATATTACACCCTCATTAGTCCACAAACCAAGTGGATTATTTGCCCGTAAGTCATTTGGCTTTTGATTATAAATCGGTGCTATTGTATTCAATGACCATTGCCAGCGTGTACCATCTTCTTTTAATATAGAAGTATCATCTTCTACAATGTGAACCCCATTAGTATCTTTCTTTCTAAACTTGAAATCTCTAGCTAGAATAGCAACTGTTTTGAACGTAGATACAAAACGACCACCTGTTTGAGTATCAGTCCAATTTAAAGTAGTAACCAAATCTGAGTATGGAAATCCACCGTCAAACCAGATAGAACCATCAGACAATATTATATAATGATTACCATTTTCTAACTTACCGTTTATAGCATCTGTGATACTCAAATCATTTATAGTAGCGTTATCATACAAATACGGTAAGTTAACAGAAATCAACGCCCCATCTTTTGCATATAATTTTTTATCAATAGTAATCGGTGTAGTATCTGCTAATGTGGATCTTACCAATTTCTGCTTAGAAACCAAATACTTGATAGGTAATGTATATCTCCAATTACCATTAAAATCCGTTAGTTCTGATTGGAATGGTAAATTTTCTCTTTCATATTCTACCCATGGGGTATATTGACACAATGATATATTTTGATCTGCCATAATATAACTTTTTATCTATTAAATGTATTAAAAACGTAACAATTCATATTTAACCAATTGCAGAATATATTACACCGAACTCTTGTGAGCTAAATTGTTCTTTTGCAGCAGATAATAATATGCTTTTAATTTCTGTTATATATTGATCGATGAAATAGTGTGAGCCTTCTTCTGCTTTTACGATTTCTTTTACCGCTTCTAATACTTTTTGGTATTTTTTATCACCAACTAATTTTGCAAGTTCAAGAAGTCCTGATACCATGTCTTTATCTTCTTCACAGAACTTAATTATTTTTTTAACAGAAGTTTCTACTTTTTTATCGAGGCCTTCAACTTCTTCACGAATCTGTTTTAATACATCACCTGCTTCTGCTAACAGTTGTGTTCTTGATGATATGTTCATTTTTTAACTCCTACGAGATAAGATAAAATAAAGTCCAAAAAATAATAGAGCTACCGAATAAAATATAATATCGGTAAGTATGTAGCTCCCCGTAAATTTCATCACTAAAGCAAAAGCCGCATCGAATCCAAGAGGATTGAAGAATGTCCCAAGCACTAAACATATTTTTGCCAATACATTTCTGTATTCTTTTTGTTTTTTTTCTGACATTCCACCATCCCATTTAGAGTTGCCTTAATGTGATAAATACGATTGTATCTATAAATATGGGATAAATAAAAAAGGGTGATGTTTCCATCACCCTAATTTCTATTGCTTTGCTACCTTAGCTTCCGTCACAGAAGCCTGGTTATACGGTGTAATTAATTTCTTAATTCCACCTGCTGCTTTACGAGCAATTGCAGCGTCTTTCTTTTTTGTTGAATTGTGAGCTACCACAAACTCATTGAACAAATTTGAAATCTGTTCAAATAATTCTTGTTTAGTCATAACAAGTCTCCTAACTTATAAAAAATGTGTGTTATAGTTCTATGGATTCATTTTAAAAATTATTATTTATTTTACTTTATCCAATCCATCAATTCTTTCATGTAAGAATTTTATTTCTTTTTCAATCTTTGAACCGAAACTGTCAATTCTGGAATCTAGTGTTCTTCTGATTTCTCTTTCATTATCAACAATAATTCTATCCATCGTATCTTGGTTTCTAACTAAATTATTTAGTTCTTTGTTTGTTTTGTTTATTCTGAACATACCCACAACTACAACTGCAACTGCCGTTAAAACTGTAACTGCACATATACCCATAAAAAATGATGTAATATCCATAACTATACTCCTTCATTATTCCAAAGAACTATAACACCTTTAACTATTTAATTTACATCGAACCCATAATAGCAGAATACTCTTTAGCATTCATACTTTTTTTAGCGAGTGCTGTCAATTCATCATATATACGATCTCTATATTTACTAATTTCACTTGGTAGAGAACCTTCTACTTCATGAATATCATCAATTGCTTGCAACAAAAGTTGATGTTTTTTTGATTTTAAATGTTTTGCCAATTCACTCAATGTATCGGTATGTTGATTATTATCTGTAAATTTTTCCATTTTATTCACAAGATTTCTTATTGGTGAAGAAACTTCTTCTTGAGCGGCTTCTTTTACCATCTTTGAAAATTTACTTGTTACTCTGTTTTGCAGTTCTCTGCCTTCATTAACTAAATCTCTCACTATATTCTCCAAATTAATTACTGTGATGTTTACATATACAATAACTATATAAAATTATTTTATCTCACACGCACCACCTGCACACGCTAATTCACCAGACAAATCAGTATTGTCATCCATTTCTATAATTTTTGATAAATCAACATCGTGTAGTGTTTCTAGTAACTGATTATACTTTTCTTCTGAAATGTCTTCAAATGGTGCTTGAATATACGAGCCACCATCATAGTTAAGAACAGAAAGTCCGTTGAAATGTTCTTTGTTTTCCCACATCCAATTACCTACCGCATCCCATTCATGTTCACGAATAGAAACTGTTGCAGAAATATTATGAGTGTTCATACCAGTTCTATGTCCTGGTTTTATCCATTGTTGATTAAACAATTTTACTCTTTCTAATAATTGTAATGGTGATTCACTACGAAGAATCGATCCCTCTGGTGCTTTTTGTGGAACACCAATTACCGCAGTATCATGTGGTCTGAAGTATTCATCTTCAACCAGCTCTGGATGATTGATTGCAAGATAAGAATAAATTGCTTCATTCTTTCCAACACGAACTCTACGTAAATAAAATTCATTATGCCATGCATGAATACCAGATGAACACCCAAGAGTTAAAGATGATGTACCTGCTGGTTTAATTGTTGTTGTACGAGCAGATTTATTAATATCAAGTATGGAAGCAACTCTTTCATTTTCTTCTCTTGATACTTTAGCTGCTGCTTTTAAATCCAGTTTCGTTACTTTACCAGAACCAATACCTGTCATACCAACACCGAGTAGAGCATCTTTCTCAGTTGTTCTTTGCCAAATAGGGCGAAGATAATGGAAGTCTGTATAACCAGCTTGAAGTGTACCAATGAATGTAGCAGCACGTACTCTTGCTTCTAAATCTTCTTGGTCAGCAACATCTGATACATTTACTTCACAGAGGTTACAAAATTGGAAAGGACGAAGTGCAATTTCACAACATGGATTTGTTCCCCAATCTTTATCGTTAGAAAGATAAATACCAGGTTCACCTGCGTTAGATAATTCTATTTTCTTCCAAAGTGATTTGAAGAATTCTTCAGATACTTTACTACGAAGAAGAACGGCAGAATTATTTGCTCTACCACGTTGCGGATCTAATTCCCACCAGTTTCCAAACTTACATGAAATCATATCGTCATCATCTGCGGAGAAAAGAGAAATGAGAGCAGCACGACGAATACCACCTGCAAGAACTGCATCTGCAATATGGCAAACAATATCATGTACTTCAATCGGTGAAAGTTGTTCACCATCGCCTTTCAAATCAAGAATAGCACGAATTTTTTCAATACAAATTTTAAGTGGTTCAGGACCAGGTGCTTTACCACCACTTGTAATTAAACGAGCACCTTTCTGACGAATATCTGAATAATCAAATCGAATAGAAGAACCACCTGTGAAATAAGACTTTAGTAGTGCCTTAACCGCATCAGCCCAACCTTCAATTGAATCACCAATAAGATAACGACGTTCTTTAGATTTTGGTTTATGAATAGGAGGAAGTTGTTCTACATGGTGCTTTTGAACTGAATAACCTACACCTGTACCGCCAAGTAAAAGAAACATTACTTCAGCAAATGCGCGCCAATCATCAATTGGTAAATACGCACAGTTGTAAATTCTATTTGGTGAAATTTCAATTGGCTTACCACCAAATTGAAGTGAACGCATCGATGGAAGTACTTTTTTATCATAAACAAACTTATAGACATTTTCAATTTCATCTACTAGTTTAGGGTATTTACGTTGGTGCATTTCTTTGTTTCTTGTTACTAACTCCGTCCAAGTTTCTCTTCTATTTACTTCTGGTAAGTAACGAGCATATTTCATATATACTGTTATCTCAGAAAGAATTCTATTGCTAATATTCATTTATTTCTCCATCATTTTTTTTATTGAAAACGTCATTTTTATTATAAAAATCAAAACCACATACGAATAAGTATATGGTTTTGATTAAAAAAATTGGGTTTTAATAAAATTATTTCATAACCCATTTTTCACCGTCCCACCACTCAAAATTAGGTAATTCTGCTTTATAAGCAAACTCATCATACCACTCTGAAATATACACATACGGATAAGAGTGCTCTCTTAACTTATTTAAAAAGAAGTAGTGAACCATTGGTGTTATACCACTTTTATTCAATCTACCCCCAAATGAAGTAGATACATATGGTATATCATCAAACCATTGCAATATCGCAAAAACAGAATCGTCGAAGTAATAGATTTCATGTGGAAGTAAAACAGTATACGCTACCTCATCTAAGACTACGGCAGGATATAAATGCTTACAATTTTCCAATATCTGTTTGTAATCACCGTCAGTTGATACTTTTATTTTGTTCAACCTACGCCTTCTGTTACCAGAAATAGGAGCAATTTTTACTCTAGATGATCTTGACTGATACCATTTTCCATCACGGGTTGGCAACCAACCACTTTCAAACAATTCTTTATTAGATTCACCATCAGGAAAACAAAACAATTCACATAAAGTCGCGCCACTTTCTAAGTCATACTTACCGTTTACGTGACTTACCATTGTTTTCATTCTGTACTCTCGTTTGTGAATAATCATGTATTATTCGTAACAACGAAACATGATAAAACGATAGCATTGTATAAGTATTAGAATCCTTCTAATTCTTTGAATTTTTGTGAAAGTGCTTTCTTTACATTCTTTTCCCCTTTCATAGTAACCGTTACAGTTTTACCCATATCGGAGTTAGGTTCGTATATTTCTATATGGCCAGTCATTGTGTTTACCTTACTTGGAAATGTCATACCATCTGGACCAAACCTATTTTTAATAATATGCCATCTACCTGTACCACCAACTTTATCATCTAACTTTCTTGATAGTGACATTACAAAGTCAGCAATCATCATTTTATTATATGATTCTGAAACCTTACCACCTTCGATAACATCGTCTTCCAATGAAGAACGATTTGCTTGTGAAGCAGTCCAAATTGGAAGTTGATATAAACCTGCAATTCCTCTAAGGTCTTCGTAAATATCGTTTAACTCTAATCTCTTATCACCTGCTTTTGCGGGTTTAATCAAGTCTGCGTAATCAACAATAATCAAATCGGGTGGTTTGCCTTGACTAATACATTTCTCTATATGAGAAGTGAGTGTGTTAATCGATGGAGTTTTTGTTGGATAATATTTAACAATCAATTCACCTTTTAAGTTCTCCATTGCTGATTTAATTTTTTCTTGTGCGTGTTCTTCGGCTAAGTTTTGAAAAGCAATCTTTGTGAAGTAAGCATCGAATCTTCTTGCAACATAATGTTGATTCAATTCAAGTGTATAATAAATAACACGTTTACCTGCTTTAACTGCATTTGCAGCAACACTTACTAAGCCCCATGACTTACCACCACCTGCTGGTGCAACTAGTACACCAAGTTCTCCTTCTGCTAACCCACCTGACATAATGTCATTTATAATATTCCAACCAGTTGGAACACACACTCTCGCACCTTCTGCATAGCGAGATATTACATCAATTTTATATTCATGTCCAATATCTTTGTCCGCTCCTGCTTTAAGTGCATTATCAATTTTCTTTTTAATCAAATCATACTTACCACTTCTTAACAAATCAACTGATTCTAATATCGCTATTTTCATCTTTTGATTTTTACAAAATTCAAGTACAGTATTTTTAACATATTCATCATCTGAATTGTCTGTGTACTTTTTTACTTGTTTAAGTGCATCAACTACCGTTGTTTTCAATATTTTATCTTCTACCACTAGTAATTCAGATTTGAATACATCTGATGTTGGTGGGCTTTTATATTTCTCATAATAAGAAATAATCTTCTCAACTAACCAAGAGTTTGCCTGTGATTCAAAATAAGTTGGATCTATAAGGTCTGACACTTGTTGTAAGAATTCTCTATCTTTCAATAGTGAAATAATTACTTTTGTTTGAAACGTTTGACCGTATTGGGATAAATTATCCTGCATATATATTCCGAATCGTATTTAGATTTCCAAAATTTCTTTGTAACCAGTGTTCAAAATTAGGTATAGCAGTGTATAATTTATCTACTATAAATAATTTGTCCAATTCAATTTTATTTAGTTTTTGGATTTCACCATCGACCATGCCACGTATAGATGATTTAAAACTTTGTGAAATATCAACATCGTGTAATTGCATAATCTTATAGTTAGTTTCTAATACACTAATGTTATTTTTGAGTTCATTGACTGCTTTAGATTTATTATCATACAATTTACAAAATTCTACGAACATATCTAAATCAATTTTTCTTTTTTCTGAAAGTATTGGGAAGTGTTTCAATATTGTTTTTTCACCAAACCCACTAATACCTTTAATGTTATCACTCTTATCGCCTAATAATGCTTTGAATAAAATAAAATTCTCACACCATACTCCAGTTTCTTCTAATAGATTTTCTGGTGTATATAACTTTTTTTTCGTTGGTAAATACACAGAAACTTGTTCTGATACCAACTGTAAAAAATCTCTATCATTCGATAATATAACAGATTTTTCTTTCAAATAAAAAGAAAGGTAGGCAATAACATCATCGGCCTCAATATTATCCATCGATATAATGGTTAATGGCAAATTCTGTAAATAAGTAAACAGACGAAACAGTTGAAACCTCATAGACTTTTGTTCATCCTCAAGATTCTCAAAACCCGCAACCCTATTTAATTTAGATTTATTTGCTCTACCTTCCTTGTAGTTTGAATATATTTTTTTTCTTCTTAGTGAACCACCCTTCCCGTCAAAGACCACAACAACCCGCGTGGGATTAACCATACGGACTGTTGCAGCGAGTGATTGGAGAAAACCAGAAAGACCACCGATATGTTGCCCATCCTCGTTAAGAGTAGGAATAGCTGAAAATGTTCTTATAAATAAGTTCATTCCATCTACAATCAAAACCTTACTATCACGGTGTAAATTACCTTGTAGTTCTTTCTCAGTTTCTATTTCTTGAAGTAGTTTCTGATACTTGTTCATTATAATTCGTCATCAATTGACTGATTTGAAATAATTACTTCATCAATACGAGCAGAGTCAAGTTGTTGGTATTTCATAATTACCTTTTCTGCAATTTCATCATAAACCATTTCTTTTAATTTTGGATGATTCATAATTTTTTCAACAAAATCTTTCGATTGAAATTTAATAACTTCGCCCGTTTCTTTGTTTGTCCATGAATACCAAGCACCTGCTTGTGCAACAAGGTTATAATCTTTCATCGTGGTAAGCCAACTACTATAGTCATCTATGCCAGAATCAAAATAAATCTCGTATTCACATTCTCGTAGTGGTGGACCAACTCTGTTCTTTACTAATTTAGCCTTTACTCTTGAACCAACGATTTCATCATGTCCTTCAACCTTTACTTTAATTGAACCGATTGAAGAGAGACGAATACGAACGGAAGCATGAAACGGAAGTGCTTTACCACCGGGTGCTGTCCATTGATCTGAAAATGCAGGTGCATTTAGTTTTTGACGAAGTTGATTTGTGATAATAAGACAAATGCGTTCTCTACCGATTAAATTTGTTATTTTTCTCATTGCCTTTGAAATGATAAGTGCCTTTGCAGTAGCATAACCATCTTTATCAAAATCTGCAGCCATCTCTGTTTTAGTAGATGCACCGGCAATAGAATCAATAACTATTGTAACCAATTTATTTTTATCGGAAGAACGAACCTTCTCAATAATAACCTCAACCGCTTCAAACACATCTTCCATTGTATCCAATGGAATGTAGAGCATGTCTTTAAGGTTCAAACCAATTGCGGTTAGATATTCAGTAGAGATAGCATTTTCTGTGTCTATGTAAACTGCAAGTCCACCTTTTCTCTGAGTGTTTAGTAGAGCATGTGCTGCTAATAGAGATTTACCTGATTGTTCTAATCCTGTTATTTCACACACTCTACCTACTGGAAATCCACCATTCTTACGATTTGAAATTGCCAAATCAAGAATTGTTGAGCCAGTACCAACCCATTCTTTTACAATCGTGGGTGCATCACTATCACCCTCAAGAAAATAAGCGGTTTTAAAATGCTGTTCTTTGAACTTTTTATTTATTGTTTCTGCAATAACTCCACCGAGTTCATCGGATAAGTCACTCTTTGATTTTGCCATAACGTATATCCCTATTAAAATAAGTCATCGAAAGAAGAAGCAACTGTTGAAGAAGTTACCGCTTTTGTATGTTCTTCTGAATTACTGGTTTTACCCTGTGTGTTGTTTGTAGAACTTTTTACAACGTCTTCGTGTGTAGTTCCCATCCAAGTTTGTAATTGTGATTTTAATTCATCATAAGTTGGCTCTGGATAAAGTTCATTGATTTTTGGTTGCTGTTTAACTTTCTCAAGAACCGCAGGATTTTCTGTAAGTGGTGTTTGTTTTGGTTTAACACGAATAGATGTTTCTGCATACGACTTACCGATTTCTTCTGCTGACTTAACAGTAACTACAATATCACGCCCATTTTTAGGATCGGATAAATCACCGTAATCTTCATCAGCAAAAAATGTTAAAAGTTCTTCATAAATCATTTTACCAAATCCCCAAAACTTTACACCCTCGGATTCTTGCCCACGGATAATAACTGGTAAATATGTTCTCATTTTTGGTTCGAGCTTTCTTCCCATTAGCCAATCTTCTTTGTCACCTGTTTGTTTTAACTTCTCAGCAAACTCAAGAATAGGGTCAGGGCGACCATATGTTACAGGAGAAAGAATAGACCGCTTTCCTATGTTGTAATGAAAGTAAAGGTCAATGAATGGATTTTCTAAGTTGTGAACATAAGGAACAATTCTAATTTGATGTTCACCTGGTTCTGGTTTCCAAATGTTTGAAACACGATTGTTTGTGTTTTTTAATGAAGACAAACGATTTTTAATTGCATCAAGATTGATAGCCATGATGTAACTCCTTAATAAATAATAAATAATGTTGAACTCATATCGTTCAATATGTTAGTACAAATATAATGTTTTAATGTTTAATATTCAAATCTTATGTAAAATAAACATGGGGACAAAATGTCCCCAGTGATTTTATTTATTTCTGTTGTTATACCGTAATAGTTCTTTGAATCGATTAGTTAATTTAATAATGTTATGTAAAATAATATTTACTTGACTAATGATTTAAGATGAGCCTTTACTGCCTTTGCTGTATCTCCTCTCCATGCAGAAGCATTAGAAAGAAAATAAAGAACAATAGTTTTAGCATCATCTGCACCATATCTATCTGATATATTAGTAAGCTTACTCATTGCATCAAGATACGGTTTAGCACCGAAATAAACATTCTTCCAATCTTTCCTAATAAGGGCTGCAATGTCATGCAATGGAGTTTCTTTAGTTAATTTTGGGGTTAGCATCTGAGTTCTAATTATTTCTTTGATTTTCTTACGTAGTTTGTTCTTCAATCGCTCATTTACATTAGACTCTAGTATCTTTACTTGTAATATATCTTTTTTATCTATGGTATCTCCATTGAAAACAAAATTGCCATACATCTTGGCAACTGAACCGTTGATTCCTTTTTTGGTCTTGGTATCTATTGATAATTTTTTATTCATTCTATTAAAATAACTCAACATATCATAATCTAGATCCTTAGCACCTACTATTTCTCCTGGACCTGGAAAGTTTTCATTCGTAGGTTGAATTTTATTTTTCAATCGCTCATTTACTTTCCCTTCTACTTTTGGAGCTTCAATTGGTTTTACTGGTTCTTTCTTGGGTTCTTCCTTCGGTTCTGCTTTTGGTTTTTCTTCTTCTGGAGACTGAACCGATAATTTTAATTCAGAATCAATTTCCCCTGCAATGTTATTAGCAACATTATTAATTACATTTACAAATTTTTCAATTAATTCTGCATCGCCATCAGTAAGTCTTTTACGAATAAACAATCCAATTTTATCAATGATTTTCTGAATATCTTTTTCCCTTTGTTCTTTTTCTGCTTCGGGTAACGGTGTTGACTTTAATGCGTTCAATGATTTGTATAATACTTTTAATGCAACCATATCAGAAAAACGAGAACCGAGAGCCATCAACTTTTCTTTGGATTCACCGTACTTATCATTTAATGAAATTTTTGAAAACCATTTTTTAATAATAGCAGAGTTTGTTGATGGAAACATACTTTTTATTAAACCACGTTTATTCTCTAAAACATTTGAAGCATCAACTAATACTGAATATCCAAGTGGACTAATTGCTCCCGCTGATATTGCTTCTTTTAATTGCTTTTTATTGCTTCTGTGTTTTTTCATTAATATCTCACGGTAATAAGGTTATTTTATTTTGATTTTGAACTATATACAAACTTATACTTGTTTTCTTGTTAAAAAAGTGAAGTTTGTTACCTATTGGTTTTCTATATATATACCCCATTTCTTTTAGGGCATCAACTACCTCATGTTCTTTGTATCCATCAACACCTATAACATTATCAGGCAGTATAGTGATATTAGAGAGTTTATTTTTTAACTGTGTAAATATAGAATCAAACCCACTACTTTCTGTGAGTTGTGAAATTTCACGTAGTTTTTTAACTACTTCTTTTAATACAGTTTCTACTATGTCAGTGCTTTTATTTTTTTTCATGATTAATTTAATTTAGTATAATAATATATAAATATAGTATAAATTTAATTTATAATGTATAAACGTTAACTAATATTATTTTTACAACACGAAATCCATCACGGTTTTTTAACAAAGCGCAATTTCTGTATCTCTCCCATTCAATTGGATATTTTTTATCCAATACACCATTATTTAGATTCATAATAAGTTCGTTCAACGCGTTTATCGTGTAGATAGTGTTGGTTTCTTTTTTCTGATGAACCATAATAGAATTCGGTAAAAATTTCTTATATGTATCCATTACTATATTATATGATAATATAGAATCCTCTTTTGTGTCAAATGACTTAAATAAGAAGACTTTATTATTTAATATAGAAAAGTTTTCTTTTATACTTTGTAAAGTATCATTTATTTGATACTTTCTCGTGAAAGTGCATACCAGTTGTGTTTTCAATACCTCTCTCTAATGTACTAATAAAAATTATCGTCAGAACTTAAATCAACTCCCAATAATACTTTAATCATACCATCTATGAGCTCGTCATCATCTATATTTCTATGAAGTATTTCAGTAAGTACTAATCTCTGTTCTTCATTATTAACGTCAGGAATTTCAACCTTCGTAATATCACTCCACTCCTGCGCTATTTTTAAAAAATCAATTTCCATAAAACACTCCTATGATTCTGTTATCAACTAATATAAATATCAAATTAAATTCTTTTAATAGCACCAAAGTCATCACCAGCATAAACTTTTAATGTCATTCCATCAGTTTCAAAAATATTTTTTAATAAATTTATTAGGTTTTCTTCGTCTGGATGTATATCAAACACGAACGCATCGTACAAATACATAGAGAAAATGGACTTTTTATCGTTAATAACAGGTAAAACAGTTTTAATCTTTTTCACATTATATTCAGTTTCTAACGATTGAAGTATATAATTAAATACTTTATTCGGTGTTGGATCTTGAATACCCCTGAATAGTTTGCCATAGAAGTGAGAATCAACATAACCATCCTTTTCATACCCTTCCCACAACTGATCTATAACCACTTGTACACGTTGGAAGAATGGATGTTGAATAAAGTCTGATGTTATTCTACCATAGATGTTTTGAAACACTCTTGTTTTGAATGCGTCATACTCACCATTCATTCCTAATTCTACTTTTATTTGTTCATATGGGTGGTAGTCAAATTTATAATCTAAAATCCTTGCTAATAACTTAATATGGAAAGCGTCATAATCAAACTGAACTATTTTCCCACCTTCAAATCTTGAGTGAATTTTATTCCGTGTACCGTCTTTTTTATTCAATGCAGAAAAGTTAAAGTTATTCCAAGCATTGCTCGGTCTACTTGTTGCGGTATACCACATATAATTTTGCTTTTTACGTTCATCACCAACAAGAATTTCATTCTTTTCTATTTCATAAAACACATTTGTAAAGTCATTGCAATAATCAATACATTGTTCGGTTATTGTCATTTCACTTCTAAACTGTTCAAACCCCAAAACATATTCCCCAATCTTCTTTGCCCACTCCAATTGATTCGCCAACGGTATAACATGACCTAAATCTTCTATTCTAAAGAACTTAGTGGATAAAACTTCCATCCCCTTTGGATAAAATTCTCTTGGATTAATACTATCACCAGCGTAATAATGTAAATATGAATTCAAATCAATACCTTCATTGAACCCATGATAAAGCATCGCTTTCTTGTTAAACACAAGAGAAGTTGGCGATAACTTAATATGAGTTAATTGAATATCGGAATCGAGTTCATCTGGATGTGTAAAGTTAATATACCTATCTGTACCATCGGTTAATCGAAAGTACAGACCAATTACTGTGGTATCAGAAGAATGCTTGTTCCAATTTGAAAGTAATGGAACACAAACGCACGATTTATCTTGAAACATAAAGGTCAGTTAATATAAAACTAAAAAATTATACGTCATATATACTAAATTCTCTTGGATTATTTAGTAGTGTTGGTAATATACGAGATTTTATTGAATATCTCTCAACAATTCTTAAATTAGTATCAACCACACCTGGTTTTATCAATAAACCGTCTTTATTGAAAACATCATATTCTGGTCCTACTATTTTCCAGGGAACTTCTATCAACTCATACAAATATCTGTTTATGCCCATTTCGTCAGAACCATATCCAGCTGTTTGAGAGTAATCTATTTCAAAAAATACACGATTTGGCTCATTTCTTTTTGAAATAAAAAATCTTCTCATCTTTCCATCTTTTAATTCAGATTCATTTATAACTCTACGAACTGCTCTTGGTGCTTGATATTTATAGAGTTGATGACTACCACCTTGCATTATTTTTTTCTTCTGACCTTTTACAACAGTAAATTGTTTCAAATCTAAATATCTGAAATATGTTTCAGTTCTATCTTTATATCTAATTAACCGTTTTGAACGAATTGGATCCCAATCTGGCTCACTAAAAACTTCGCCAGTAGTGTATCTATGATAAAATCCAACATACTCTTCCCAATTCTCTAATGCCATAAATTCTTTTTCATTAGCAAACAAGTTTCTTTTTATTTGATTTTCAGAATAATATATCTTAGCTCTTAAAGCCATTCAAATACTCCTATTAATTTACTATTTTACTTTGGGAAAGCGCTCTTAAATCTAGCTGCTGTATTTAATGTTGTTTCCCAACCAGCAGCACTTACTTTATGTTGTATAGTTGTTATCGTGAAAAACATTATACCTGCATAATGGGACGGAATTAAATTTGTACTTACTGCGTCTCCGAATTTCCAACCAGAACAACCATCCATTGTTACAGAAAAATCTATTGGATACAGAGCACGCTCCAACCAAGCGCCATCACTTCTGTTTTTCTTTTTTTCTGCCAATGCAGCTTTATACGCGTCACCCCATTGATTATTAAAACCTGTGTCTATTAATTGAACCACTAAATCAGCAAGAGTTTTATCAGCTTCTGAATCTTTCCCTACTCCACCTTTAATAGAAACATCACCATCGCCAGTACCACCACCTCTTGTTGTAAATGCTGCTGTAGCAAATTCAGCCGGTGCTTTACAAGATATTGAAACCGATTTAATCATCGGTTTTGCCATACTTGCAATAATTGAAGTAACACCAATATTCGGAGTAAAATATGTATCTTCGACTGATAATGATGATCGTTTTACTCCTACACCACCACATGTACTAACTTCATCTACAAGCGTTACTGATAAAGCATAGTGTCCTCCTGCTGCATCATTTACTATTTTTACTAATCCATTCAAGAATCCAGTTAAATTTTTCTCATTAATATCAGTTGCACTATCGAGAAAGTGCTGTTTATACATTTCTTTAACATGATCACATGATATTAAAATGTCACCTATATTTGTTACTCCAGTTGTTGTAGCTGTCCTAAATGTGCCAATTCCTGGATTTTGAAAAGTAGTTGCACCATATACTGCTCCAGCGCTATTAAACCACATACATTTCATGGGATAAGCAGATACTATTTCATACCCACTTGTCCAATTTTGATCTATATCAACTTGAGTGATCTTCCCTAAATGAGTCGCTTGCACGGCCTTATCAATAAATTCGCCAATATCTCCAAGTTTTACATACCAAAATTTCTTAACTGGTGGTATAGCGGTAACAGGTGGTGTACCAGGTGGTGTACCAGGTGGTGGAGGTGGTGGTGGAGGTGGAGGTGGTGTACCGGGTGGTGGTGGAACCGCATCAATTGGTGGCACAACCTCTTCGGTTGTTGGTGGATCTGGTTGCCACGGCACACCCAACCAATAATATGTAGGTATCCATTTCGATGTACTAGGACCAGTACCAGACTGACCTGCCGTAACAGGAGTTGCAGTTGGTGGTGTACCAGGTGCACCGGCTGGTACTGGTGGAGGTGGTGGTGGTGTTCCAGGTGCACCTGGTAATGCGGTTGGAACAATAGGATTTAAGGTTGCCATATCTTCATCGATAACCGAAGGTAAGTTTCTACCGTTTATCGATAATTGTTTTGGGTCTAATGGTCCAGAAGCAGGCGGCGTACCAGGTGGTGTACCAGGTGGTGTTCCAGGTGGTGTTCCAGGTGGTGTTCCAGGCGCACCTGCTCCTGCTGCTCCTGTTGCTCCTGTTGGAGGACCACCTGCTTTACCAACTGTACTCGTATCACCTGATTTTCCCAATGCAACGGCAGAAGCGGATACTACTGATGTTGTTGCACTAACAGACATATCAGTATTCACATTCCAATTAAAATTTGTTGTTATTCCTGTAAAGCCGAATCTCGATGCACAAGCAACTGCTGCAAATGTTGACCAACCAAACGCTATCCCAATTGGTCTTCCTGGACTAAAGTAGTTTTTCTCAATACCGCCTAAATTCATACCACCCATAGTCACCAATGGATAAACAGTAAAAGAAAAAGAACCTTTTATCATTGAACCCATGGGTCCTTCGTTTGTAACATCTATACTAGTTAGTAACGGAAATTTCGGTAAGTTACGAGTTTCAGAATACATAGTCAACTTACCTGATGAATCTGACATCAACGGTGAATGTGCAAACCCCAAACCAGTAGGACCTCCTCCAATTTTACCCCAACTTTTTTTACCGTATGCCCAATATAAACCACTTCCAACTCCATCACCTGGTGCTCTAACTTTAGCACCCAATATAGCACCACGTGCGTTTGCTTCTGCAGCACCTGCACCTGCTACCTTTATAAAAACATTATCGTTATTTTTAAAAGCCATAACTACCTCTCATCATTAAAAACATTCAGAATTGCTGCTAAGCCAGTATACTCATCATAAAACGGTATTCTCAAAATAATACCAGATGGAACATTTAACGTGCCTTTTCCCAAGTTATTAACACGTGCAATAATAAACCAAAGACTTTCATCACCATAATATTCTTTTGCAAGAATATCAAGTCTATCACCTTGCTGTGATAATATCTGAACATCTTTGTTATTTCTATAATCTGGATATAATAAAGAAGATAATCTTCTAACCCGTACAACATTACCATCTGATTCTGTTTTTTTTGAGTTGGGTATTATAGCAGATGAGTGGTATCTATTTGGCATAATCTACTTTTAAATTAATTGTACATTTTATAGATATAAATATCATTTTTTTCTATAATTTGTTGAACTTCTTGTACAATAAAGCCAATTTGTATATCACCTATTTGGCCATGGGATAATTATAAACTATTTTAATGTCTATGTTAGTTTTCAGACTAAAAATAGAAAGAATTCAACCCATGACAATTCGTCACGGGGGAACGGTTGGGGGCGGACCAGATGATGGATCTATAATGGGAATTTCATTTACAGGTTTACCAAACTCTGCATCGAGTACAGGATTAGCAGCACCACCACTTGGCGGCAATGTTGGTGCAGCCTGTGTTAGTGCTTTAGTTGGGTCAACGTCCGCTAACACCGCGTCACTTAATTCAGCAACATTTGCTGCATCTAATGGACCAACATCATCGTATGTTCTAAAGTAACTAACTTTGTCACCAGATTTTGGAAGTAAACCATTGTTAGCAGAAGAATCATCATATAATGAGTAGAACGTACCACCTTTTTCTGGTCTATATACACCAACTGGAGTAAATCCAACGGAAACTTGTATAATTTTTGGTAATTGTAATGCACCAGGTGCTGATATGTCAGCTCCCTGTGCTAGTTTATCTTCAGGCAATTGAGCGGTTTCCCAATATCCATTAACATTATCAAATGAATAACTCAGAGAACTAATAAATCCTGGCATTTTTTTGAACAAATTACCAATATTCAATCTACATAATGGAGCTTTCATAAAACCAGATGCATATTCTGGTGCAGTATATCCAGCTAAGAAGTTTAATTTACGCCAAGTTGCTTTCATCTCATCACGAGAACCTATATGTATTGTAAATCCAAAACTAACATCTCTTTCATATCCATCATACATATAAATTGGGTCTCCACGTCCCATGTACTTGATCGGACTCCATGATGGCTTATGATTATCAGTTATAGTATCAAACGACGCTCTAAACACAATTATTTCTGCTGGTTTGTTAGCTGTACCAACTATGTTCAAACTTGAAAAATAGAATTCTATTAAATCATGAGCACCTGGTATATTTGGATTATTGTATGCTCCAGTTTCATATACAACGTCAGAATTTATAAAACCAGAAGTATGTCTCTTAAAATCAATTATATTAATTCTGTCACCTCTAAACTTAGCACTACCGCCACCAACTGTTTTTAATACAGGTACAGACCTACCACCAGAATTCTTATAAGAAACATTGGAAAGAAACGGAAGATTTTTTTGATTTTCTTGTTGTCCATGTTTCCCAAATCCATGCTTATCTTCTATATTGTTAGTATGATAGCGAGCAACTTTTGGATCTGTTGAAAAATATGCAGCCTTTTTTGTGTCTACCAAATCATGTCTAAAGTCATTAAAATCTCTTGACCTACCATTCTCACCACGTTTTACTTTTTGTAATTTACTATAGTTCAATGTCATGTATTGTTTTATTTTTTCTGCATTCTCATCATAGTTACCGTCTGATAAAAGTTTACCATTTCTATCTGCCATATCTTTAGTTCTTGCCTTAACCCTATCTGCAATACTATCGTATCTTGGTTCAAATACTTTTGCTTTTTTTAAAAATTCTAATCTATCTGCTTGAACATAACCATCGGCACCAGCGCTAGATGCAGTATCATTTTCGTACTTAGCACCGTTCAATATGTATACCAAAGAATTCAAAATACCAAAATACTTACCGTCAGACGCCGCTTGTTTTGAAAGTACATCATGGTATTTTTTGTCAGTTAATGCACCATAAAATATGTTTACCTTCATCGTGCTTGGAGTAAGATCACCATCTTTTAAAAATATAGGAGACGTTGTATAAACACCAAGATATGGGTGTGTTGCTCTATTAATAATCGTCGCACCATCACCAAGAGCAGAACCCGGACCACCGTTTTCACTTGAAATTCTAAGAATACTTACATTTCTATTATCGGAAGAGTCCTTTGTTAAAGTATTAAATGCGTTCGGTAATAATTCTTTCATCAATCCAACTAGTCTGTTATAATTTGTTTTATCGGAAGATGTTGGAGTTGCAAGCCCTGTATACACTGATATATCTGTTTTTTCTCTACTTAATGTACTAATCTCATACTTGTTCAATGAATTTTCAGTATCTTCTGTATGAGCAGAACCATGTCTTGATATTCTTTTTAAAGCACTTAATGCACTTGTATTTTGTATCGTCTGTGTCAATGACAATTTATTATAGAACTGATTTATAGGTTTGCCACTCACCGAAGTACTACCTTGATTTGGATCAAAATCAACTATTGGATTCATTGCGTATAGTTTACTTTGACGGTCTTCCCATGCCTTTCCTTTGATAGTAGTTAGCCATTTCGATACGCGTTCAAAATCCCTATTACCTCTATCTTCAACAACTCCAGTACTTGCTCTAAGAAAACCAAATAAAGTATCTGCACCGCTTCCCCATCGCTGTGGGGTTTTTCTTCCTTTTGTTTGAATACCACGAGTAACAAACGGTTCACGTTTATCACCTGCTTCCAAATTCCAAGCAGCATCTACTAAATAAAATTTATCATATTGCTCATCTAATTTACCATTATTTACTGCCCATTTTCTTAAATGTCCAAAAACTTCACCTTGAGTATTAGTTGATTGTTTCAAATTAGTTTCATACGTTTCAGAATAAGAACCTGGCCTTGCTCCAGTTTTTATATTTGGAATCTGATTTTCTAATGTTGATGCAAGCGTACCATCTGCCCACGGTCTTTTACCGAGTGATAATGGTGCAAAGTTCTCGCCATCTCTTGTAGTAGTACCAGAACTTCTTGATAATTGAATACCAAGCCTTTCTTGCGCTGTATTCGTATATTTTAAAACAGGTGATACTATTGGATATAAAGTTCCATCTGATACACTCATGTTTGTTAAGAAACCTCTACGTTCACTTGGTATAAAACCAAAGAAATTAGTAGTAGGTATATCAATAACAGCCGACTTCGGAGATCCAGTTTCAGTAGAGTACGAAGAGTACCTAGAGTTAAGTTTAGTTTGTCCTTTATCTATAAAAAATTTAGTAAAGCCCAACGCATTTGAAAGTATAGATTGACCAATCGCTGTAAAATATTTTGTAGTTGGTGCTTTTACTCTACTTCCATTCCAATCAAATCGTGAGGAGTCTTTTAAATATCGTGATAAATCAGAATTTACTGTTAATTCCGATTGATCTGCTAAAGAGTGGAAACCTTTTTTAGTAAATTTATTTTCTTTATCAAAGAAATTAACCTCTGGTGAATCTATCCGCTTACCATCCCAATCAAACCTTGATGATTCAGGTATATATTTAGTTGGTTCTTGTTGTTGTGCTAAAGCGTGGAAACCTTGTTTGGTGAATTGTTTTGTTATATCAAAGAAATTAACCTCTGGAGCAGTTTGACGAGTACCTGTCCAGTCAAATGTTGATGACTCTGGTACATACTTACTTTCTTCGCTTGTTTCTGCTAATCGGTGAAACCCCGATGTGGTAAATCTATTAGTTATATCAAAGAAATTAACCTCTGGTGAATCTATCCGCTTACCATCCCAATCAAACCTTGATGATTCAGGTATATATTTAGTTGGTTCTTGTTGGATTGCTAATCTGTGAAATCCACTAGTTGTATATTGACCACTTATATCAAAGAAGTTTATAGTGGGTGCAGAATTTCTTTTACCATTCCAATCAAACTCTGACGATTCTGGTACATACTTACTTTCTTCTTTAGTTTTAGCCAATCTGTGAAATCCACTCGTTGTAAACTTACCAGTTATATCGAAGAAATTAACCTCTGGTGCTGAATTACCCTTCCCATCCCAATCAAACTCTGAAGATTCGGGTACATACTTACTTTCTTCTTTAGTTTGAGCTAATCTATGAAACCCACTCGTTGTAAACTTACCAGTTATATCAAAGAAATTAACCTCTGGTGCTGAGCTACCTACACCATCCCAATCAAATTCTGATGATTCTGGTACATATTTACTTTCTTCTTTAGTTTTAGCCAATCTGTGAAAACCCTGTGCAGTAAATTGACCACCTAGATCAAAGAAATTCACTTCGGGTGATGAGCCACGTCCTCCATCCCAATCGAACCTTGAAGATTCCGATATATATTTAGTTGGTTCTTGTTGGATTGCTAATCTGTGAAAACCACTCGTTGTAAATTTACCAGATAAATCAAAGAAATTAACTTCGGGCGCTTTTGGACGAGTTCCATCCCAATCAAACCTTGAAGATTCAGGTACATACTTTGTTAGCTCTTGTTGTAATGCTTTTCTATGGAAACCTTTTTTAGTGAATTTACCAGTTATATCAAAGAAATTTACTTCGGGTGAATTATCAGTTGTACCGTCCCAATCAAATTCAGAGGATTCTTTTATGTATTTAGATTCGTATTTTTTAGCAAAGTTATGAAATCCATCTTCTGTGAATTTATTTGTCAAATCAAAATAATTAACAGCAGGTGCTTCTTTTGTTACACCATCCCAATCAAATATCGATGAGTTTGGTTTATATTTAGTTGGTTCTTGTTGAATTGCCAATCTATGAAAACCGTCAGTTGTATATTGTTTATTCAAATCAAAATAATTTACAGTTGGTACACCACTTGGTTGCCCATCCCAATCAAACCTTGAAGCACCATCTATATATTTAGTATCTAAATTTTGATGAAATGTACTAAATCCGGCTGTTGTAAATCTGTTACTCGAATCAAAGAAATTTACTCTAGGTGCATCTGTTTTGTTACCATCCCAATCAAACGTGGAAGCGTCTTCAACATACATCGTTTCTAACCGTCTACTAAAAGAGTTAAATCCGTTTGTTGTATGAGTGTTCTCCAAATCGAAATAATTTACAGTTGAGGCATTTCTACGTGTGCCATCCCAATCAAACCTTGAAGCATCTTTTTTATATTTTGAGTCAAATAGTTCGTGAAATGTACTAAATCCTTTTTTTGTAAAATCTTTAATTGTATCAAAGAAATTAACAGCAGGTGAATTTGCATAACCACCTTTCCATGTATAATCGGAAGATTCTGGTATGTATTTACTATCCAATCTGATTGGTAACTTACCGAACCCTTCTGTTGTATTAGCACGAGTCCAATCTAAAAAGTCAACAGTTGGTGCTTGTTCCCTATTACCAATCCAACCATACGTAGAAGAATCTAAAACAAAAGCACTTGAAAGTCTTTCAGTAAATATTTGAAATCCAGTATTTGTATACTGATTTGCTATATCAAAAAAATTAACGGGAGTTAGTTTCTTAAAAGTTAATTGTGAAGAATCCGTATTAAATTTAGTATCACCAATCTTTGCAAATTTTAAGAATCCCTCCGCATTAAAATCACTCATAAAGTTAACAGATGGTGAAGACTTTATTCCACCAGTCCAACCATATAATGATTTTCTTTTACCAGGTGTATCGTAATTTGTAACCATCAATTGTGCATTAGAAATAAATCCATCAACGTGTATGTCAGAAAACATATTAACACTTTGAACACCGTTGGTTGAAAACAAAGACTTACTTGCAATATCGTTTCTACCTGATAAGCGTTGTGGAGCTAATCGCATAAGACTTAATTGACTTTCTTCTTGATCATACTTTGTACTTGTATTATAATTTCTTTTACCGGCAAGTATGGTAGATTTAGGTACAGTTACTCTCGAACTTGCAACAAATTTTATTGGCTTTCCATCTAAATTCAATTCACTAATATCTTTTAATTTGTCTGTATTACTTTCTAACCTCAACACTTTAGTATTTGGATTTACAACAAGTCCTTCTTTAATAGTATCAGTTATTATGTTTGGTGTACTTGCTGCTCTTTCAAATGTAAGTTCTTTTTTTTGAAGTGCAATTTCTGGATCAATTATATTATTAATGGGAGAAAATAACTCTTTATTTATTATTATAAAGTTTGAATTCTTTTCAAACGATAACGGTACTGAATTGATTTTTATATTTGGATTTGTTATATTATCGGTAGAGGAAACAGTATCAGTATTTATTTCTGGTGATTCTATATTTCTATCATAAGTTAAATTTGTTTTATTTATTTTCGTTTCTGGATTAACAACATTGTTTGATGTATTACCAGAATTTGGAGATTTATTTGGTGTTTTATACTCTTCCAATGATGAAACCAATAATTGATTTGGTATTATATTGGATTTATTATTATTTTCACCTATAACTGTTTTTACTATTTCAATATTAGAGTTATTCAATTTACTAACAAATTTTTCAATTTGTATATTTGAAAACTTAGATGCTATTTGTTCAAGCGGAACATTATTTAGTCCAGTTCTTAATATTTCTGTATTTTGTGGTGAATATATTGAAACCGAATTAATAAGTAAATCTAAACTCTCTGGATTTCGTTTATCATCAACCTCAGTTGAAATCTGTCTTTCTTCTAATGGTAATTTATTTTTTGTAGGTGGTTTTGATTCTACTTTAGAAGAATTATATCTTTCCTCTAAACTCATAGATTTTGATTTTACTATATCATCCAAATTAGTAGAATCCAATCTATCTTCTAACTTTATATCATTTTTTATTTTTTTTATTTCATCTAATTTAGTTAAACCAAGTTTGTTGGCTAAACTTGGTTGCATATTTGATTTTTTTATATCATCTAATTTAGTTTTACTTAAACTATCAACTAATTGTTTAGGTGCAGGTTTTTTAATATCTGGAATTTTATTAATCAAAGAATCAGTTATTGGTTGAGCTGTTGCAAAGTTTTTATTGCCAGTTGCACTCGATGCTTCTGGAGTATTTTTCTCTTCATTAGAAACTTGCGCTCTATATTTAGAAAGGTCGGATTTTAAATCTACTAAAGACATTTGCTCATTCTTCCATTAGTTTCATATAAATATAAACATAAAAATATTATGTTAAATTCTACGACCATACGAATTATCAGCATTCGATGTATACGATTTTTTCAAGTTTAATTCTGTACTAATCGTATCAATTATTTTATCACCAAACTTAATAATTGTTGGTTGAGAAACCGCGGCTGTAAGTACTGATATTAACTGATCTAGTTTTTTCTCAACACCAGACATATTAGCACCACTTGTTGCAGCAGCTACTCCTCCACCTACACCGGTTGTTGGGGCAGGATTAGCGGTGGTTGTAGTTTGTTGTACCGTAGAAACAGCACCCGCTAAAACAGGTGTACCCGCATTAGATGTTGGTTTTATGGTTGACGTTCTTTTTTCTGCTCCCTTTTCCCCTTCTTTTGTATCTGCTTCCCCACCCCCAAACATTGAGCCAATACCACCCACAATCGAATCCATTACTTTTGACGCTTTAGAAGCAAGTGAACCCTGATTCATTTTTTCAAATACTTGACCAAGTTTTTCAATATCCAAGCCTGCAATAGTATCGGCAAGAGTTTTTAATGAAGTGGAGACTTCAATTAAACTCTTTGCAGAAGCAGATAATTTTTCTGGACTCAATTTATCCAATAAATTATTTATCTGAGATAATGGACTATCACCGCCTAATAACTTACCAACCCCTTCCATTAAAGCACTACTCCCCATACTTTCAAGTAAAGACACAAGTGCATCTTTGAATTCATCAAGTTTTCCTGTATCAATACCACCAAGATTCTCTGCCATCATTTTCATAGCAGAAGACATAGCAACTATTGCCGTCGCTGCAGTTGTTAATTTTTCAGGTTCTAATTCTTTTGTTATTTTAACAATTTGTTCTATTGGACTCTCCCCTCCTAATAATGAACCAAGTCCAGCTAATCCGGCACCGATGCCTCCACCTGCACCAAACGCTGCAATAGCAACACCTAACGCAGTTACGCCAAGTGCAACTTTTCCTAAGTTTTCTCCATCAAGATTAGCCAGTCCCATTAACTTGTCAATTATTCCTATTATACCACCTGCAACTGCATTAATTATTTTAACAATAGCTTCACCAACTACTGTTATTATACCACTTATTCCGTTAAATGCAGTTTCCATGAGTGGCACAACACCTTCCATTGCTTTACCGAGAATCCACATTGCACCTGCAAATACTATAAGAGCAACTCCTAATACAGCAAGAACACCTGCTCCCACGAGAAATAGTGGGGCAAATGTGCCTAACAACGCTGCAATACCAACCAATCCAAGAAGAGCAATCCCTGCTTTTGCTAAATCTTCCCATGCAATTGACGCGAATAATTGTAGTGCAAGACCAACAACACCTAAAGCAACCCCAAGTATTAACATTGCGGCTGCACCTTTTATCATTTCTGTACTTGCCTTACTCATCAAATATGCTATTGCAGCCAAACCGAGAAGAGCAACACCTGCTTTTGCCATTGCATCCCAATCTGTTTTCATAAATTCTTGAACAGCTTTTGCAGTAATAAACAATGCAACAGAAAGAATAACCAATGCAGCGGCACCTTGAATCATTTTTTTTGCATCTATTTTATTAAATGCTTCTACCAAAGAATCCATGAAACCACCACCCTTTGCACCTTTTGCATCTGGCATTTTTGGTATTTTAGCCCCTCCACCCTTTCCTAACGCTTTACCTGCAACCTTTCCAAATTTACCACCCACTTTACTAAGTGAACCACCAATATTTTTTAATACTGATTTACCAACATCTGCTGCTTTGTCCTTCAACATATCCATACCTTTACCAAGTAATGCCTTACCAGCAAAAGCAGCTCCAATCGCAGTTACAACACCAAGGATTCCACCAAAACTGGATTTAACTGTTTCAACCTGATCAGTCAAGTTACCTGCTGCATCTTTTACATGAACAGTAGATGCACCAATATTTGAGATAAATCCAAGTATAGACATAAGTGGTGTAACTATGGCAGAGATAAATCCAAATACAGATTTAATTATAGGAACAATCGCTTTAACAGAACTCCCTACCATATCCATAGTATCACCTAATGAATCACCTGCCATTAAACTATCAAGCAAAACAGTTGCGATTTCTAATAACGGTGCAATAATTTTCATTGCCTGTTCTTTCAACTTAGTCATTGCATTAGTCATTTTCTCTTGTAATGTTGCAGATTCTTTGTCTGCTGCCAATTTTTCTATATATGCTTTTTTAGCAGCATCAGTAGTTGTAGATGCTTCTTTTCTTAAATCTGCTGCATTCTTCAACTGTAATTCTTCTAATTTAGTTGAGTCTAAATGAGCGTCTTTCAATTGCTGTGCCTTCGTCAACATTTCTGTCATCTCTTCAACTTCCATTCCCATTGCTTTTGCCATTGACTTCTGTTGTAGACGATTCATAGACTGAAAGTCCGCTAAAGAACCTGCTTGATGTAATAACTCGTCTTGTAATCCGGCAATATCACCCTGTAATGCAAATTGACGTGCAGCATCAAGATTCAAATTTTTACCAGTTATAACCCTAGCTTCCATTTCCGCTGCAAGTGATGATTCAATATCCAACATACCATCACCAATACTTTGAACTTTTTTCAAATCCATACCCAACATTTTAGCTTTTTGTGCTGCAGCGACTAAAGCCACACTTCCACCTTTAAATGCAACTGCAACTTCCTTTGGTACGGAAGCAAGAGTTTTCATTGCTGCTTTATCAGTCATTAAGCCCTTTGCCATACCTTGACTTTTATTAACAAGTGAACCCATTGATTCACCTGTAAGTGTAGCAAGTGATTTTATGTTTCCAATTTCTTCTGTACTCAATCCAAATTTTTCACTAAGAACGGTAGCATCTTTTGTAAATTGCTCTAACGCTGTATTTCCACTTTTTATCTGAGCAGCTACATCAAGACCACCGTATAACTCACTAACAGTACCCATTCCTTTAACAACTTGCATAGTATTAACACCAACAAGTCCCATATCGGAAGCCAATTTTTGTGCAGCACCTTGAGTTGCAAAAGCCTGTTCTTTTGTTCCACCCATTTCTTTTTGTATGTCTGATACTTGTTGGTCTGCTTCACCAAACAAATCAACTAACATACTAAGACCTTGTGTTAATAAACCAATTCCAAGTGCAGCAGAAAATTTACCAGCAAGACCTATCATAGATTTCAACCCACCACCTGCTGCAGCAAATGCTTTACCAAAGTCTTTTTCATTGAAAGCAGCATTTGCTGCTTCTTTGAATTTTGTCTTCATATTTTTGGCAGTTTTATCTATACCCATTAATTTACCAACTTTATCAAAGGATGGCAATCCAGTAAAAATGTTTGATACTGCGTCCGTAACTCCTGCAAAAGCATCTTTAACAACACCCATTTTTGCAGCCTGTTGTTCTAACGCTTTATTTTCGATTTCTATATCGGTAATTCTACCCTTCATCAGATTTAAAGTTTCTTGTGCTGCCTTATATTGTTCAGCAGTCATTTTATCTTTTTCTTGAATTAACTTTTGTTCATTTACTCTTAAATCTAATTCCAATTGAGTTAAATCTATACTCTCATATATACCGTTCGTTGCATTTGCTTTTGCTTTGATCAAACGGTCTTCATAGTTAATCATATCAGCTGCCAAATCACCAGAACGAATCTGTGTACCAAGGAAGGTTTCTTGCTGTTTTGCTGAACCAATCTGTAATCTTTCGGTAATTTGCATTGAATTTGTGATTGCAGTATATGCTAGGTTTTGGTCATTGGTGTATTGCGCTACTTTTTCTGAATCTTTACCTATTGCTTTCATTAAAGCAGATGAGGATGATTGATCCTCGATAACAGATTTTTGTGAATTTTGTAGTTGTACTGTTAGTGATGATAATCTCGATGTTAAATCAAACAGTTCATTTGTATTATCATTAATTGTTTCCGTGGTGTCTATTGTTTTCTTACTTCTTTTTTCCGAATCGGTTTCTATCTTTTCAATTTTTTTACGAACTTCCTCTTCTTTACCCACATTATTTAATCTGAGTGCATCTAATTTTATCAACTCTTTAATAGTTGAAACAGAGGTTTTTTCCTGACCAACAATACTTTCTTTTAATTTCAGTATTTCTTTTTCAAGACCAATCCGCTCTTGAGTAAGTTTTTTTATTTCTTGCTCTAATTTTTTTTCGTTTTCGGATGCCATAATTTCTTCGGTGGTTCTAAAAAAAATAGTTCGTATAAATAAATATACGAACTATGATTATTTTCTTCTAAATGAAGGTACTGGTGGTGAAGCAAGACTCTGTTGCTTTTTATATTGCTCACTATTTTTATTTTCATCATCTATTGCTTTATTTATACTTCGTATATAAAAACGTCTAAGATGAATTGGCATATTATAGACTTCGTTCCAAGTAAAACCACCTTTTCCATAATAACATAAAGAAAATACTTCTTCGTGAAGTCCTAGCTTATAATCAATTGCCAGGCCAAAAAAACGATACCCCCATGGGTATCTCCATCTCCTTTACCTCACCTGTAACATCTGAGATAAACGTAAACGTTAAATCTAAGTCAGGTGAAATCGCTTTAACATATTGTCTTAAAGCACGAGAATCTGCTGCAAATAATTCATTATCAACGAAATTATTAACAGCTGCTCTACCATGCTCACCATCTACTGCAATAATAAAATGTTTGAGTCTTGTTGTAAGCTCCCTATCAATACCAGATCTTACAATTGTTTTGTTCATAGTCTTTAATTCGGATTGAACTTCTTTCTCGATACCATGTGTCATTAGGCGGAACGTTACTACTCGTTTAGAAATTGGTAATTCATAATCAAACTCATTAACATGGTTCTCAAATAAGCTGTAATCGACCTCCTTGTGCTCGATTTGAGTTAAATCTACTGTTAATGATTGTTTTGTTCCTGATGAAAAGGGGTCTTCCACTTCTACTTGATAATCTTTACCATAGCCCAACACCCTGGCTGCAATCATGATTGCGTTCTTATCACCAACATATAAGTCATTGTAATTGACTGGAGTTACAATCAATGACTCAAACAACTTGTCTAACACAACTCCTTGTTTAATAAGGTTTTGTGAAGTTAAAATATCTTCGTCTTTTGCAGTCATGTATTTCATTTCAATAACACCACTTGCTAATGGATGATTTTCTGGATAAATTAAACCCCTGGATGGAAGTGGTATCATTTCTGTAGGAAAATTTGTTCTTTTTACTTCTGCGTGTTTATGACCAGACAACAGTCTTTCTTTAATTTCCGAATCTGTCATTTCTCCATCAACTTTTGGCATTTCATAGCCCGTTGGTACTTTTGACATAACTAATTCCTATAACAATTTATAATATAACATCTTTGTAACAAATATAAATATAGGTACATTAAAAATAATGTACCTATATATTTCTTTTTATATCTAAAATATAACTTACCATTACTATCAAATACATATTAGTATTGAAGAATAGCGTAATCGTATGCTAATGTGAGAGAAATCTCAACAAACGCATCATTCGCCCAATCCATATCCCCAAATGTTGTTGCTGTAATGAAAGCACCTTTCAATGTCCATTCTTCAATTTTATCACCAACTGGTCCAAGTGTGTGTAAGGTAATATCTTTCTTATAGAAGTCAGAGTAACCATCACGACCCGTTACAGATTCATGTGATAAACGAACCCATTCCATTACCGCTTGTGCACCAGATGGTACAATTGGATCATACAATTTAATAGTAATATCTTGCCATTCACCCTTACCTTTAACTTTTCTCTTAATATTGATATGATCAAGTGTGATAGGGTTAAAGCTAATGTTAGGTCTACCAGCGCCCTTTACTAAATAAGAAGGTACACCTTCGATGTACATAACAAATCTATTTTGTAGTTTAGGCTCAAACGGAGTAAAAAAGATCTCCGTGGAATTGAGTAGTTCAGCCATTTATATCTCCAAATTTAAAATATTCTTTTACATAAATATATTGTTTATAAAAAATGTGGGGAGAATATTTAACTCCCCACCGTTAATTTAATTTTATGCACCAGGGAAAGCAGCACCTGTTGATTGAATATTAAAGTCAAGAATAATAAATTCTGCTGTTTTAGCCGGCTGTAAGAACAACTGACCGTAAAGAATGTTACGATCTATAATATCAGGGGTATTATTACTTTCATCCATGATAACACGGAATGCGTATATACCTTGACGTTGTTGAATTGACTCAAGATACGGTGTCACTATATTCAAGAAACGAGTTCTTGTTTGTGAAGTGTTTTGTTCAAACACTAAGTATCTTGTAGAAGAAGCGATAAACTTCTTAGCTGCAATCAACAATCTACGAACATTGATGCGGTCAAGAGCAGATGGACGACCTTGAAGTGTTTTTTGACCCCATACACATACGCCAGTTGATGGAAATACTGCGATAGGATTAATACGTGCTTCATATAGTGTATCACGCTCTGATTGTGTTAATCTGGATCTTACTTCAACTACCTCTGTTAAACCGCCACGATTCAAACCTGCGGGCGCAAACCATTCAGCAGACACACGGTCATTGAATGCTATTACACCAGGAAGAACTACTGATGGTGGAACCCAGATTGGTTTATTTCTATCAGAATCAAGAATTTTAACCCAAGGATAATATGTTGCTGCGTAATTAGAATCAAATCCTTCTGTTGCAGAAGTTGCAGTTGAAATATTATCTTCTAATCCGTTTGCATCCATTACATAGAAAGCATCACCACGATTTTCACACATATCTTTTGCGTATGTTGTTACTGCAGAGTGAAGTGTATGTAATAAACCAGGTGCTACAACCATGTTAATATCAAATTCATCTGCATTTGATATTGCATCAATTGCTTTCTTATATGATGTATAACCGCTTGCAGAAGTATTTGAAACATCAAATCCTTGTGTATTACCGGCTAAAATATGATAACCAACTTTCTTTTGAAGATTTGGCTTATGACCGTCGAATCCACCTTGGAACGGTACAATGAACTTACGAGAATCTAACGCTGTATTTGTTGTTAAGTCTATAGATGAACTATACGCAGTTGCAGATGATGGGAAACTTGCACCAGGATTTTGTTGAAAATTACCAAGATAAAAATCTACATTCGAACCAGTTGATTGATTTGCTACAATTGGTAATGAACGTAAATAGTTAAAATTATCTGTGTTTGCAAAATCAAAATTAAAGCCCCAATATACACGTCTGTTATATGCACTACCAGCAGTTTGATCTGTTACATAAGTAGTTGCAGCAGGTTGTGTGAACGCACTTGGTATTGGTGATTTTAAAGCACGGAATCCAAAAGGAACTAAGTTCTCAGAAACACCACCATTCTTAACACCTTCAGTAACTTCAACACGAATATATTTTGATTTATTAGAGTAGTCCCCGTTAACAACAACTTTACCCTCATCGGTAACTGTAATATATCTATCACCGATTACTCTACCAATGAATTTTGGAGAATTTGGATCTAAGTTACATTTGAACTGTTCAATAACAGCAGGTCTTAAATCATCATCTTCAAAAGTGAATGGTGTGGTTGGTAATTTAGATTGATCAACGTGTCTAACAATAACATCAAAGTCACCAAAAAGTGAACCAGCAATTGTTCCAGCAGGACGAATGTTTGAAATACCAACTTTTACTTCATAGTTTGAATGAATACCATGTGATAATGTGGAGAATTTGAACAAGTCAGTTGCAAAAGAGCCTACTTTTTGTGATGTAACCCACGGAGTAGATGCTTCAAGATAATCGTTTGTAAAGTCCCATGGAGAACCAGCAGAGCCAGTTTCTATAAGTATAGTTGTAGCACCATCTGCTGCAATAGAAGCAGACGCCTGCTTTTTGAAGTTCACGTAATTGTAAACTGCATGTGTACCATACGGATTATATCCATAAATATCACCGATATATGCAGTATTTTCTGGATCAATAGACGCACTAAATGGAAGACCGTTTTCACTTGTAGCGTTTGTAAAAGTTGATGTGTCTGTTGTGAACGTACCAGAAACGTTTAATACAAAAGAACCACTTTTATTTGATGTAACTAGTGATTTAGCAAACAAAGAAGTTGAGTCTGAATCTGTTACAACAAATGTTGGATGAAGAAACGAAATAAGTTTTTTACCCCATGAGCCAGTTGCAACAATTGCGATTGGATGTTTCAAAGAGTAACCACCAGAACCCAACACTCTTACGATTGTTGCACTTCCAGCATTATTCAAATAACTTTTAGCGGTATATGGCAAATACGATTGCTCATACGAACCACCAAATTTTGTTACAAAGTCTGCGTACCCTTCTACCATAGTTGGAACGAAGGCCGGGCCTTTTAGTGTTGGTCCAACAAGAGCAGCTCCAATTGCACCAATTCCTTGTGGAAGGAATGATTGGTCCATTTCATTGGTAAAAACTCCAGGACTTACAATTCTTTCGTTAGCCACTAGTATCTCCAAAAAATTAGAAAATTAAATATACAAATTAACCATAACAATGATCATATACTCATATAAATATAGATTAAAAATCTCTAAACTATTGTGTAGATGGAATAAATTTACCAGAGTCTAAATCAAGAACACCATCGCCATATTTATCATTTAACGATGCTACAAGTTCTTTTTCTTGTTTCTGTAATGATTCATACTCTTCAAATAACTTCGTACGTAACTCTTGCATATTCTTCAATCTATCATTTAGAAGATACAATTCAATTTCAACTTGTCCAATTCTTGCAGTTGTTGCCGCATAATTCGATTGGAGTGATTTCACAATTTCAATATCATCTTGTGAAAATTCTTGTTCCATAACATTTTCTTGCTCGTCTGCCATATAAAACCTCTTAAAAAAATAAAAAATATAACATTAATCTTCCGTTTCAGATGGATAAACACCTGGTGCTTTACTATCTGAAATATCAAACATTCGTTGTTTTTTGAGTTCCCATTCTGATAATAGTTCACTCTTATTCTGATTTATATTACCGAATCCTATTCCGCCTCCGTTTCCATCATATACTGCATTTGGGTTCATCATGGAGTTGATGTCACCGAACATTTCAGATACAAAAGATATTCTGTTTGGAGAAACAAGTCTTTTTGTAGTTGATTCTGCAGCAACGTGCTTTGGTAATAAATATCCGTGAACAGTAAGTTGAAATGTAGCCTTTACAATTCTATCCTGTCCTGTTGCATTAACATCTTCAATTCCAACCGAATCTAACATTGTTGCAAACTTAAAAAAGTTCTTGTCACCGAAAGATTGTCCACCATAATATATAAAATTTTCAATTATAGTATTCAATTGAACTTGATATTCACACCATACTATAAAATCATAAGAAACATCCACATAATCAGGCATAGGAGTTGCAAAATACTCATATTGTCTTTTTTTAGAGTATTGTGTACTAAACTTATCATAAGGCGTCATTGTATTATATTGTTGTTGTAGAATATAAGCAATTTGTTTGGACGATGCTACCTTATTTCTTTTTATAGTTGAATTCAAATTAACACTCGAACGTCTGAACGTTATAAGTGGTGCAATTGTTTTTCCTTTTTTATCACGAATGAATCCATCCTTCTGAATTGAAGCCCACTTTTCAGCGTTTGCATAAATACTTGGAACTGCTATAAATTCACCATTATCTTCAATTTTTAATTGCATTGTTTTATCAATGAACGATTTTACAGCGAAATCTATATCATATAATGTAACACCAACATTTCTAACTCTATCTTTATCTCTACGTATCTGAGAGCCACGATCTATACCAAGATCCACTCTCGGTTGTTGTTGTAGATTTTTATCATCTATAAAAGAATCCCGTGTTCTTCTTAGTGGTGGTTTTCTATATCTGGAAGAGTTTTGCATTATATGTTACTCGGTAAATCATTTGAATCTGTGATTACACCTGGTCTAAATTCTTCTATATGAATTCTTGAACGTCTTGTTAAGTGAGTGTTGGCAATAATAGAAACATTATGTCCCCATCTTTCCGTTGCAAACGAATAATCTGGATTTTTTCCACCAAAGTATTGATTTTCTTGAATTGCATCAATTTCCCACCATTCACCATTATACTCAACTACATCACCAACCTCTACAAATAAATCATAGTCTTTTAATAGTTCACGAATAAAAGCAAAATCACATACTTGATTATAATCTTGTCCAAATTCACTTCCCTCATACGTCTGAGGTTGACGGTTTATTAAGGCAGATATTTTCACAGGACTATGATATACCTTTTTATCAGATTCATTGTATATATTAGTTTTTGTATTATCTATTGACAATTTATACAACGCAACTTCCGTATCTATAATGTCAACAATAAGTTCCATGTTAAACTTATGAACAAGTCCTGCGTCTCTTTGTCCGTGAAATAATGGCATAAATTATCCTATATAAATTGCTAAAGGTGTGCCATTCAAAGAAACATTCAAGTGTTCTGTTTCTGCTCTTTTTGCTTCTAACAATTTTGAACGTGTCATTGATTCTAAAATAGTTCTTAGTTCAGTAACAAGAGCTTGTTTTTCTGCTGTTGCAGCAGAAAGTAAATCAGCAGAGTTTAGTGTTGTTTCACCATTTGGAATTGGAATATTACCATACTTACCACGAATATATCCTAACATTTCTTTTGCTAGAGCAAGTGTATACGCAAATATCCATCGATGACCAACTGAATTTATACCCACATAGTTCATAAGCGAATACGGTGCATTTGAAATATCGGATACTTGACCGACTGGATATTTAAGTGGGTTTGACCGTTCTTCTTTTACTATGTATTCAATCCATAAAGTAAAATCTTTAATAGGAAGTGGAAATATTCTAAGTTCATTATTTATTAATTCAAATGAGTAAGAAGATTTTCGCATCATATCGTTAAACTCAATCGCTTGAACCCGCAATAAATCTGCGTACATAGGCATCAACGTAAAAGAAACACCAGTAGAATAAGCACCAAATCCGAATGTATCCAACATCGCTTGATTACCTAAATATGGATCATAGAAACGCATGGAAGCAGGTGGTGCATAGTGATGAACTCGTTTTATTTCTATCGAACCAGTTGGTGCTGCAATGTCTCTTATCAACGTATTCAACTTATATTTCTGCTGATTTGTTTTTACCGCTATTGAAGCAGTATGAAATGTTACATTTCCGTTAGTAAATGTTTCACTACCATACTCAGTTGCTAATTGAATCAACGGTCCCATATTAGTTGAAATATTTCTATGAGTTAGATTCGATGCAGTAGGTGAACCCATGATACTCAACATATTTTGTTGAATATTATATTGATTAACGTGATTTGAATATTCTGCTACTGCTTCTTCAAAACAGGCATAAAAGTTTGCAGACTGTAATTCAATATCAACTAGTGGATAACCAAGTCTTTTAGCACACCAATCAGAAACGTTATCAGCGTCTGTACGAAAACTTGCCTCAGAATCAAAGTAACCAAAAGGCGTACTACCAGTTGTAAAACTAGATGAACCCGGCCAAATTGGAATTTCTGTCATTTACTTCTCGGTTTTTGTATCTTCAAAATATTGTAATATACTGTCAACAATAGGATGGCGATGATTTGTTTTTAATTCATATACCCCCAATCCTTCAATTTTATTCTTCATATTATATAAATATGGTAAACCAGAATCTTTCTTTTGTTTTAAGTCAATTTGATTTGCATCACCGGTAAGAATCATCTTAGAATTAACACCAAGTCTTGATAAAATCATCTCCATTTGTGCTTTAGTTACATTCTGTGATTCATCAACGATTACACATGAATTAACAAACGTTCTACCGCGAAGAAAACTTATAGGAGCAATTTCTATAACATCTTCTTGCATTAATTTTTCAATCTTTTGTTTACTATATAACATATTCATATTTGCTTGTATCGGAGATACCCATGGGTCCATTTTTTCTTTCATATTACCAGGTAAAAACCCAATGTCTTCATTTGAAACAGTAGGTCTTGTTATAATTATTTTTTCAACTTCACGATAGAAAAGATATTCCAAAGCTATTTGCGTTGCCAACAAAGTTTTTCCCGAACCTGCTTTTCCCACAAATACAGATATTGTATCGTTTAAAACACTTGATTTTATATTTTTCTGTTCTTCATTTAATTTTAATTGAAATTCTATCTTATTCTTTATTACCCGTCTTCCTTTTTTAATGCCAGAAGTATTTACACCAGTAATTTCTTCGTTGTGTTCATCATGTGTAGTGGCCATGCTCACTCCTATAATAATTTAGAAAGGGTTTCTCCTAATGCCTTAACATCTTCTTCGATTTTTGAAAAAACACTATCAAGTTTTTCAGTCTTATGTGTCCATTCAAAACCAACTAACGCTATTAATTCTTTACCTTTGTTGATTGGATATACGACTGCAGATTTTGAACCCCTCTGTAAAAAAAATGCTTTGGTTATTAAATCATCAATATTATCCACATTTGGATAAACTGCCTTATGATTTACCACATCTTCTATAAACCTGGAATATAATGATATAGGTAAGTTTTGGTATTCTTTGAATTCTGTACTTACACCTTCTTCCAACGATTCAAATGAAGTTGAAATTTTAGACATTGATTTACCAGTTTGATATTTACCACCGTTATGACGTTGAAAAATAAATCCGCGTTGGCATTTATATTCAGTCAATAGTTGGTCAAGTATTGTTTGAATAAGTTTTGAATGGGTAATTTCTTGAGTAAGTTTTTTTTGTTTGTACTCACCATATTTGTATTTGAGAAACCACGAAAGTAACACACCTAACAGAGTTGCTGCAGATGATATGCCTAATCGTATTATGTCTATATATTCAATATGATTTTCCATTTGTAATAAATAGAATTAAGCATAAAAAAAGGTAACGAATTAGCTACCTTTGTAAAATTTAATTTCATTAATTACTGTTTTGTAAATATGTTGTCAAGTTCTTTTTCAAAGAAAGCACCGAGGTTTCCAAACTTAATAGAATATAAAATATCTTTTATTTTTTCTCGAATATCACTATCCCACCAAATACGCTTTAATCGCATGAATGCAGCAAATAAACCTGGAGCATCCATTGCTACATGAAATCCAATTGAAGTTATAATAACAGCGAATACGGAATTAGCTATTTTTTGTTTTTTATCCATCGGAACTTTATCAAAGCCAGGTACACCAACGTTCAACATTCTCATAATATCATTTATATAAAATTGATGCAATTTATCTGCACCAGTCCTCAGTAATTCTGCTGCTTTAGTTTTATCGCCAATACCAATTTCTTTTGAAATAAAATCTATACCGTCAGCAGTAACTCTTGCAACATCAGGTGCTGAAAGTGCAACCGCGGTAACTGTTAATGGATCAAATGAAAATTCCTTAACTAAATTAGAAGACTCCTCGACTTTTATTTCATCGAGGAGTTTCTTTAATTTTATGGTATTTTTATTCATTTTTGATTGCAATTATTCTGTAATAAATAATAAATTACCGTTCTGCATTTTAAATTCACCCTTTGGTGAATATGATTCTGCCTTAGGAGCAGCACCACCTGCTTTTTGAAGAAACGGAACAATATTAATTGCAATAGTTGCAATAGTCCATACCATCAAACAACTTTTTACTGTTTTTATAAGTGTCTCTGCTGCTAATATAATTGGACCAAGTCCTGGAATAAAGAAAGCAGCAATTGCAGGACCAGATGGTGTGATTGCCTTAACAGCAAGTTCTATAAGTTCGGAAAGAATACCACCAATTATTACAAATTTAAAAGCGCCAGGGCCACCTAATAACTTTACGGATTCGGAATATTTTGGTAACACTTCTTTACCAACAGCAGCAGCAACTGTTTGTGCAATTTTTGCAATAGGAATAAACAATGCCTGTAATATTTTTACTGACCATTCAACTACACCTTTTAAGAAAGGATTTTTGATAGCACCTTCAATGTGAGAAAATCCACCACCTTCAGCGATGAATAATCTTCTTTCTGAACTGTTGAATAATTCATTAACAACATCAGAATTTGAAAGTAACTTGTTTCTTTCTTTGATTATATTCGCATTCATTTTACGAATAGATTCCATTGTTTTCAAATCTTCTAAACCACCTTCTGCCTTAGCTGGTTCAACTTTTACGTCTTCGGTGGGTGTTGCATTACCAGCAATCATATCCTTTTCCCATTCCGGAGCACCAAACCATTTGGTATAGAATGTTTTTGTTATGTAAGTGTTCGTATCTGTCATTTCTTTAACTTCTTTTAAGAAAGCATTTTTATCAGTTATCTTTGCAAGACCTTCTTTTGCACCGTCTGTGACTTTAGCAGATGCACCTTTTGCCTTATCTGCAAAAGAACCAAATGCCTTGACAAATCCATCTTTACAAGCACTTGCAACTTCTGTTACCAAATCTTTGAACTCGCTCCAAACCGCTTTTACTTTTGACCAACCACCGGAAAGTGCTTCTTTTGCTTTGTCACCAAGACCTTTAAGACCATCCCATATATCACCGAAGAAACCTTCAGACAATACTGCATCACCTTCAACTGATTCAACGATAGTCTTTACACTTTTATCAAGTTTCTTAATTGTTGATTCTGTTAATGTCTTTGTTTTTGTTTTTGAAAAAAGTATTCTAATAGCATTAGATTCATTTATTGTAAAAACATCACATTTCAATAATGAATTGATTACAGATTCATCTAATGCAGTAAATTTAATAGTATTAGCATTGATTTTTTGTGTCATTCTTTTTTCTGAAATAACTTCGTTCATAAGGTATTTCAAAGAATTTGTGTCTTTGATGGTTGCCATTATTGCTCCAATATAAAAATATATTTTTTTATTTACATAGTCTATAATAAATATAACATAAAATAAAAAAGGAGTGATTTCTCACTCCTTTAATTTTTCAACTAACTATCTAATACTAGATGTCACCTAAAGACTCGATTTGAATCAAACCGTAGAATTCAGGACGAACTATTTTCTTTGCATAGCGTGTCAACACGCCTTTTCTTGGTGTGAAGTTAGTTGGATCGTAAACCAATGGTGTCATTACAAGTGGAATATATGGTGCATAAACCGCGCCAGTTTCTAGGAATTGTGTTCCACGGAAACCAACTAAGATTTGGTTTTCTAACATATATGGGTTCTTGTAAACTGTGATGCGGCCATTTAATTGACCAACTTTTTGTACACCCATTGCGAATTTCATACCTTCACCATCAACTGCATAGCCAGGCATAGATTCAAGAATTGTAGCAACTTGTGGAGAACATACTAAGAAGTTTGCACCACCACGTAATGTTTTCTGATGAATTATGTTTGATACTTTTTGAATCTTTGTACCTAATGTTTGGAACCAAGTTTGTTGGTTGAATGCAGAAGCTGCACCTTGTGCTGTTGAGTAGTCAGTAAATGTATTCAAATATGCATCATATGCTCGACCGATACGTGCTGACCATTTTTCTGTTGTTTGTGCATTCTTAATCAACATATCAAGAATTTCTAAGTCAATTTCTTGAGAGATATACTCAGATAACATAGAAGTTAATTCTGCTTCTGCGTCAATTGAGTGATATGCATTCAAATCTTGTGCGAATTCAGGTGTCCATACTGCTTTCAACTTACGTGTTTTAGCAACAATGGATTCTGAACGTAATTCTAAGTTGATCTCTGGAACACCTAAGTCTGAACCAGCTGCATTTTCTTCAAAGTCACCACGAGTTGTTGCTGTAGGTTGCTTTTCGTATGCAATACCAACTGTTGCAGGAGCTGCTGATGCAGAAACAACAAAAGTAATTGTTGAATTATTGTTTGCTGTTGTTGTATATTGTGGGAAATAACCTAAGATGGTTGAACCACTAACTTTGAATGCGCGAACTGCTTCAAAATCAGGTGATGATAATGATGCAGACTGAACAGTAATTGTCATGATTTTACCAGCTACAAGAGATGCAGAGTAAGCATTAAGAAATTCTGAATCATGTTGGTAAAGAGATGGTGTTGTTATTGATACAGAGCCAGTAACAAAATAAGATCCAGATGTATTTAATCCAGCCGCTTTATCTGCAAGGATACTTGCTTCATTGATTGAATAACCAAAGCGACCTGCACCATAAAGACCACCTGATGCATCAGCATCTTTTGCTTCTGCACCTGTCACACCAAATACAGAGTCAGTTTGTGAATCTTTACCTGCACCTGTTGTGAAGCCAGGTTGTGCTGTACCGTATTTAAAATCTAAGAAGAATACAAGACCAGATGGTAAGTTCATTGGTTGAACAGAAACAAAATCTTTCGCAGCAATTTCAGAGAAAATACGGCGAACCAATGGAAGTGCAACACCTGCCCATTCTTCTGCGCCAGCTGCTGTACCTGTACGGTTTGATTCATCAATAAGTTGTTTTGCTTGGTTTTCTAAAAGAACTGCAATAGAGTTCTTTTCATAGTCATTGTTTAAGTTATCAAGTAAACCAGTCTTTGCCCATTTGTTGACAATTTGACGGTTTTCATTGATAAGTGCTTTGTGGGGACTCCCAGAAGCGTTTAATAAAGATTTTACACTCATTTTTTCTTTTCCTATAATAAAATTATTTTAAACCTGCTAATTTGCGTAAACGAGTTGCCATAACATCACCTTCATTCAAAATATTACGTGAAGGACGTGTACTTGCAATTGGTTTAGATGCAAAAGATTCTTTGATTTGTTTTGTAGTACCTTTTGCTGTTTTTAATGCTTCCGAAAGTGTTGCGAATACTAACTTGACTTCACGAAGACTTGCTGCGCGGTCAAAGTTTTCAATTACTGTCATCTTTTGGCTTTCAGATAAAGAATGTTTTCTGAAAAGTTTGTTTGAGAACAATAACTTAGAATTTAGTAAATTAACCTCATTGATTTTTGAGCGAAGGAATTGAATAACTGCATAAGCTTCACGAAGTTTAGCTTCTGCAACTTTTTCTTCTTCTTTTTCTTCTTCTTCCATTGCTGGTTCTTCGTCTTCTTCTTCACGAAGAGCACGTAAAACTTCTTTGATGTCAACTTCTTCTTCTTCTGCTTCTTCAATAGGAGCTTCTGCTTCTTCTTCTTCACGAAGAGCGCGTAAAATCTCTTGGATTTCAGCAACTTCTTCTGTTTCTTCGTCTTCTTCTTCCACTAATTGAACCAACTTTTCTCCTTTCATTTGTGTTGATGCAGATGATGCTTTTGGAGCTGGTTTTTTATTGTCACCACCACCGATGTCAGACGATACTAAATCTTCTTCAAGTTGACGGATTATTTCCATCAAATCTTCGTCCATTGGTTCTTCTTCATCTTCTGCTTCTTCCATTGCTGGTTCTTCTTCTTCTGCTTCTTCCATTGCTGGTTCTTCAGTTTCTTCATCGCCTTCTTCCATTGCTGGTTCTTCTTCTTCGTCTGCTTCATTGTAGAAACCGTATTCTTCAACAGGTTCTTCTGTTTCTTCGGCTTCTGCTTCTTCAGAAAGTTTCTTAGAAAGCATAGACTGTAGACGAGGTGTGAACGCCTCTTCCAAAGCGAGTTTTGCGTTTGCAAGTGCTACTTCCTTAACGGCTTTAGCATCTGCGATTGCTTCTTTCAGTAAATCATTCATTAAAATCTCCAACTATTCTAGCGTTATTGTTAACGTCTAATTAATATAAAAATAGTATATGCCCCTATACGTTGAAGATATTGTTTAATTCTTCATAGGGTATTATATTAAATAAGTATGGTGTATTATTATTTTTTTATTTTTTTTGTAATTTTTTTTTCATCGGATGGGATACCAAGAATAGAACTAACATCAGAATCCGTATATATGAATCGTATGTCTCTGTCTTTAGTATCGATTTTCTTTTCTTTTTTTTCATCAGCCATTGTTTTGCTCCACTAATACTTTATAAATATTGCGGGTTTCGTTATATCCGTGGATTGTAAATTTACAATTTCTCGGTAGGGTAATTTCTGTTTCGTGACAGTAATCATTTATTTTACATGGTAATGTTAGTACAGATGAACCGGCTGGAATTAACATTTCAATAAGCGGTAATCTTTTTTCGTTCATACCTTCAGCAACCAATGGGTTTAATGAAGTTGAAACATATCCATTATCAATCCAAGTACCAGCACTCAATAGTTTTTGTAAAACATCATCATTTTCAACAGTTCTATACAACACTATATTAAAATCCAATCGTTGTAATTCTTCTCTGAATGCAAAGTCTAAATTATAAACCGTCATTCCTTGCATCGCATTCATATATTCTGGCATACGTGTATCATCTTTTTTAGGTTTGCCCATTTTAAGTTGTTGGCGTATTTCTTTTTCAGAATCTAATTCAATTTGGGAACGAACTAATTCATTTATATCTTTAGTATTTTTATAGTAATATTGTAACGCTATTATAGTTTCGTTATTCAATACTTTTTTACTAATCAAATTACTTTTAGTAATCGCTATTGCTTGTACCTTTTTTGCTATCTTCTTTAATGTTGATTTTGCTTCTTCATCATCTTTCTTAGAAATGTTTAAATCATACGCATCTAAAATTTCTTCGTAATCATAACTTAAAAGTTTTTCTTGTGATTGTGGTGATATTGATGTAGATTTCTTTTTCCAACTATCCGCTTCTACTGGACTTACTAAATCAACGGTTTTTAATCCAGTTGGTGTTTCTTCCTCTGATTTATCTTCCTTTTTTTCTTTATCTTCACCGCCTTCTTCAGCAGGTTCTTCTTCTGGCTTTTCTTCTTCTTTTGGCGTGGGTTCTTCTGCTGCAGGTGCTTCATCCTCTCCTTCTATTAAATAAGAAGAATTAGTCATATCTTCAATGATTTTCCGTATTTCTTCACGAATAATTTCTTCGATATAATGCGAGGTCATTAAAAATACTCCTGCTATGTTAGATATTTTCTACGTCTAATTTTCGCTGTCTTCTAATAGCAGCGTTTCTTTTTTCAGCTTTTTTCTTTGATGGTTTAATATATTCCATACGATTTTTATATTCTTCAAGAATACCTGCTTCTTTTACTTTACGTTTGAATATTTTAATCATAACATCAACCGGCATACCTGTATTTTTTACTTTTACATGAGCCGAATTAGAGTGTGTATATACTCTATCATTCATAACTTTCTTTCCTTATTGTTTATTAATCTCTTTTATCTCATAGAATTTACTGAGATTTTTACCTATATTCTCGTAAATTGATTCCAAAGTTCTTTGTAGTTTTACAATCTTTTGTGTTGTTTGTTCAAAAACTTTCACAGATTCTTTTAACTGCTTTGAACTTCTTCTATGAGAAACACCTTCAAACCAATCACCAGATTCTTCAACCATATTTTTACTTGCGAATTCAACCATTCTTTTAATTTCAGACACAACTTCTGGTAGTTGTTTTGAACGATGAACTACTGCACGATATTCATTGTATCTACCGATTGATTCTATATACATTCTTTTTTGTTCTGATGTAAGAACTTTTGTACTAAATCTCTCTTTCATTACTTCTTGAACAGCATCGGCAACTAATTGATTTAATTCTTCTTTTGTTAATGTTGTTTTACTTTCACCAACTTTTTTTGGAAGCCCTTTGTGTTTTGTTGCTGCAAACTTTTCAATATCTTTCTCAGTCATTGATTTTGCAAGTTGTTCAATAGATTTATTAACTTTTGAAGCAGGAATTTGACCACGTTTAACTGCTAAAGCAAGTCCCATTAATTTTTGTTGTTTTTGTGAAAGTGCGGGCATCATTTATCTCCAAATATACATTCACAAATATTTCCAATTTCACAAATAATATTTGTAATATTGTTGTTAATACGTTGAATTTTAGGATCAATCTTAGAAATAGTTTCTAAACTAACACCCTCCCTAATCAAACCTTCGTTCTGATGACCATCTGCATACATGAATGCACCTTGTGTGGATGGATTCGATACAAAGTCCCAACCTATTAATTCAAAGTCCTCTTGTACTTCAACTGTATTCTCACTTATTTCTTCAACCGAACCTAAACCACGAGAAGAAATACCAAGGCGAATTCCTGCACCAAGCAGTTGTTTTAGAATGTTACCAGATGGGGTTGGGAGTATCTCTACTGTACCAATTACATCATTGCCTTTCCAATCTACACTCAATACATTATGAGAAACATTTCTTAAATTAATAACAGAAGAATCTGGATGATCTAACTCACCCAACGCTCTATTTTCTTTAATATTTGTTTCAGCATATTTTTTTACTTCACGCATTAAAATCTTTTTTGGGTAAACTCTACCATTTTGATTTTTTACTTCTGCTCTTTGTAAAACACCCGAAACTATAACTTTACCATCGTTTTTCTTTTCAGATTCTGCAATCATTCTTGGACTTGCACTAAATAGTATAGTATCTACGAGTAATTGTTTCATTTTAAGCACCTAATTCGTGTATTTTTTTACTAATTCTATTAATTCGTTCTGATATTTTTACAAGACGATTACGTGATTCTCCCCAAAGAGTTCTTTGATCAACCGCCATTTCTGTTTTTAATCGTGAAGCATGTTCTACTACTTTCTCAACTTCATACATAATTCTATTTATACTTTTAATAGAATCATTTATTTTTCTGTTTGTAGTTCTTGTTTCATCTTTACGGAATTCTTTATATGACGCTTCGTTCAACGCACCCATTGCTTGAACATAGGTAGATTCATAATTTCTTTTTTTAGTTTTTGGAACAAGTTTATATCCGTAAACTTCCGCAGTTTCTTTATTGTGTTCTTCAAAATCATCTTCATTAGCAGCAAATGCCTTTGGAGTTTCATATCCAGCCACCATACCGGTTACACTAATTTCATCAAGTTCTTCCTGAAACTGTTTGAATTCTTCGGACTCTTTTATTTTATGTATGAAAGTGTTTACATTCATGTGATTACCTAATCACTTGATTACGAACTAATGCGTATACAGTACCACTATCTACCGTAACACTACTCAATGATAGTTCATGAGCAGTTTGTGTTGTTGCTAGTGTAGCAAGTGCTACTGTTCCACCACCAGATAGAGATGCAGTTCCCGTAGTACTAGTTGCTACAATAACCCCACCAACGCCAAAATTAGAGCCAGTAAATGCAGTTGAACCAGTTGTACAAGTAATTGATTTAAACCATTTTCCTGGATTACCAAATCTTTCAAAATCAGATGCTTGTGAAGCAGGAAAATTATAAGGATGTATTTCGTTTATGCCTGGCATTATTTACTCCATGATAAATCGTCTATTAAACTGTAATAACGAAGAAGTGCAGATATATGGTTTTCTTCTACTTTCTTAATTGTTTTGTATTCATCTAAAAGGTTTATCACTTCTGTTAATTTTATCTTTAGTGATTTATCTTTTACTTTATTTATGTTTTTAGCAAATATTTTCTTTATACAAATAGCTTCAGTTTGTAGTAAAGACTTTAAATTGTTTGTATTACTAACATTTCCCATATATTCCCGCAAAAGAACTTTTTGTGATTCACTCAAATCACCATATTTTTTGTTGAATTTCTCAACCAAATATGAGTAAGCAAGTAAGCGAATTTCTTTTGGTTCATTGACAATAGACAGATCGTCAGATATAAGTTTTTCTTTATTGTTTGATGTTATGTTTTCAAGTATTGTTATGCGATATTTAGTAAATTCAATTGGGTTATCAAATTCATTATTTTCAAATACCTGATAGATTGAAGCAAGTAATTTATAGTTTTGAACTTTTGTTTGAAAAAATGCATCAATATCAAAATTCTCTTTAATAGTTTTAATCAATTGATATTTTTCTTCACTCAATTTCTTTTTATTTAACCCACGTCTTGCTCTTAAAGCAGCATCTATAAGCATACCTGCCTTATTTTCTGATTTTAATCTTTCATCGCAAAGTGTTTTATATAACTTATATTCTTTTATAAGTTCAGTATGTCTGTTGAAATACTTCTTCAAAATCTGTATCGCTATTGATTCATTTGAAGAAATAATATCGGATGTTATTTGACGAGTTAATAGTTCAAATAACATCGCGGTATTTTTAAACTTTGAATGTTTTATTTTTTTCATTTTTACTTATACCTAATAAATGTACACTTCATATAATAAATATAACAAAAATCATAATTCATCTAATAAATTATTTTCATTCAACATATCTGGCTCAATTTCCTCTTTAACAGTTGGTTTAAGACTTTCCGAAATGATTTTTTTAGTCTTTATTTTTATTCCAGACATACTATTAATTAAATTTCCAAGGTCTTTATTTTCTAAAGAAAGTGGAGAACCAGATTTATTCTCTGGTCTTATAGTTTTTGTTCTTGATAATGTTCTACCTAAATCTTTACTACCGATTGGATCTCTTCCCATTGGATGATTATCCGTTGCATAATTTAGATTTTTAGCAGGTCTACCAGCACCTGGCCATCCACCATCTGGAACTTCTACGTCATTTATTAATTTTCCACCACCTTTAATTTGCATACTAGCAATATCGTGTGGTGTACCAAACGATTCTTTCGTTATAGCTGGATCATTTCCTTCACTTTCAATTTGTTTCTGACGGAAAGCATGTTTAATATCTTCGAGAACTTCATTTTTTTCAAATTCTGCCTCATCTTCCGAAAGATTGAATATGTTTGCATAAATATATTTCATTGAGAATAACTTCTTTTCAATTAAAGAACCGGCTAAATCAACACGTTCTTTCATTAAAGCAACTTTTTCTTGTTCGTATATAATAGAAGGACCAGTTAAATTTAATTCAAAGTTTACCAAATCTGCATTCTCATAACCTTGTGCATACAAATGGACAATCGCAATCTTGGTTAATTCAGAAACAACAATTCTTTGTATTCTTTCAATTGTTCTTGCAAAACGAATATCTAATGCGGCAAGTGTTGCTTTACCTTCCGCTTTTTCATCATATCCCAAAAACGGCTTTGGTACTTTAAGAGCAGCAAATAGTTTACTTTTAAGGTATTCCACATCCTCAATTGCTTGATATTGTAAACCAGCAAGAGTTTCAATAGAAGTACCAGATTGTCCACCACGAACTGGTAAGTAAAAATCTTCTAATAAGTTTTGCATATTGAAACGTAAATTATAATCACCAGTTTGCTCATTCATAACCGGAGTTTTCTTCATACGATTCATAATGTTTTGCATATATTGATCAACTTCAGCGGGTGGAATATTACCAATATCAACTTTGAATATACGTTTCTCAGGAGCTCTCATAATTCTATGAATTAACATAGCGTCTTCCATAAGAACTAATTGTTTATACAATTTTCTTCCACCTTCAATCATTGATTTACCATACGGAAGATAATTTGTATCACCGAGTAAACGAAAATGAGCTATTTCATAATTTTGAAATTCACCCTTTCCAAGTGGACCCTCATATATAAACTTAGTCATGTAAATATGTTCTGGATCTGTTCCTTCTTCACGTTGCATTTCATATGGAGAAAAAGGAACAACGTTAGTTACACCCAATTCATCTTTTACGTCCAAATACAAATAAAAATCCCCATACTTAACTAAATTACGAACCCATGGCCATAAGTTATATTCTATATTCAAAACATCATAAAAAAGATTTTTAAGTATTTTACGAATATTATCATTGTCAGTTTTTATAGTTAAAACATCACCTTGATCATTTTTTAGTGTACTCTCATCTGCGTAAATATCCAATGCAGAAGAAATTATTGCGTCGGTATCCATTGCTTCATAATCTGTATATAAGTCTATCTTAGTTGCTGAAAATGAGTTGTATTGATTGTAAACAGAAATAGGTGTACCACGAGTACCATGTAGTCTACCGTAACGATCGATAACTTTTGAAGTATGAGGATTGCCATCCGCTTGATAACGAGCAGTATCCACTACTTTCAATTGTTTTCCACCAACATTGCGAACAACAACATTTGTAGAAAATAAAGTTTTAAGTCTATCAAATAATGATTTCTTTTCAGCCATTTAGCACCTATTGTATTTATGTTTCTTATTTATATAAATATGTATTAAAAATAGTTAAACCTTATTTTATCAACCAAGTTAAATCTTCATCGTTTCCATTTACTTCCATTGACCAACCATTATCGTTTCCGTTTCCAAAACCATACATTGGCTTGTGTATAGAATTCGCTTTACCAACATAATCCAAACTCATACGAGTTTGTGCCATACCTTCTTTTCTTAATTTCATAGCGGTGTCTCGTACCCATAATCCTATTGCAAAAGACATTACTAAATCGTCATTATAACCACGCTGTGCTTCTGCTTTTGCACCATTCCAAATGAATACATATAATTCTTCAATTAACCTTCTTGAATGAACTATTGGACCCCTTTCTCTGAAGTATGTTTCTAATTTAGAAATTAGAAGTGGACGAGTTTTCGATGACGTTGTAAAACCAGGAACCATATTTTGCTTTAATTTTAAGTCATAGCCTTTTGGTAATTGTACCGATGGGTCTACATAACCATCTTCACGGTACGTATAATATAGGTTTCCATAATTTCTGTCAATTATTTGTTGAATTGCTGCCCAACCAACATTCGCATTTTCAACAACAAGTAATGCGTCATTATACTCAGTTGCTATTGAAACTAATGTATTACCATAAGATTTCGTGTCCAACTTGCCTTTATACTCAGCAACTTGTTCTAAACTTTCAACATCAATTACATGGAATGCGGAGTAATCGTTTCCGTCACCACGTGCAACGTCAGCAACTACAATATAATCTCTCGTTGGGTCTGGATATTTCCAAATCCATAATGCTTCTTCACCACCACGTTTTTCGAGTGGATCCATTGTATGTGTTTGCTCATACCATTGTACCAATTCCCCATCAACAACTGCACGTCCAGAAGCTAAGAAGTTCCCATCACATTCTTGTTTAGCCATGTTTGGACCAAGTAGTATATCTTGTTCATCTCGCCATTCTTGATCACGTTCGGGATGGAGTTGCCACAATAATTCTATTGGATTAAATCCACCCTGACCTAATTTTGCGTCTACCCATTTTTTATGATAAAAATTACCAACACCGTTTGGAGTAGAATTTATAATTGCAGATCCACCTGTTGAAAGAGTTTGTTGTGCGGAAGCCCATATTGGTTCAATCTCTTCAATAAACGCTGCTTCATCTATCACCAAAAGTGACAACGCTTCAGAACGTCCAGAGTCCGATGCAGCCGACGCGGCTTTAATCTGTGAACCATTATTAAAACGGAGTGATAATTTATTATCTTCTTGAACTCCTGTCTTTAACCAACTTGGTAAATTATCATACATAACTCTAACTTTAGTTACCAAGTTTTTAGCTGTATCTTGTTTTGTAGCAATAACAAGAATATTTTTGTCATTATTAAATAACATCATCCAAAGCGAATATCCAGCGATTAACGTAGAAATGCCTAACTGCCTTGACTTGAGTACAATGTTGTAACGGTGTTCATTGAATTCATGTAATACATCTTCTTGGAATGGGTATAATTCAAATAACATTTTGCCACGAGTTGGATGTTGAATCTTTGCATATCGTTTCATAAAGTACGCAGGATTTTTAGCACATTTTGCATACTCGTCTTTTACAATTTCTTTAAGATTCTTTGGAATACCACTCATTTAGTAACCAATATTATTGAAATCACAGTTGCGGCTCCACTCATAAACCACAATAATTTATTATCGTACCAACGTGGTTGTAATTCATCCACAGTTCTTTGTAGTGCATCGGATTGAATTCTACAAGCATCAAACGCTTTTTGGCGATTCGATAACATTAAATTATACCAATTAACTCTTGTTTTATGTAAATCAATCAAAGTGTCTTGTTCACTTACTATCAATTTCAAATAATCAATTGAATCCTTTAATGTCTGTATTTTATTAGCAAGAATTGTAATTTCTATTTTGTTGAAGCAAACAACAGAATCTATTTTTTTAATAGTTTCTTTTTCCTTAGAAAACATAATTGTAGTTGCAAATAAAAAAACTAATATATATTTCATAACTTACTCTTTTATAAAATTCTGAATGTACTTTGTTGCTGAATCTGGATTATTGATTTTCGGTGTTTTAAATATATAAAAGTTTTTCTTAATATATTTTACCTTCTCGGTTTGCGACTTTATAATCGAATCTAATCTATCAGAGTGTTCTTTTAGAATTATGTACTCCGCTTGATACATTTGAATTACACCTTCCAAACTATCTTTTGTTTTTGTGTATTGTTTAATTTCTTCTGCTGAATTCTGTGTGTCCTTAAACATATAGAATACAAATAACAAACCAACTAAAGTTGCAACTCCCTTTAGAATCCATTCTAATCTTTTATCTGCTTCCATAACTAACCTTCTGTATAAGTTGAAACCATTTTTGCCTTTCCACGTTCAGTTGAACCATATTTTCTTTTACGTGTTACTGCACTTTTCTTTTGTTTTGAAGTCATTGATGTTGCTTTACTTGCAGGTACACATTTTGGATATGCTCGCTTTCCACCTTTTCTTGACTTACTTCCAGCGGAATCACCACATGGTGGATGCCCACCTTTTTTGCTTTTACGTGAAATATCAATCCATTTTTCTTTAAACCATTTGGAAAGGCCACCTTTTGGCTTCTTACCTTCCATTAAATAGTTTACCACATACTCACGTATTATTTTCTTTGTTATATTTTTTTGATTTTCATTCATGTATATAAATATAAAGTTTTATATTATCCCAACCCAATCGCTAGTTAAATTCGTAGGAGGCGTTCCTGTAACAATCCCACTATAAGTTCCTTTAATTGTGGTTTGATGTTTTATCATTGCTGTAGTTAGAATACCTAAAAATCTATCAGTTATTCCCTGAATAAACGCAAATCGTAAATCGTTTGTAAGTGAACCAATGTCACCTGGATAAGTTACTTTAGTTCCTTTTACTGGAATTGACATCGGTGCTAGTGCAGGTAATGGCGTAAATACGGCAGATGCCCAATATCCACATATACCTATTGCAAATAATTTATAAGTAATTTCTCCTGCAAATCCTCTACCATCAGACATATTTGCTGCAAACGCTTTATTAATAGAATCTTCTAAAAAACTTTTATTTGCAGAAACTAATTTTGAACCAAATATCGTACCACTCATACCAACATTAGACAAATTATATGCAGTTGCAAATAACTCAGCAAATTGAGTAGTATCTTTGGGCAATGTACCTTCTATTGCTGGTTTTAATAGATTTTTAAATAATTCTTTATTCATAACTTATGTTTTATCTATTGCACCTTTGCCAGATGATGGCCACCCAAAACGGCATGACCAATATCTCGCTTTATCTCTTGGGCCAGGTGATTGACAATTGTGCCTTGAACGAAACGCTTTTCTACGAGTAGGGTTACTTTTCTTTATACGCATTGTTTTTTCACCGCCTTTTCCTTTATGTCCAAAGTTTACTTTTACTATATTTCCGTTTGGTTTTCTTACATAAACAGAAAATTTCTTTGGTCCACCTGGTGTTCTGAATGGTTTACCAAGTGAAACTTTTCTTCCACGGTATTTTGCTTCTGTTAAATTTTCTTTTGTACCTTCACCGAGTTTGAAATGTAATTCAACAATTGAATCACTACAATCAGTTGCAAATCCTTCTAATGTATATTGCGGATTTTGAATAGTTTCCTTAACAGTTCTATATCCTCCGCCTGCTTTTTTGTATGCTTTTACTAATGCAGCGGAAGCATACGCACTTGGCCATACCTTAAATCTTTTTTTAACACGAGATTTTATACTAGAGTATAATTTCTTGTTAGTTGGTACTGCTCGCTCTACTATTAACTGTTTCATTCTGTTCTCCATTTTCCAACTTTGCAATAAAGTTTTTTCTAAACTCTTCAAATTCCTTTTCTATTTTTTCTAATAATTCATCTTTACTTATTGGAACATTCCATTTTTCAGAATCACCGAAAGAATTAGCAAAATCTACTTTAGACAATTCCTCTGCTACTACATTTTTATCTCTCTCTGCTTCAACTAACCACGCTAATGCGTTTTCTTTTACTTTTCTGTTTTCATATTCATCCCACTTACCTTCTAAACGAATTTTATGTTCCATATCAATTGCACAATCAAAACACATTCCATGAATAGTTCTCATTTTTTCATCCAATCGCTTTGGCATTGAACAAGTACAAGTTTCTTTTGGACAATTTTTGAATGTAGTTAAATACTGATGTAATTCTTGTTGCCATTGTTTTCCAAGTTTTACTTTGTATCCATTCTTTTGTTCCCATTCATTTCCATCAGAATCAAACCATTTATCACCAACTTTTCTTGTTTCTGTATCTTCTAATTTTTCACCTACATAACCGATTTGAACTTTATTCTGACTATCGTGTTCACCTGCAAGAAGTTTTTTAACATCTTGTATATTCTCAATTTTTATTTCCATAACATAACCTTTTATTACTTTATTAACTTTTATCTATGATTTGATAAACTGTTTTTATAAATCTTTTCTTAACTGGATCATTTGGGCTATTACCCATTTCCTTGAAAAACGCATTGTAATATTTTTTTAGTGCGTCTGATGCATCAGGTGGTATTTCATTGTATTGTAACATTTTCAATATTGATTTATCAGTTTCCATTGGAAAATTCGATCTCATTTGTTCTACAAATTCTTCTGCATGAGCACCAATTTCCATAGTATCAGACAAATATGTTTTCCAAAAATTTGGATCATCTTGCGATAAACGATTATATGTGGTCGGCTTAATTGTAAAAGAATTTAAAAATTCCTTTACTCTTTGTACATAATGTATCAACTCATGTGCAATAGCAGGTAAAAATACTTTCTTAACAAATTCTGATATTATACTATCAACGGAAGTTTCAATTGAACCACGCTTTGCAAGTTGTATCTTTACAAAGAATGGAACAAATTCAAGTGTGAAATATATTGCAAATTCCATATTATCCAAAGGGTTAGCACCAGAAGTCCCCATCGAAGCACCGCCAGAGAACTCATCACTATTTGTAGAAAATTGTGTCAACTCAGAATTAAATTTTGTATAATTTATTTTATTGTTTAATTCATATTCTGAATCAAAATCGGTATCAAGTAAATGTTCTATTTCCAAAGAGAATCCTGCATTTTCTTTATCTTTACCATTTTTAAGACAATACTGTAAAACTTTTGTTATTTCAGGAAATTTGGCATCAAGCGAACCTCCAAGTTCAATATTAACAGATTGTAATTTAATACTATTAGAAATTTTTTCACCATATTTTTTAATATAGTCTTCGTTTCTAATCCAACGGTTTACAATTGATGTAATATATTGTTGATTTTCAAGTCCAGATTCGGTTTTAGAAACTATAATACTCTTAAATCCATTAAAACTAGAATCTAATCGTATTAAATCAGCAATTTCCGTAAAAAGTTCTATGGCAACTGGTTCTATTTCTTTCAATAAACCAGTCGGTAATGTTGCTACTTCATTTATTTGTTCTACTTCTTCTGTTATAACAGATTCAAATACTTTATCATATTTAATATCTTCAATAGTTATAGAATCATCATTAAATAATATATAATCATTCCAATTATTACTTATCCTATTTTTTAAACCATCAACGCCATTATTAAATAAAAATAAAGAAGCGTATTTATCACCACCTAAAATTCTTGATAAAGTTTTGTAAAATAACCAACCACTATAAGCAAACTTAACAACTTCATCAGAATTTTTACCATACCCCTTAATTGATTCTACAATTTTATTAACTATATCTTCTTCAACTGGATTCTGTGTGTCTATTAAAACATATTCTTTTTTATCTTTAAAAAGTTTTACTTTATATAAGTAATCACCGTACTGATTGTGTGGTATATTATCAGAAAAATAAAGCCCATATCCATATCTTTGTCTATTACTATCAACACTAACATTTGATATATCAAACTTATGAAGATTTTTTGAACTTCTGTGATAAGCTATTATTTCTTCTGTTATAACAGATTCATATACTTTATCCCAAAACTTTTTTGTTATCATGTGAAGTGGTCTTAACTCGCCTTTCTTTTTCTTTTTTACTTCAATCATTTCACCGCGTTTTACATTCATTCTTGCAACAACTGTATTAAAAATCTGAGCATCAAACCAACCAAAAATAGAAATAAAACGAGATTTTAATTCTGTTAGTTTAGCAGTTCTATCACCCAATGCTTTTTGAATATTTTCTTGATTCATTTGTCCAAAGCTGGGTATATTATAAACAACATGATTTGTAATTACATAATATAAATAAGGATTTTGAATATCTTTATAAGGTAAATTAGAAGCCTTATTATACTTAGTTAACCGCTTGAATTCATTTAATTTACCGATATTATCTTTTCCAACTGCGTATATAACTACCGTATGTGTTGAATCGAAGTCTTCTAATAATTCAAGTGGATTATAAGGATTTGTTGTTTTAATAACATTCTTTACATTATGACGTTTCATTATAGCGTTTTTTTCTGCAAACGTAAGTGGTTTTCTAATAGCGTCTTGCATATCATCGGTAACAATATACACACTATCTGAACCAAATCTACGGCATAATCTATCATATTCTTCTTTATGGTGCAAAGCCATTGGATTAAAAGTACCTGGATATAAAACAATAATCTGTTTATCTACCAAATCATTTTCATTGAAGATAGCAAGATTCATTTCTTTTATTAATTGTAATACTTTATTTTTCACTTTATGCATCCGGTGGATTTGGCCATTCTATTGAAAATGGGTTAGATTGGGTAGTTATATCACGTAATTCTTGACGATATATTTGCCATTCCGTTTGTTTTTGATTTACTAACGGTGAGTCTGCTAATTGTGTCCAATCAGACTCTAATAATTTTTCGTTTCTAATATTTCTAATTGAATTCCATTGCACATTTATATTGTTTTGAATTTCTTCTTCGGTTTTGTTACGAACTTTTTGATACTCAACAACTTCTGTTTCTTCAATTACAATATCACTGCCGTCATAAACCTGGTTTCCGTTAATATTTGCAGTAACAAATCTATATGGATACCAACCGTATTGTTTTACAGTCTCAGAATCTAACACATGAAAATTGGAAATATTTGCCCAAATAGTAGGAAGTGGACTTGGATTGCCTATAATTTTATTGTTTTCTACTAATATATAATCCATTGATAATTCCGATTTATTTGAAATATGATACAATTATAAATATGTATAATATTTTTTATTATACTATTTTCTCCCATACCAAAAACTTTATGTCAAATCTTCTTGGATACGGATGTTCTGCGACTAATCTGAATTTCTTTGATATTATTTCATCTACTTTTATACCGTCATCATCCCAATATATTAATCCAGAATTTTTTTCATCAATTCCAATTGGTATAAACCGTTTTTTCTCATTTACGGACATAAATTTACCACCCAATTTTAGAGAATTATAAATAAAATCAATATCTTGCTCCGGTGTTGGACTGTGTTGTATAACATATATTGCTGTAATTAAATCAAATTTATCTAAAAATTGTTTTTGTTTTTCATCTGATAACGGTGTATGTATAGGTATAAATTTTTTACTCTGTACATATTCTACTGCACTATTCAGCATAGGTTTACTAAAATCAAAACCATAAACTTCACACCCCAAATTACTTATAAGACCCTTTGGTATTCTACCAACACCACATCCAAAATCACCAACAACACAATAATTATAAGCATAAAAATTTTCTAATATCGTTCTAATAGTGACTTCTGTTTCCATATCAAATTTATATGACACACCCGGTTCTGGTGAAAGACATATATCTTTAGCATGACCAATATCTCTCGGATAAAATGCTTCAATAACATAATTCATATATTACCTTTTTAAAAAATCTTTCGTAGTATCAACCAATTCATTACGAATTTCCTCAAATATGTCTTCCCATACACCATATTTTTTTTGTTTAAATAGTGTAACTGAGTTATACCAATTTGATTTATTTCCAGGAACTACCCACGTGTAATACGGCATTATAGGTGTAACAACCCATGTATTTATCCCCATAGCAGCTGATAGATGTGCAACAGATGTACATGATGTTATTATTAAATCACAATCGGCTATTATATTCGCAGTATCTTCCCAAGAATTCATTGCATTCCGCATATCAGCAAATGGTAGTCCGTCTATACAATTTTCATCACGTTGTAATGAATAAAAAGTTGTATTTGGCGTATTATATAAATTTATCATTAATTCTGGTGGGAATCTTCTATGTTGTTCATCTTCAAATTTAGAATTTCCACTCCAACGAATACCAACTTTTAATGTTTGTTCTTTTGCAAAAAGTTTTTTTGGATTTTTTGATGTGATATATGGTAATCCATCTAAATCGTCATATTGCATGTTTAATATATATGGAGCAGACATTGCAGGTATCCAATAGTCATAATAAATGCCTAATACGACTTCGTTATCTATACAAATATATCCATGACGAGAAAATAATTCTTTTAATTCTGGCGTACATGATATTAAAACCCTTGCACCCATTTCTTTAAATATTTTAGCAAAACGAAAGTTAAGAATTTGATCTCCATAACCACCCTCACACCTGAAAAGGAGTGTTTTATTTTCTAATGGTTCATCTTTCCAAATTTTACCCGATATTGCTGGTAAGCCAAATACATCAATGTATCTACCATAATTGAAATATTCAAAAGCTTTTTTCATATTACGATGACGCATTTCATGCCAACCTAAATTAAAAAGAACTCTTAAATCATCTTGTGGCTGACTGCGTAGTATATCTTCGCTAATATCCACATTTCCATTTTGAGACGCTTGTAAAGCCATATCTAATGGATGCATTATTTTCTTTTCCATATACAAAACCTTTTATTAAAAAATACAATATAAAGATTTTTATCAAAAAAACAAAAAATTATGATGTTATTGCAATTACAGTATCATACGACCCACCAAAAGCAGCATCTTTTGATATAGATACGTTTGACCAATTTGTTAATGTTCCTATTTGAACAGGTGATGAACGACTTGTGATTCCACCATCACCAAGTTGACCATTAGAACCATTCCCCCAAGCCCACATAGTTCCATTTGTTTTTATAGCTATTGTTGTTGAATTTGCTCCAGTATAAACCGTTGACCAATTTGTTAAAGTTCCTATTTGGACTGGTGATGAACGGTTTGTGGTTGTACCATCACCCAATTGACCATAAGAATTATTTACACCCCAAGCCCAAAGAGTGCCATTCGTTTTTACACTCATGGTATATGAACCGTATGCACTCACCTTTGACCAATTTGTTAATGCACCAACTTGAACAGGTGATGAATATGTAACTGTGCTACTCAATCCCAATCTACCATTAGCACCCGCTCCCCAAACCCAAAGAGTTCCGTCTGTTTTTACAGCAACTGTGTGACTGTAGCCACACGTTACTTCTGACCAATTTGTTAATGTTCCTATTTGAACAGGTGATGAACGACTTGTGATTCCACCATCACCCAATCTACCATTAGAACCATTCCCCCAAGCCCAAAGAGTTCCGTCTGTTTTTACAGCCATGGTATAATCAGCCCCATGTGCTATTTTTGACCAATTTGTTAATGCACCAACTTGGACAGGTGATGAATATGTAACTGTGTCAGTATTACCCAATCCTAATTGACCATTTGCATTAGCATGACCCCATGCCCAAAGTGTACCATCTGTTTTTATAGCATGTCTCCAATCTGAGTTTGCATATATTTTAGACCAATTCGTCAAAGTTCCTATTTGAACTGGAGATATGTATAGTTTATACGGAATAGAAGTGGTTTCAGTTCCTAATCCAGTAGCTTCACCCATACCCCAAAGACTACCAGATGTATTTATAAAAAATGTTTTATTATTTCCATTTGATATAAATGAAATATTACTTATATTTGAAAGTTGTATTGGTGAAGAATATGATAAGGTTGTTAAAGCGTCATAACCAGCTGTTGATCCTCCACCGTAAACGTCACCCGTGGTTGTTAATGCTATAAATGGTCTATTAGTTGTTGTGATTTGGTATCTTCTCATCGCTGCTACTTTTGACCAACTTGTTAAAGTTCCAATTTGAACAGGAGATGTATATTGAAATCGGGAAGTATTGTATACATTACTAGTTTCATCATACAAATAATCCGTACTCTCGCCATTAAAACCGTTAGTACCCCAAGCCCAAAGAGTGCCATCTGTTTTTACAGCCATCGTATGAGAATTATCACACGTAATATTTGCAGTCCAATTCGTTAATGTTCCTATTTGAACGGGGGATGAACGACTTGAAAAATCTCCAATGCCTAATTGTCCAGAATTATTGTCACCCCAAGCCCACAATGTACCATCTGTTTTTACAGCCATGGTATAAAAATGTCCACACGATACCGATAACCAATCTGTTAGTGTACCAACTTGGACAGGAGACGAATATGTTGTAATTGTCTCATCTCCCAATTGTCCAGAATTATTTTCACCCCAAGCCCACAATGTACCATCTGTTTTTATACCCATACTATAATTTATTCCACATGATACTTTTGACCAATTCGTTAATGTACCAACTTGGACAGGAGATGATTTAGGTATTGTACTACTATCGCCACATTGTCCAACCGAATTTCTACCCCAACCCCACAGAGTACCATTTGTTTTTACAGCCATGGTATGACTAGTTCCACACGATACATTTGACCAATTAGTTAATGTACCAACTTGAACAGGAGATGAATATGTTGTTACAGAATTTAATCCCAATCTACCATTTAAACCCGCTCCCCAAGCCCAAAGAGTTCCGTCTGTTTTTACAGCTATAGTATGCGATGAAGCTAATGCCACTTTTGACCAATTTGTTAATGCACCAACTTGAACTGGTGATGATATATTGGAGTTTGTATTATTGATACCTAACTGAGCATTGAAATTACCACCCCACCCCCAAAGAGTACCATCTGTTTTTATAGCCATTCCAGTAAAATTAGAAGTAGTTATTACCGACCAATTACTAGAAGTGACTACTAATTTTAACCTTGCATATGTTGTGTTATAATCTAATTCACCATATCTTCCCAAACCCCACCCATATAATTTCGTAGTAGTTACTACGGGAACAGGAGGTGTTTTAGAAGCATTTATTATTATATTTTTAATCATAGTATAACCTTATATATTTTGTCCACCGATAAAACCCATGAAGTTAGTTCCACTATTCAATGAAATAAAACCAAAAACATCTTTTTTACCGTTTGTACTTGTAAGTGTTGGTGCAGTACCGCCTGGCCACAATATCGATGCACCCCATGAAACAACTCTCGCTGTTCCATCTGCGGTAAATATCAACACAAATGAACCAGCATTATTTGCAGCGGGTGGATTTGAAATAGTTAATGTTGTTATATTAGCGTTAAGGGCAACATCAAATACATTACCGTTTGCTAAATTCAAAGTTAATACACCAGGTGATGGTGCAATTGAAATTCCAGGTGTAGAAAAACGTTCTTCATAATCAATAAAGGTCGGTGTATTTAATGAGCCAGATAGAAATATACTACCCGATACCGTTACATTTTGAGTTAGTGTGTTTACAAACGATGCAGTTGATGCAAATGACGCTGAAGTTGCAAATGATGAACTAACGGCATTCAATACATAAGAAGCGGTTGTTGCTGTTCCTTGTAAAGAACCAGTAAATGATGTTGCATTCACTATACCGTTTACAAGAATAGAACCAGTTGCAATTATTCCATTTGTTGCTGTTATCGATCCACTATTAACGACTAACGCTGTGTTGTTTACTAAATTAGTACCAGAAATTCTTACTGTTCCACTATTAGTATATAAGTTAATAGACGATCCAGTTACCGTGATGTTGTTTCCTAGTGCGTATATACCAGTTGACAGACTTGCCGGTGAACTCGAATTTGCATCAAATGTAATATAATTAACATTTGCAATTGAACCACTTACAAATACTGATCCACTAATTGTAACATTTTGAGTTAGTGTGTTTACATATGAAGCAGTTGTTGCAAATGATGCAGAAGTTGCAAATGAAGAACTCACACTATTACGTACATATGAAGCAGTTGTTGCAAATGATGCAGAGGTTGCAGTTGTTTCAGTACCGGGTAAAAGACTAGTTATTTCATTCGTAGTTGAATTATAATATAAAGAACCAGATGTATATGATGATGCTCGAATTGGAGCAACATAAAAGCTACCAGTTTGATTAGCAACATAGTTAATCGTATAACTTCCACTTGCATTTATTACAATTGTTTTTGCAGGTTGACTATTGTATCCGGCGTTACGTCCAATTGCAATAGAATTCTCACCCAATGACAAAACACCTGCTTGATAACCAATCGCAACAGAGTAATTACCTTGGGCTGAAGTACCAGCTTGATAACCAACAGCGGTTGATCCCGTACCCTCTGTTCCGGCTGCAGCACCAATTGCAACGCCATACTCACCCTGCGAAGTTGCGCCTGCTGCGTAACCCATTGCAACGGCAAAATTTCCTTGAGAAGAATTTCCTGCATTATAACCTATTGCAATAGAACTCGTACCATGTGAAGTTTGTCCAGCATTATGTCCAATTGCTATTCTGTTGCCATTTGCATCTGATTGTACTTTTACGGTATTTGATAACTTAAATTCACCTGTATTTGGATTTATAGAAGTTGGAGTTGTTGTTGTATCTGCATATAAAGTTTTTCCAGAACCGGCTCCATCTACAAAAACTGGATAATAAACTGCATTAGTATTATCGTCGGTTATATTCATTGTACTTGGTGGTGGTACATTAAGTACATAAGACGCTGTTGTTGCAAATGAAGCAGACACTACCGTTCCACTTAAAAAAGATGCTGTTGATGAATTAGTTGCAAATGAAGCAGACACCACAGTTCCACTTAAAAATGATGCTGTTGATGCAAATGATGCTGAAGTTGCAGTTGTTGCAGTTCCTTGTAATGAACCAGTAAATGATGTTGCTTGTAGTGAACCAGTTATACCATACGAACCAGTAAGTTGTTTTGAATTTGTCCAAACGGAACCACTTCTAACCAATAAGTCACCATAAGAAGCGGTAGTTGATGTATCTAAAACATTATGCAGTTCATCTAATTGATAACCATTATCTATTTTTACAAATATAGAACCAACCGATGCATGAACTCGTTGAACAAAACCAACAATAACAGTATGGGTTGGAGAAACCGGTTTTGTTTGGGTATATCCACCATTCGTACTTAAATATAAAGTAGCACCCGCTGTTAAACCAATCGTATTTAATCCATTAACAACCCCATTTGTAGTAACGAATCCTTCTGTTCCTGCAAGAATTGTCTCTGTTATCATACCAATAGTATTCCGTGAACCTTCTTCGGCTGAATTTCCTGCCCTCTTAACAGAAATTCGATTTCCTTGTGAACCTGAAATATAAACTATTTCACCATCATTAAGAGTTGTTGCTTCTGCATTGTAAACTCTTGCAACTTGTTCTTGTCCTAATTGGAGTGTTACATTTCCACCTTTCAATCCTAAATCAAGTGTACCATCACCGTCATTCCAAACAAATCTACCAACTGCACCGGCAGCAGATGATGTTGTATAGAAGTTGAGATTATCAACATTGTTTATAGATCCACTCATGGTAAGTGAACCGGATATTATAGAACCATTAGAAGCAGTTACAGACTGAAGATGTGCATGACTACCACTTGCTACGAGTTTTTTCCAATTAGACAAAGGTAACTCCGTAAATTATATTAATACTTATAAATATTACTTAATATATAATTGTTGAAGTTTATAAACCAAATCATAAACAACTTGAACCTCGTTTCCCTTGAATGTACAATCGGAAACCAATTTTAGTAAAAACTCCAATTCCTCCTTGCTAAAGGGAGGAATCGGTGGTATATTATTATTTTGTTCTATTTTTTCGTTTCTATTAGCTAAGCCCATAAAAAACCTTTTAATTTTTTGTAACATAAATTTATTTATTAAGAATATATCCAAACACTATCATCAGCTGTGTTAATATACATCTCACCTTTACCATACTCTTGTGCACTAGGTGCGCCGGATGCAAGTTTAACAGTTGTTACATATTCCAATGCAGTAACTGATGTTGCATTTGTAGCAACACCTTTTGCAACTGCCCATCTACTGTCTCCAATATCATGGTACATTGCAGAACCAGATGCTAATGAACCCGATGAAGCAACAATACCTGCATCAAGTCCTATTGCAGAACCAGATGCTAATAATATAAATTGGTCTTCAATATTAACATTAGTAACATTAAGATTAACTAGTGTTCCGTTAACTGTTAAATCACCGGGAACAACCAAATGATTACCAACGGTAGTTGTTGATGATGCATTTCCAATTGATACAGTAGTTGCATCGGAAGTACCAATTGCAATTGTTGTTGCATTTGATTGTAATATATTAAATGTACCTGCTGTTGCTGTTCTGATATATGCGCCATTAACAAAAAGTCCACCCGCTGTTGTAACTGTACCGTCTGAAGGTTTAATTGTTAAGGTATTTGTAGCAACTTTAAGAGTTTCTGCACTTGTGCCTGTATTGTTTGTTACAAACGGTATCGGAAAACTAGTAGCAGCTGCATCGGTAGTAGTATTTATGCTATTTGCATTCGTAGCAAATGAAGAACTAACGGCATTCAATACAAAAGATGCGGTTGATGCATTAGTTGCAAATGAAGAACTTACACTATTGAGTACATAAGATGCGGTTGATGCATTAGTTGCAAACGAAGAACTTACACTATTGAGTACATAAGATGCGGTTGATGCATTAGTTGCAAATGAAGAACTAACGGCATTCAATACAAATGACGCTGTTGATGAATTAGTTGCAAACGAAGAACTTACACTATTGAGTACATAAGACGCTGTTGTTGCAAATGATGCAGAAGTTGCAGTTGTTGCAGAAGTTGCAGTTGTTGCAAATGATGCAGTACCTAGTAATGAACCAGTAAACGAGGTTGCACTAACAGATGTAAGACCGGTTATTGTACTTGCAAGTTGTAAAGAATCAGAAGATTCAACTGCTAAGTTAGTGCCTGCTAAATCAGTTAAAAGATTTCCATAGGTAGTAAATGAGTTAGTACCATCACTTGTGAAAAATTTATCACCGGATGTTAAATTTGTAATTTCAACAGTTGGAAATGTTGCGGTTGCTGTTACGCCGGTTATGTTAGTTCCATCGCCACTAAAAGAACCAGTGAAAGAACCCGTAAGTTTTGTTGCTGCCTGTGTAGTTCCAATTATTTGTGTTGAACCAACTAATACCCCAATCGATGCAGTAACTTGTGCAAGCTCTGCATTACTACCCGATACTATAATTTTTTTCCACGTTGCCATTTAATTCTCCAAATTAAATTTTTTGTTATATAAATAAATATGCGTTACTTGCAGAAATAACTAAACTTCCAGTAGAATTTATTACTGGTAATGAATTAGTAGACGGTAATACAAATGAACCGCTTATTGTAAGTGAGCCGGTAAACTCATGTGTATCATCGGTTGAATCCCCAAACTTGCTTGAACCCGATACTAATAGAGTTTGGTAATTAACTACCGATGAAGAAACTACATACGTTCTTGCAGTTATAGTTCCACCAACAACTACGTTACCGTCAAAATTACCATTTGTTGCGTATAAAGTTGCAAATCTTGGTGAATCCGATTCTCCTAACCCAAGAACACTTCTTTGTCCAGAACCAGAAATTATATTTGTTCCAAATAAATGTGTTAGAGTTTGAGTGGAAGATGAAACTAAACCAATTGGTTTACTTAGAATATTATTCCAATAAACAGAACCACTTAACTCACCACTTGTAACAAATCCCAAATTACTAATTTGTTGTGATGAAGAAATTGCACCATCAAAGCTACCACTAAATAATGGAGCTACTATTGTTCCACGTGAAGTAAGTGAGCCACTTAGAAATAAAGAACCTGTGAACTGGTGTGTGTCATCTATTGTATCACCGAATTGAGTTGAACCAGATGCTTTTATTGATTGAATATTAACGATGGATGATGAAATTACATAAGTTCTTGCAGTAAGTGTACCGTCTATGTAAGCGTTACCTAATAGTGTAAGTCCACTACCAGAAATATTGCCGAATGTAACATTATCGGAAGTACCCAAGCCAATTGAACTTCTTTGTGTGGATGATGATATAATTCCAGTTCCGCCTAATACTTGAACAGAACTTGATACAATTCCACTTGGTTTATTTACAAGTCCATTCCAATCGGAAGAAGTTATAAATCCAAAATTTTGTATTTGTTGTGAAGATGATAATGTTCCAAGAGCAACAATATTTGTTAATCCACTACCATTACCAACGAATGTACCATATACAGAACCAGTTATGTAAACTGAACCCGTGAACTGATGTGTGTCATCCAAACTGTTACCGAATATGTTTGAACCACTACTGAATGATTGTGTTACATTGATTACTGATGATGATATTATAAGTTGCCTTGCAGTTAAATCACCAGTCAATGTTAAATTGTTGAATGTAGGTGAATCAGTTGTTGCAAGTCCAAGAACACTTCTTTGTGCAGAACTTGATATTATACTAGTACCTACAAGGTTTTTAACTGTTTGTGCAGATGAAGATACAACACCACTTGGTAATGCTGCCGGTGAAATGGTTGTTAACTGAGAACCATCACCTTTAAAATAATAGGCATCAACAGTTCCAGATACAGCTAAGTACGTAACAAGAGACCCAGTTCCATCGAGGAGTGTAGAATCATCGGTTGGGTCAGTCTGAAGCAGCCTATAATACGATTCAGATACGTAAAGGCTGGTTAAATCTCTTTGCATACTTGGCAATTATTCTCTCTCATTAATTCCCATATAAATATCAATTATCTGAAACTAATAACCTTTTTTCTAATTCTTCTATTCTTTCCAAAAGATATTTTATTAATAAACTATGATACGCAGTTATTTGATCGGTATTAACAACAAGTTGAGTATCTTTCGGTGAAATAAATCCGTCATTATCTACTGTTTCTTCTAATCCTGTTTTTGGAACAGCACCGACCATGTGCTCAAATCCTGTTTTTATAAGTTGTTGAGCAGAATATCCTGTTTTTATTCCCTTATCTATTTCATCTTTCCATGTAAATTGAATTGAATCAACTTCGTTAATGAATCTAATTGCATCTGCTAATTTAATTTTACCAATTATATTTTTAAGTCTTTCATCCGACGTTGCATTAAATTCAGATGCTTGAATACGAGCAGTTGCAGTTAATGAATATGGATTTGTTCCAGAAGAAACTCCAGTTGATGTTGATGGAGAAAAACCTCCTATATATGAATAATATGCATATGCATATGTTGCATTAACACTACCAGTTATAGTTACATAATCGAATAAACCAGATCCAGTAAATGAACCTGTAAATGAACCGGTTGCGGTTGTAAGTTTAGAACCACTAGCATACACAACCAAATCAATACCATCCCATTTTAAGTAAGAACTACTTATAGAACCACTATTACCGATTAACACAGTAGAATTACTTCCAACCGCATTAAACTTAAATGAGTCTGGATTAGAACGGAATTCAAATCTGGAACCACTTTGATTAATCATCTGTACCGTTGCTTGTGGATAGCTAACACTTGAGTATGGATTTCCTTGCGTTATACTCCAACCATAATTTGAAGCAGTTAGTGGATAAAGTGTTGCCCATTCTATTCCTTTGTATCCGTAAGAACTTATATAAGAACCAGATTTTGAACCTGATATATTACCGTATAATTCTATACCACTTGAAGAATATGGTGCAACAAATGTAGAACCAGTAATTATATTATTATCACCAACAATGTATTGATTTCCACCCTCAATAAATATATTATTTACAGGCGAATCTATATTAGCCTCTTTGTAATCGTCATTAAAATACTTTATTACAAAATCCCAATATTCAGATTTATGATTTTGGTCAATCGGAACATATAATGTAGTTCTATTTGGTGTAAATCCCCTATCTATAACTTCTTCAACTCGTATATTCTGCAATATAATTCCTTCACTTATAAGGAATTTTAGTATTCCATTGCCATTATTAGCGGTATAAATTGGAATTGAAAAGTTTGATACAAAAGCAGAAAAATCATCGGTCGAAGTATCAACTCCCCCCAAATATTTTCCATACTCAGTATCGGCAAAAGTTGCACTACCACTCATATAAACATTTAATGTAGGAGTAGTTGTTATTTCTTTATCTATTAAATAATCAAATTTTAATAAGTACAATGTGTCATTGTATAGATTAAAAGCACTACTTCCAGTCTGTTCTAACATAATATACTGACTTGATGATAGTTCAGTTGCAGTAGTTATTGTTATACCACTAAATAAATTAGAAGAATAAAAAAATTTAGAAGCAGTTGGTGCAGAATTAATTGATGTTACATTCCAATAATCAATTGCAGATTTAGTTACCGATGTCTGAATACCCGCTCTTGTGAGATTTGTATAGTCTTTAAATTCACCTACATTGAAATCTATAAAATCCGATGAACTATCTATTAAAATATTATTTAGATTTACTCTATAATCATATAAAGTCTTATAATCAGATGCAGGATTTATTTTGCTCTTCCCCATCACTTTTATTCTTGAAACATATCCAGTAGATGGTGTGAGACCATCTATATCGATTTTAATATAATTTTTTATATTTTGTGTTACGTTTCTATCAGTTGATGATTTGTAGTAATTTAGAAGATACGGTTGATTATATGATTCAATTATATCATAATGTACACCGCTTTGTCCATAAACAACAGGACGAGAATCCAACTCCATCTGTGATGGTAGTTTCACAGAAACAACACTAGCACTATAACTAAAACTATTAGTCGATTCTGTTATATTAGGAAGATGAGTATTTGATAGATTAGGAAAAGATAAAATACCATTTTCAAAATCTTTAGAAAATGATTGAGAAGTACAAAACAGAATATTTTTTCCATCCAAATACTGAAATGCAGCACTACCACTTACTATAATATTTTTATCAGAAGTAAATTTTTCTTCAAGTATAGAATATTTTCTTTCACTCAATGATACGACTGGCTTGTATGTGTATATTATATCATTTCTATTCGGAGCGAGTAAATTTACATCAAGTTTATGAGTATAACGTACTAATTTATTTTTATCCAATTTAAAGGCGTTTTTACGTGTACCAATAAAAGTTATAGTACATTCACCTACGCTAACATCTTGATACACATATGCAGAAATTACATTAGATCCATTTATTTCCGCATAATATAAATTAGAATGATAGATGGTATTTCCGGAAGAATCTAAAATTTCAATTTCTATTGGATTTTCAGTTGATAATGTTTTAAAGTTTGGGTTGTATTTTATTATATTTTTACCAGCTGTAAAATAGCTTGGAGTATATGTTATATTAAAAAATGTAGGAGAATTCAATTCAATATCCTCGTAAGATACAGGTATTGCAATCAAACTTTTCTTTAATCTTTTATAATATATCATTTTTTTGTACTACCAATTTATTTTTGAAAATCCATTCTCTTTCTTAATTTCTATCTGACTATCCACCATATCCCTAACAACATCAATATGGGATATTAGAATAACGAAATCAAACTGAGTTTTAAGATACTCTAAAAACATAGAGAAACTCATTAAAACGCCAGAATCTAATGTTCCCAAACCTTCATCAATTGCTATAAAGTTTGGTCTTGGTAAAGAACAGACATTTATAAGTGCCGCTCTAATTGCTATAGATGAAATAAATTTTTCCATTCCACTAGTTAATTCAAGTGGCCAGAAGTTATCATCATCATACACTATATAAGTATTAATACTCTTACCATCTGTCTCAAAAATCACTTGAAAATCAACGATTTGAGATAAAATATTATTTGTTTCCGCTTGTATCTTCGGTAAAGCGTCACCTATGAGTGCGTACGGAATACCGTTTCTATTTACACATTTCAAATAATAATCATAAGCGAGATATTCTGTTTCAAGTTCTTTTAATTTCTGAATCGATTCATTACAATCGTTTATAATTCTTTCTTGTACTTTAATATCACCACTATAATCTATAATCTTTCCTTCAATTTGCTTTAACTCTTTAGTAAACATTAATTTAGAATTCTTAGAATCTTCTATAATTTCCATCAGTAAGGAATTTGTTTTAATAGATTCTTCATTTTCTTTATATTTTAATATTCTATTTTGAACATTTACCAAATCTTCTTCAAATCCTTTCAATGTTTCTTTATTACTATAAATATTTTTTTCTAAATTAAATACCGTTTTTTGATGAAAATGTTGATCGTTTTCTGACTTCTGTAATCTGTCTAGTTCAGTATAAACATTAGAATTTTTCTTGAATTCTTTTTCAAGTCCTTCAATTTCAGCAAGTAAATCATTTTTATCTTTATTTAATCCAATTAAACTTGATTCTGCTTTCTTTGCATCTTGAACAAACACATTACCAAGACAGAATTTACATTTTGGATCGTACTGATGATTCTTTAAATTATTTACTTTATCTTCACAATGTTGAATCTGAAGTCTTATATTTCTCAAATCGGATTCATTCTTAGAAAGTTTTAACCTAATTTCATCAACCATCTTTCTACGTTCTAACAAATCTTCTTTGTTGAACTCAGAAAGAATTAGCGTATATCTATCAAGACTTTCATTCGCACCTTTTAATTCATATTCAAGTGATTTCATACCGCGAATAGTTTCATCTATTTTTCTATCAATTGAAATTTCTTTTTCTAAAAGTGTTTGTAATGAATTAGGCGATAAATTAGAATCTATTTGTATTAATTTATTTTCATTGTCTCTAACTGTACTATTCAACTTTTCTATTTTTTCTTCAATTTCAGATTTTTCCGAATTCAAATTCAATAAAATTGTATTTGCTTCATCACGTTTTGCTTCTGCACTTAATATCTTTGTTGAATAATCCTGTTTACTAAACTCTTTAATAAGTGTACTTACACTTTTGGAATCATCGTTTGCTATTGTATGTAATTCTTCAAACAATTCTAAATCTAAAAACTGAGCAAGTAAGTCTTTACGTTCACGCTGTGCCTTATCAATAAAATTAGTATTGTTACCCTGAACAGACATTGCAGTTAAAATAAAGTCATCGTATGTCCCCAAATACTTTCTAATTATACGATTTGTATCGTCTCTGTCCTCACCATTGAGTGAAACTTTGTTCTCTCCATCTAAGTACCAAAAGTTCACTACAACCTTCACAGCACCCTTCTTGTCCTTAGTTGCAACCCTTTCAATGAAGTAATTACGTTCACCGATATTAAAACTAAGTTTACAGTTGAAGTTTTCTTTTTTATTATTCATTACCTGAATTGCTCTGTATGTTCTTGGACATTTATCAAAAATACAATACATAAGAGCGTCTAACACAGAAGATTTTCCACTTGCATTCGGTGCGAATAAACCATAAACACCATTCATAGAATCAAAGTTTACAGAATTACCTTCACCGTATGAAAACATATTATCAAACTTAAAATAGTTTGGAGTCCAAATTAAATTTCTAACAACATCACTATCATCAACTTGCTTGTTTACGTTTCTGTTTATTTCATAAATACGTTCTAACAATGCAGTATCAGTTGGTAACTTATTATTTTTAATGTAATCAGAAATTAATGTGTTCTGATATGCAATATCTCTAATATCACCTAATTTATTGTGTGAAGTATTTCCTGCTTCCGATGAACCACCGACTCTTTGTACTTTAACATCAAGAACATTTGCTAATGATTTTATCTCGGTAATGACTTTATGAATGTCCGAATTAGATGTATTAATTGAATGTAAGCGTACGTAATTATTTTTTGAAAATTCGTCTGGTAAGTTTTTAATTTTTCCATCTTCAACCTCAATTGTGTGGTAAGTAAAATCATTTTTTATTTCTACAAACTTCGATGTACCATTGGTTAAATTCCATTCAATTACACCGTGTTTTAAGTCTTCCCCAAAGTTTTGTTGTATAAGTGAACCTGGATAAGCAAAACGTTTGTTTGAATCTAAATATTGAAATCTGTGAATATCACCAAAGAATCCATAGTCAAATCCCTCAAATAAATCAATAGTAACATCGGTATTATGTAACTTCATACCTGTATCTGTTTCTGCTGCATTAATCGCACCATGATAAAGAACTATTTTCTTTCTACCGTTATCTTCTAAATCCGATGCTTTAATAAAGTTCTTAGTATCATCGAATACTGAATTTACCACAAAGTCTACGTTACCCATTGGATAAACGCCAGTTTCTTTGAAATAAAATAAATTATTATTGTTATTAAATGAATTGAAAATTGGAGTTAAAGAATCCATTCGGTCTTTATTATTCAAGTTGCAATCGTGGTTTCCTGCTATAAAAAAAGTAGTTGCTATCTCAGATAAATTTAATAAAAAATTTCTCGTCATTTCTATCAGTTCTGGACTCATATCTGTTTTTGCGTGAACAATATCACCCGCAACATAAATCAAAGTATTTTTATGTTTACTAACAGTTTCACGGCAATAATCGTATAATCTATTAAATACTATTTCATATTCTTCATGGCGTTTATAATTTCTAATATGTACATCAGCTATGTGTATAACTCTATGTAAGTTAAGCATTCAAAATCCTTTGTTTAATAATATCGTATGTATCGGTCTTCTTACTGTTACTCTTGATTAAAGTAAATGCGTTGAATCCAACTTCGTTTACATCTTTTTCTTCTAAATTTACAATGTAAACATTTATTCCATTTCTAACTAAATAACTTGAAATGTTTAATGCATCTTTTCTTGCATCATTATCCAAAGCAACAATTACTTTCGGTGGTTTACGTAGTAATATTTTCTCTTTCAATAAGTTTGACATTAGTTTGCCGAAAAGTGGTATAGTGTTATATCTGGCACTAATTGCGTCAAACACACCCTCGACTAAAGTTATTGGTTCATTCCAATTAATAAATGAATCAAAACCAATAACGTCTTTACTCCATTTTGGATTTTTATATTTTAATGTATCTTCTTCAAAAATAGAACGAGAAACAAAAAAATTCAAATTGAAATTATCATCATACGATGGAACGATTATTCTACCAGAGTAAGAACCATTTGGGCAATAACCAATATCATATCTAATCATATCGGTTCTACTGATTCCTCGTTTTTTCAAATAATTTATTGCCTGCTTTAACTGCATTTTAGTTTGTATGTCTTTTATTTTGCCGTATTCATACAAACGAATAGTTTCCGATGGAATACTCAACTGAATTTCTTTTGTTTGATTTTGGTCAGGAACATAAAGTTTTCTAATCTTTATAATTTTATCCAAATCAGTATAGTAAGACCTATCGACTTTTAATTTTTTGAATAGTGATGATATATTTCTACCCTTAGCGTTACTCACCCAACAATGCCATACATTTTGTCCATCGTTAGATGCACTTAAATCTATTTCTAATTTTGGTTTGTAATGGGAAATGAACGGAGAGAAAAAAGAGTAGTTATTGCCAGAAGTTTTGCGTCCTTTACCAAGAACTTTTTCTAACAAATTGAGTAAATCATAATTTATCATAACAACACTTTTTTATAGAATAGTTTATATCACAAATATAATAAAAATTTGTGACAATTACAAACACTCATCCAACCATTCTTTTGGAATATCTTTCTTTGCCCACTTCCAACCTTTTTTATCACAATACTGAGCGTATGTGGTTTTACTTCCTTTGTATAACTTTGCATTTGGATTTTGAAATACAAATCGAATATCTATTTCTGAATACTGTTCAAATATTAAATCAAACTTTAATCTGTCAGTTTTTACCCAGCGACCTTTTGATTCAATATAAAGTTTATCACCTGTTTTCTTATTAAGAATAAAATCAGGAGTGTAGTTGTGTTTTGTTGCTGGTTGTATATAGGATATTTTATCCGTTTCATAACCAAATTCTTTTTTCGATTCTTGAAGTGAATCATTTATATTGTCTTCCAATCCACTTCTAAAACCATTCTTTATTGCTACGGCATTTCTTTTCATTACATATCAAATCGTACAATAATATTCATATCAACATCTTTTCTTTTCTTTATTGGATTAGCCAGTTTAGCAAGAGCAACCAATTCGTTATTATCGGTATAAAGGCCAATTGTTGTAATATAAGGAGTGAAATATGATCCGGTAACGTAATCTTCAACATATATAGATTCACTATCTTTATCTTTTCTAATAGAAGGATTCTGTGTAAAATTAAATTCAGATTTTCTTATTTTACAAATAATTTCAGATTGATAAAAAGTAGTTGTTCCTCTGAATTCGCCATCAAACCCATATGTATCGTTAGAATAATCAAGATTTCCAGTTTGTCCCATTAATGAATTTTTATATTTTGGTCTTGGATCCGATACAACAACAAGTCCTTTTTTATAAAAAATATTACCAACTCGTGAAGTCTGATATGCATACCCATTTTGTAAGCTATTATTTGCAAGATAGCCAATTTCGTCTGCTGTTATAACTCTATTATATACACGTATCTCATCTAAAGAACCAGAAAAAGCAAAAGTATCTATACCGTTTCCACCCATGTAAAAATTATGAGTGTTCTGTATATTTCTTGTTATTTTACTATACTTGGATGCGTTTAATGAACCATCAACCCAAATTTGTAAATAACTTGCACTTTTTTGACAAACAACATGATGCCAAGAACGAGTTGCTAAAACACTTGATGTTAATTCACTTGTTTCTAATGCAGATGATTGTTTAAAGACTAATTTATACGGAGACGCAGAATTAGTATTTGTTATTGCAATATCAAACGGATAACGATCAATTGATTTCGTAACATCTTTATTAGTATAAATTAGCCGTGTTTCATCTAATGTATCTATGTTTACAATTCTATTTTTACTAAACAAAGAATTATATGTATTGATGTTATTAGACTGACTTATTGGTACATTTATCCAAAAACTAAAAGCAAAGTTTTTATCTTTACCAAAATTGAAATTTTTATGATTTTTTACTTCAAAATAGCCACCATCTAAAGCAACGGATACTCCACTTGACTGTGATGTGTCTGTTGTTGGTATTCCTGGTTGATATGAGATTTTTTTAGGATATATAATATCTATATCATTTCTCAACGGGGAAGCATCTAGCAGATAATCTACATTTTTATTTCTAAAATAATAATCTCTATATTTTTCGTTAAATCCAACATACAATGAAAGGTAGCCATTATCAATGAATTTAGTTTCATCAAATGTTGTATCTCTTAAATTACCATAGCCATCATCGACCAATGTATACTGATAAATAGAAGAAGTACTTTGGTTAGTTATTCTAAATGAGTTTTTTTGTATTCCTTCACCAAACACTTTCATCGGAATAGTCATCATAGAACCAGATTCAGATAAATCGGTAAATGTATTGTAGTCTGTTATATTAGTTGGTAGTTTATTTTTATCATAATCAGTATAATAATTATGGTCCAAGTAATACCATAGAACTTTTGGGTCAATACTTTGTGACACATAATGATTTTCGTATAATGAAGAAGAAATGTTCAGTATTCTTCCAATATATTTATGATTCTCTGGATATAATACACGATAAACTTTTATACCCAACTTACTATACAAATAGGCAGAATTATCTAATGTATTTATTTTCCAAAATTTATTTGATTCAAATGGCGTAACCGTATAGTCCCCTCGCTTTAAGGACTTATTACATATACTTAAAATATTTCCAGTTTGGAATAGCATATTAATTCAATCTCACTCTTATTTGAAATACGTGCTCATCATCTTTTGTTTTTAATATTGGCTTTGGTAATTTACCAATTGCAACCAATTCATTTTCAAAATTGTACAAACCGATAGTTGTAATATAAACTCTTGGATTTGAAGAAAAAGAATTATATTTTAATTTGTTAGTAGTAGAGTCTGTATAAGTTGGATTCGTTGAATAATTAAATTCGTTTCTGTCTACTCTACAAAAGTATGCTTCAGATATAGTTGTTGTTGTTGAACGTCCAAATAAAGATCCAGTTGTTTGTCTTACTACGTTTGGACTACATGAACCACTAATAGAAACAAAAAGTTTTCTCATATTATCACCATCGATAGATGCAGTAACGGTATTAAAAGAACATGATGTATCTAATACAGTACCGTCTAATATAACAAAGCCAAGCCTTGGAAAAATCATTCCCCATGCATCATCAGTTGACTCGCCATAAACACCATCGATTAATGAACCAGAAACTAAATAATAATAATCTCTTATTTCACCTTCGTTTAATGTTTGCTCAGAACCGTCTCCACTATCATCAATCAATGAATAAATAACACTTGAAGAAGGATTTGCATAAAAATTACTTCCAGTATTTACTAGTTGATTTGCACTCGAAGATAATGGTGATAATAATAATTCAAAATTACCTGGATCTAATCTATCTTTGATTAAATTAGTATCGAAATTTAATACATAAAAATAATCACCATTCTTATCATTCTTAAACTTAAATTTTCCCTTATTTGTATCAAAGCAATTCAACATATATTGTCTATATAAGGATTTAGCAGGTACTAAATCTGTCCATTTATCTATTATGTACGATGAACCAGATCCAGAAATATGAGCGTAACATACATCGAGTATATGTTCTGCATTTATAGTATTTGGATTTTCTGAATAAACTGGTAAATAATATTTTGAATGACTATAAGGTGTTGAACCAGTAAAAAAATTATTTATTTTTTCAGAATAGCACTCAAACAAACCTGCAGACTTATATCTAAGAATAGGTTTACTATAATCGGTTTCAGTAGATATTCGTTTATATACTAAATTGTTAGTAACCGTATTTTCAGTAGAACTAATCGGCACAGTAGGTGTGGGTGGTTTTATAGTAAACGATACACCAGTACTATTAATTAATATCTGAATGTATTCCCGTGAAGGAAATCCATTTGAAATCTGAAACAGTAAATATTCTTCTATCAGTTGGAGTGTTTTTTTATTTATTTCAAAGCTATGCTTTTGCACAAATCACCCCTTTAAAAATTTAGAAAAAAGTATTGGGGTATTGATTCGTGTGTTTGGTAACTCATCATTAATAGATGTATTTAATATAGTTGTATCAACACTTTCAATTTGTCTATCCAACTTTTGCTGTGCTTCTTTAATTAAACGTATATAATACTGAGCAACATTCATTTTATTAGAATTGTTACTAATATGAAATAAGTGGTTTGGTGTTTTATTGTTTGAATCCACCGATAATATAGATAAAAATAATTGCTTAGTATATTCTGAAATATCATTACTATCAACCACTGGTGGAAAATCTGACATCATTGATCCAGACATAATATCGATTATTTCTGTTTCGGTTATCATGTTACCAATTCAATCTTATTTTTATTAAAATATCGTTTTCTTTTGTTTTCTTAATAGGTTTACTCAACTTTGCAATAGCCAATAATTCTCTGTCTTTATTATAAAGACCAATCGTTGTAATGTAAGTCATAGGATCATTTATAAAACACGCATTCTTTATTTTACCTATGTTAGCAGAGTCATCATAAGTATATGTTGGATTGTTACTATAATTAGAATCACTATTTGCAACTCTCACGAAGTAATGATTTGTAGTTTTTCGTGTAACACTTCTTGCTTGCATTGGATAACCCATTGCAGCAGCACCACTTATTGAAGTAAATAACTTATAAGAATTGTCACCTAAAATATTACTACCAGTAACAGTATTAAATGTCAAATAAGAATTTAATTTAGAAGAATCTAATACTATAACACCGAGATTTGGATATACTTTACCATAAGTTGTAATCGCTAAGTTAGTATATATACTACCAGTACCACTAGAATGTACACCAGAACTTATACTTCCACTAACAATATCATAATAAGTTGTTTCTGTGTCTGAACATACCGTATCACCAAGTATTTCTGATGAATTATCTATAAGTGATAATATAATTGGAGTTGAACCTGAAACTTTAACCTTACTACCAGTATGTTGTGAATTCACTATTCCACTACCAGAAAGTGCAGCTAAATTTATTTGAAAATTACCAACATTTAATTGATCGCTTATTCCGTTTCTGTTAAAGTTTATAACGTAAATATCATTGGGTGTTTCAAGTGTTCCACTATTATAGAATGAATAATATTTTTCTGTAGATTCCATTGATAACAATCTATATTGAGAATATATCGCTCTCGATACACTATCACGATTATTATATCCAGTTGCTAAAGAACCAGATCCATTGTGATTACCGTAAGTAACAGCAAAATAAGGCGTCTTACCACACGTATCACAATCAGTTACTTCATAATAATATGCCGTTGAAGCAGTATATTGTGTTGAACTTGTATAATAACAATCAAGTGACGCTGAAGCACCAAACAATCCACGCTTAGTGTCTTTAACCACCGCAGTTAAAACGTCAGTACCAAATAAAAATGGATGTTGTACTTTATTTGCTTTATCAAAGCAATCGTCTTTTTGTCTTGTTGCACCTGTCAATTCTTGACCGTCTGTTAATCCGTATGGATTTCTTGCTATATCAGTTGGTGCGGTTGGTTTAGTAGCTCTCTTTCTTTCTTTCTTACGTTTATAGTATCCGTCACCTAAAATTGGGTGATCGTACGATAATGCTGGATAAGTAAGGTAATTTGTTCTGACTTCAATCTCTGTACATCCACATGGATTAGTTGGATCTGTCTTATATTCAGTTTCAAAGTCTTTTGTTATAAATTGTTCACACTCACCAAATGGATTAAATTGAATACTATCATACGCAATAAACGTACCGTCATCTGGCTGTCTGGATGGTATATTCAAAGCCATAACAACTTCATCTAATGCGTAATAATAACCATCAGTTGTTGTTAAAAATTTACCAGTATCGCTCTTTAATGCAACAATTGGAATTGAGTTTGGTAACTTACCATTTAATGCATCTAACATATACTGATAACCAATATCAGACTCTTTTCTATATGGAAGTTCTTGCTCAGTTATTCTACACTTTATTTTAAAAATACGAATTCTTTTTCTTTTTACTCCACGTTGAAATCTAGATAAAATACCAGTTAAACATGGATTTGTTGGTAAAGCTATTCTTGTTTGAATTAAAGAACCATCATCAAACGCTTCAAACGCTAAGTAAGGAGAATATCTTGTAATACCTTCATTGTAAATTGCAAGCATTAATCCAGTATCATCTACATAACCAGGAGTACCATCTCTCTTTTTGATAAGACCGGCAATGATAGGATAATCAACATAGCTAGATTCAAAAGTCTCGTTCGATAACTCAGAATATACTGCCCAATATTCTCTATTGGCACAGTCGTTAGAAGTAGCAGGTGGAACACCACTACCCCCACCACCTTGTGTTGCTGTACAATCAGATACACCAGACGCTCCTGTGCATTTAGCGTAAACAGCACCATTCTCTGTTTCGACTAGCAACCCACCACCAAACGCATTAGCATCTTTCTTTATGTCTGTGTCTGCCAAATATACTGCTTGATTCAATAAGTGTTCTAACTTACCCATAGCACCGGAATTTACTATATCTGTCTTCCATTGATGTGTGTGATCTATTTCTCTAATCTTTGCATCAAATGTAAAACTTTTAGGACTTGCAGCGAGCCATGCTGCACAATCTGTTTTCCAGCCATCTACAACAGGATTATTATTAACAAATACTTTTATATTATTTTTTAAGTTTTCATTTATATATTCTAAATCATTGAAGCCAGCAGCGTCAGTAACATTTAATGCTGTATTTATACCGGCGGATACTTCATCAAAATCATAATAATACTGCCAAGTAATTCTATCTTTATTTGGATTGCCTGGACAAGCATCCTGTTTGTAAGCGATTTTAGAAGTTGCTACTATTTTATCGGTTGCAATCAGTTCTGGAGTTGGGAATAAATTTTGACCTGATGTAGAACAACATCTCCAAATATCAATATATAATTGACAAGGTCCAGGTATTGTTACTCCACTAATAGAAGCTTTCTGTGTAGTTTGCTTTTGTTTCACCGTAAACGTATATCTACATGCAGCAACACCAGTTGTGGAAACAGCACCAGTTGTGGAAACAGCTCCAGTTGTGGAAACAGCACCAGTTGTAGAAGCAGCACCAGTTGTAGAAGCAGCACCAGTTGTAGAAGCAGTACTAGTTGTTGTACTAGTTGTTGTTGTAGCTACGTATAATGCAGGAGCATTTAAAAAATTTGAAATTAGTCTTTTAGTTTCGTCATACGATCTAATACGTAATGTATCATTAGTACCCGCTATTCCTGCTGGAGATGTCAATTCAGGAGAATTTATTATATTAACGTACTTGTCATATAATGTGGCACCAGAAATTACTCTTCCAAACAATAATATTGATTTAGTTGTATTTGCTTTCAAATAAGTAGAGAATGAACCAAGAGTCTGTGCTACTAAATTTTCATTATCACCTACAATTCCAGCTGATTTAGTTCGCCAATATTCGTCATAATCAGCCAATAATGATGCTAAAGGAAGCCAAGCGTACGAATCTCTCACTATAATGTTAAGAGTGTTTCCCTGACCATCATCTGGTGTATATCCCTGTGTAAAATTTTCAAATGTTTTCGCTTGGTCAAACTGTGTAAGCCAGTTTAGATAATTGGTGTTAAATCCACCCGTTGTTTCTATAGTGGGCCATGTAGTATACTTTGGAAAAGTAGAATATGGTTGATTAGCACCATAATAATTTAATGCACTAAGTATACTATTGGTGAAACCATCAAAACTACAACAACTATAAATGGCCATAATATATTCCTTAGTAATCTAATTTAACTTTAATAATAACTTCTCTATCAAATGATTTTTGAATTGGTTTACTTAATTTTGCAATAGCAAGTAAGTTTCCTGAATCATCGTATAAACCGATAGTAGTTATATAAACTTTTGGATCTTCTCTCATTCGTTGGAATTTTATTTTGTAATTTGAATCCAAGAAACTTGAATTTGTGGTGTAATTATATTCATTGGAATATATTCTAACAAAATAATATGCAGAAGAAACCACTTCACTCGTTCTACCTTGAAATGAATGTGTAGTTGGACTATAAGCAATAGCACCACTTACAGAATTAAAGAAACGATAAGCACTATTATCACCCCACATAGATCCAGTATATGTATTTTGAGATACAGTTGGAACGTAAGACCGAGATGTGTAATATGAAGCAGAAGCATCGAGTGCTTTACCATTTAATACAATAACACCATTATCTGGATAGAATAAACCCCAAGGTGTATTTGCATATGTACCAGTATAAAGACCGTCTTTCAAACTACCACTACGAACACTATACACTCTACCGCCCTGTTGAGCCAACGCTGTAGTTGAAGTACCAGAATCATCTATTAAAGTAATAATATCAGCGTTGGATGCTATACTAGCAGAACCCTTTCCAGTCAATTTAGAGAGTGACAACTGCCATGTATTTGTATCCATTCTATCTTTAAATCTTGAACGGTTTACATTTACAACATATATATGTTCCGATGTTTGAATTGTACCATCGTTGTACGGAAACTCAAATAAATCAACACCAGAGTTAAGAAGTAATCTTTTATATTGTGAATAAATTGCTCTCGTGGGGTAATCATAATCTGAAACATTGTAAGAACCAGTAGAAGAACCACTACCTGGATAATCACCATACGTAAGACTAAATTGAGACTCAGAACCTTGTATATACGATTGTGTATTGTAAACTTCATAGAAGTATCTTTTTTGAGTATTGGATTGTTCAGAACTCGTATAAACACTATACAAACCAAATGAATTACCAGACCATAACGGAGCTGAAACCAATTCTCTTGCACTTATATTTTTTGCATTATCTGTAAACGACTTATAAGTATAATTTGCCATACCTTTTAATACTCCAATTTAACAGTAATTGATAATTCGGTATTTGGTGTTTTTAATACTGGTCTACTCATCTTACCAACTGCCACTAAGTCATAACCGCCAGTATTATTCTGTACGTACAAACCAATAGTTGTTATGTAAACTTTAGGAGCATCTACAAATCTTGTATTAAGAATTTTACCTTGCGTAGTAGACAGTTGACTCACATACGTAGGATTATTAGTATGATTGAAAGAATCAGTTGGTATGGTTACAAAGTAATATAATTCATTTTTGTTTTTAACTGACCTTGCGGTAAATCCAACTGGTGAAGAAACTGCCGCTGCACCACTTATTGCTGTAAACAATTTATAAGCATTATCACCTGCAATGTTACTACCAGTAACCGTATTAAAAGAAGCAGATTGATTTAATTTTTCTGCTGATATTAATAGTGTTCCTTGACTTGGAAATACTTTACCATAATAATGTGGGTTAGTAGAGTTATATATACCGTTGGTTAAACTACCACTAACTAAATGTCTTACAATTGAAGTTTGAGATGGGTATTCACTTGCATCGTTCAAGTCATTAGAATCATCTATCAATGATATATACTTTTGTGTTGCACCTGAACCTGAAACTTTAACCTTACTGCCAGTATGTTGTGAATTCACTATTCCACTACCAGAAAGTATTGCTATATTTACTTGAAAATTACCTGGATCTAATTTATCACCAAATTTATCTCTATTAATGTTAATAGCATAAAAATCGGTCATTGCAGCACCATTAGAACTAGACATAATTAGTCCAGTTTCATTGCCGTCTAAACACAATAATTTATATTGTGAATAAATTGCTCTAGCTGCAGTATCATTTACATCACCACCTTGATTTATAGAACCAGAACCACTAACATGACCGTATGCTACTGAAAACATTCTTTCATCGTTACATGATAATGAAGCAGATCCCCATACTTCATAATAGTATTCAAGTGATGCTGTATTTTGTGTTGAACTTGTAAAAAAAGTTAGAAGTTCGCCAGTATTAGTTTCCCATAAACCACGGGCATAAGCAATTGTTTTTGCCGAAGGCGCTTTTCTAACTGAACCAAAATAACTCATAGTGTATATCCATTTATAACTAAATCAATAAAATATTATTTTTAATTTTAAGCAACTGCTTGTATTGTAACAGGAACAACAACTCTTGAACCGTAGATATTATGTGTAATAATAATTTTAGTTGTTTTTGGTGTAGAGAATGTTGTTGAATCATACGCTGCTTTTAATTTGACTAACGGAGTACTAGTAACATTTGACCAAGTTTTTGATAAACCAGATGTTCGCCCTGCTCCAATTTCCGTTATATCTAAGTATGTAGTGTCTAACAATTGTATGGTGTACGGTCCTTGTGGAACAGGTGCACCAGGCGATGAAGACCATTGTTTTGTTGAAACAGTCATTATTTGCTCTGGAATACTTTGGGTGCCAGAACCAACAATTAAAGTTACAGATGTTGGTGCAACTTCCAAATAAGGAATACTCTCAGTTCCTGCATCTAATGTAATAAGTTTATATTTCATAGATTGTGTTTCATCGGGAACGGCTTCTGTTATCGGAAGATTTTCAATAACAACACCCATTTTTGCATCACCAAGTGGATGATTCTGATTCCAAAGATCGTAATCAATCTCATCATCGGCTAAAGCAAATTGTGTTATATTAAATGCGTTACCACCCTGTGCGAGTAACTCTCTGCCTTTTTTTGTAAGAATTGCGTCTACTGTAACCGTAGTGTTGTTTAAATATCCCATTTGAAACTCCTTTTTATAAAACTTGTTTAGTACTACTATAAATATAAGAAATAAAACAAAATAAATTATTTTCTAAGATTTTTATTTATGTTTAATTTCATTAAATTTGTTTCTTTCTTTTCAGATATTGACACCTACCTATATCCAATGTTGGATAATATTCTGCCCATAAAGTTTCACATGGTAATAGTAAAACGATAACCGGTGACGGATCATTTAAAATAAACGAATTACCATCATATCCAGTAGGTTTCCACATAGGAAATGAAACAGAAGTATATGTTACCTTGCAGCCTTCAAATCTGTTTCTTCTCTGAGGTGTTGGGTAATTGTTAGGATTCATTAGACTCGAAGTTACATAATCAAATGAATTCCAATTTGAAGCAGCAATATCGATTGGTTCTGTAAAATAGAATTTGAATGCATCGTAATAATTATCTTGCCTATATGATTGTATAGATTCAAAATATGCAGTTGCCTTTGAAACATCATTATCAGTAAAATACCAATTACCATTATTATATGTTGCATTTTGTCTTGCATAAGTATTACCAAATGTAGCGTCTATTATACCAGAATAATTATAAGAATTAAAACTACCCACCAAATTAACAACATTTGATATTGTTGTAGAATATTGATTATATTCAAAAGCCAAAGATTTTTGAGACACATTTATAGTAGGATTAAATATTTGATATGTTCCAATTAAAGTATCTGATTGTTTATACATCGTACTTACTATATTTTGTATGTCAGCACTTGATGTTAGTTCAGTATTAATTTCTGTTTCTATATCATCAAATTGAGTATCAAATTCAGTTATAATATCAATTTCACCATCAAAATCTTTTATGTCAGATTCATTAACATCAAATCCAATTAAAACAGAAGTAATTTTTGATGTAACTTCCGATGTTGGTTTTGGTGTTTTAACCAATTCAGTAGTTTCATGTACAAATTTTTCAGGAGACTCAGCAGTAAAATCACGATATGTACTTACTTTCGAGCGTTCTAATATATTTGGCTCTATGACTAACCCAAGAATCTCTTGAACTCTTGCAGGCAATGTTTGACGTATTTGATCGAATATACTAAAATCATATATAGAAATTAAATTTATGTATGAGTTTATATCATTTTTGTTTTTATATTTTTTCCAATATTCACTTGCAAACCATTTTAACTTTGGATATTCATCTTTTTTTACGTTTTCATATTCACCAAAATAATCGTCTATCCAAGTATTACCGATTGCAGAATAAATATCTTCATTTATCATAGTTTGTGGTGAAAACGCAACCATTAATTTATTTGAATCTAAAGAATATCTATCAAATGAAGTTAATGCAACAGAGTTTTCTGGCTGTAAAGGTCCAATTAACGTAGCGGAATCAATACGCACTTTTTCAGAAAATGGTGTATTTGAACCAACAGTTGCAACAGCCATATTGTAACTTTCAACTATAGATTCAAATGAACTCGAAGTAAATCCATAAAGATTAGCAGATTTTGAAGAGCTATAAAAAGTTGATTTATCACTATTTGGGTGATTACTTTGTATACTTGAAGTTGCTGCAGCATCAAACGGTTTCCAAAATTTGAACTGTGCTTGTAAATCGTAAAACGATGAAGTTGGTGTATTACCGTTATATGACCTTGCAGACAAAACATGATCATCAAATGCTGATGATGTTAACTGATTTGTCCAGTATCTTAATTCATAAATAGAACCAGATAAAATATTATTTGTTTGTGGATTTGATCCAGAACCAATAAATAATTGTCCATCGGATGACCAGGCTCTGTTATAACTTCCACTTAAACTTCCACTAACAATAATAGAAGCGGATGCTTCAACTGCTAATTTTCCATATTTTGATGTTTTTAAAAAGAAATCATATTTTTGATTGGAAGCGGTTAAATCGGTTGATACACTTCTTCTAATCATAATGTTTAACGGAACATCATCATACAGATATTGGTCTGTAATTGAAGCAGATTTATATGCACTGGCCCCATCGTGCATATGGAAAGTTAAACTTCCTTTTTCTGGATCTGTACCATTTTTGTTTATACTAACATACCAATCTAATCTACTACCTGATTGTTTTTGAAGAACAGTTTGAATCGGATCGTTTTGATAAGCATAATTTATTTCTGGATCCATTTTCCAACGAAATGTTAAAGTATCTGGATATTGCCAACTACCATATTCGTTACTTACACGTTCCCATGGAACTCTTACATATTGAGTTTGAGTTGGTAATGGATATGAACTATGAAAGTTTAGATAATAAGTATATTTTGGAACTTCATACCGTGGAGTAATACCTAAATCTGCATTATCTGGACCACCAAATTCTCTTATAGTTAATATTGTTTCCGGGATACCATAGGCAGACAGTAAAGCTCGTATCGATCTCGCAGTACCTTTTGTTTTGTATATGTAAGGTAAATTATTAAATATTCTACGCCAAACTTCTTTTGTACGGTCTTCTTCAGATCTAGATAAATTTTTATCTATTGTTGTTGAATTAGTCCAAATTGGATCACCACTACCACTCAATCCAAGTCCATATTCCCATAAATCTTTTGTTTGTGTACCACTATTTAATGTCCAACCTAAATTTTTAGTTACTTCGTATATTAAATCCTGAGATAAGCCATCTTTCGGATGTTGTTCTCTTAAATTTTTCTTTAACAAATGATTTGTATAAAAATACATAATATCAAAATGCTGACCAATCATATTTACAAATGTTATAAATTGATCGTTATCATTTGATTCTCGTATATGTTCTGGAATTGCAAAAAGTAAACTATTATAATTATTTTTATCATAATCAGTTGCTACTTCTAAAAGAGAAGAGTACCAATCATCTACTGTACTCGATGTTATTGGATATAATTTATATTTACCTTCAACTGTAGCTATTGAATAATCACTACCTGTTACTTCATATTTTGGATATGGAGTTATAGAAGATGAATTTTGTGAAGTATAATAGTTACTACCAGTTGTTTCATAATATAACCACTTTTCAAAATCATCAAACGCACTTACTAATTTATCACGTAATACTTTAACTTTTACTTTATTAACTTCAAGTGAACCAGTATAACTGTTCAAGTTACTTAGTTGTGTATTATATGATTCTACTAATTGTAATTTATATACAAAATTTTCTACTCTACCTTCTGCCGAAGAATAAAAAACAAAATTTTCAAATTCTCTAAAATTCAAATTCAATTTAATAGAAGAGCCAGAATTAATATATTTGTTTAATAGTTCCTGCGACGTTTGCGCGTTTGTATCTAATAATTCATTCCAAGATTTATAGTCAGTTTCAGATGTAGTCCAATATCCGTAATCAACTTCAAAGTTTGGACCAGAAATAAATTTAGGTAATGCTAACTTTTCCTCACGTATTCTAACCACATTGTCTATATATGGCTTCATAATTTCAATTGAAAGCCAGCACTCAAAGTATAAATCTAAATCACTTGGTAATTCATCTAAAAGTTTAACATAGAAGTAGTCCGTGTTTCCGTCTGATGTTACATTTACAACACTTAATATATTATTTTGACCAAAATTAAGAATAACAGGAGAAATATATTTTGTGCCAGACATATATTGTAAAACAAAAGATGCTAAATTATCTCTTGAAACTTTATCTTCTGGATTTGTCAATGTTAATCGTAATTCTTTTCTGTTTGGTGAAATGTCAGAAATAAATAATCTATTTACTTGTTCATTGGTATTATTACTAGAATACCCAATAAGATTTCTAAAAAAATTATAAACAATTTTATAAGTACCAGGAACAATTTTAGCTCGTTCTAAATGTTTATGAACATCCAACAAAACATAATTTCGAGATGACCCATCTATTATTTTATTTTGAATTGAATAGTCTGCGTTATATAAAGTGTCAACATAAGCGCCATTATGTAAAAATACATGAAATTCAACATTAGTATTAGGAGTAGTTGGATCTTCTACATTAGATATACTTTCAAATTTAGGTATAATTATTTTCCCATTCAATCTATTTACATTGAATCTATTACCACGAATTGGATCGCTAGTAGATAGTATTTGACTTATGTTTTTATAGATAAAAGTTGGCATACTCTATATTAACCCCCCTTTGATATTGCATCGTTTAATGATGGTAAGTTGGAAGATTTTCTTATTCTATCAGTTTCTAATGTAATTTGTTCGAGTGATGTGTTAACTTCTTTTGCAAAACCAGAGAAGTTGTCTTTGAATGCGTCCGCTTGATTTGTAACATCATTACTTAATTTATCAAGAGTGTCTTCTTGTTGTTTCTGTAACTCTACGTTTATATCTGAGAGTTTATCTATTCCAACGCCTAAACGTGTTAATTCCACTCCCCATTCTTTCATAGAAGCCATGTATTTAGTTTCTTCATTATATAAACCTTCAATATGAAGACTCTTTCTTTTAATATCGTCTTGTAGGTCTGATATTTTATTTTTAAGTGCAGCAATAGAATTATCATTATCTTTTATAAGATTAGCCAAATTAGAGAATAATTCATTCTTAGCAATATTTGTTATGTCTGCAATATCATTTCGTGTAAGATTACCTAATAATCCAGGTTGAGTATATAAAACTTTTTCATAATCTTTAAGTAGTGTTAATGCTCTCTCTTCTGCAGTTATTGCAGATGGCATACTATCAAACTCAGATTTAATTATACGTCTAAAATCCGTTGTTAAAAATCTTTGATCAACAACTGGAATTTCTAATTGTCCACTATTTTGTTTACCACTATTAGCAGAGTAATTTATTATTTTATTCGTTCCAACTTCTCTAACTAATTCACTCATCGTGTTACCTTAAAGTAGTAATTATTATCAAATAATTGTACTGTATTTCCACTATTCATTTCAGTTTTTACAACTACTCTATAAAATCGTTCTGGTTGAAATGAATCCATCCATAAGTTAAAGTAACTACTTGTCCCATCGCAACTTATTTTAGAACCAGATATATCAAACGGTAAAATTATCTCATCTGTATGTGCATCTCTTACTTCATAGTATGAGGATGATGGTAAATGATAGTTTATTGTTTGATATGATTGAGTTGTATAATTTTTTTCTGGATATTTTTTATTTGCATAAATTCTTATTTTAGCTTTTTCGGTTTGTGCATAAAATTTGTTAAGTTTAACATTTATATTTAAACCGTCATCTGAAACTGGTTTTAAACTTCCAGTAATAAATATAGAATCATCCCACACCACATTTAGACGTGGAACATATATTGTATTACTATCTGTTCCAAAAAATTTAAGTCCAACTATACTATCCCGTAAACTTTCAATTTCATCACTAAACTTAATAAGTATACCGTCATTTTCAAAACGTCCAGATCCAGTAATCCATTTTTTAACGATGTTTGTAACATTCATATAAACATCAGAAGTTTGAAATGAAAACGATTGAGTACATTCTAAATTATCATAATCCCACCAAGTACCACCCCCCTCGTTTGTAAAATAAGAAGAAGTAACATCTGCTGCAAGGTTTACACCAAATAAAATATTAGCGTCAACCCAAGTCATTGAAAGATTATCCCATTCAAAATTTTTAATTGTAGGTGGAATATCCCATTCAGTACCTACTGTCTTTGATGTTCTGTATTTCCAAGAAACACCATTTGTAGTAATTGGATTATTTCCCCATCTGCCAGTTCCATTGGTCCATGATGAACTAAGTGGATATGCGTAAATAGTATATTCTTGTGGTATTTCTCGCACATCCGCTGTTACTAATGACAGGTAGTATTTAGCGTTACTTGATATTTTACCCAAATTTACATTTGCTTCTATATTCGATACGTCAAATTTTAGTAAAGCTCTTGTATTATATATAGAAGAACCAGATGTAATAGACTCATGTGATATTTCCAACATAGAATCTATACCCGTATTCATATCTATAGATTTTTCATATATAGTGGCGTCTCTTTGTGCAAAAATTGAATATATCATCCGAATGCCCTCGACCTACCAATTATATCATTATTGGGGTATTTTATTTCAAAAATAGATGGATCTAATGATGGAAAAAGTATTCCATTTTTTGTTGCTTGGTCAATATTATAAGCATGTGGAGAATAACCCAATGTTTGATCATATAAAGTTTTAAACTTAACATTTACAACAGTTTGAACCCCTTCGACTTTATCTATCTCGGTATATACATTGCTTATAACAATTGGCTGATTTATTTGCCATTTTTTAACATCAAAATACTTTTTTAAAGTATCTATACAATTTAATACAACACGATTACTATTTTCATCAGGTAAAGTTATTATATCAAATTCAATACCGATATTTATTATATAAGCGTCACGTAAATTTATAGCGTCTGTTAATATTCTGTGATGATTAAGATAAGTTTTTAAGTTTTCTTTAGTTGCATCATTCACAGGAATAAGTTTATTATTACCATCATATCCCAACGTATAAAAATTCAATCCAAAATTATTTTCAATTCTATCACTATTATAAATAGATTCACGAGTTAGTTGTGTGTCTTTTGTAATATATGCTTTTGCAATAGAACCATATTTTTGCGGTAAACTATATGCTCTTATTATATAATCTTCTTTTGTTACAGCACGATTTTGTGAAGCAAAATGGGCTAAAGCGTTTTGACGAATTTCATTTATTTCTTCAGATATTTTAGCTCCAGTTGCAGGCTTAGGATTTGTTACTGCTAAACTACCAACACATTGAAAACTAAGATTTGCGTCCAAACCAGTTTCATCTACAACAAGTGTTCTTGAAACAATATTGGTAATAACTTCACTTGAAACATTGTCTGTTATACCAGCACCAGTTGTATAATAAATAGTCAATGTTGTATTATTGGGTGCTAATCCATAAGTCTTGGTATATAAAAAGTTTGAAGGATCAATATCTGGAGAATAGTTTGGAGCAATTCCATTTAATGAACTACCAACTAAATCTGGATTTGGTATTAATAGTTCATCATCCAAATCAGCAACACCTGCACCGAATTGTATACTAAATTTACCTTCCGCGGTTTGTCTTGATGTAAAGCGTCTTGAGACTTTTCTTAATTTAAGTAAATATGGAGTCTCTGTTCTGTATTGACTTAAACTCTTATCGTTTCTTGTTATGTTTGGAGTTGGTTCAAAAATAGTATCCATCGCTAAGTAAGGAACATGATGCCATTTATTACCGTCTGAATCCATTGCATATAAAATTTCAATTAAATTTGGTTCATCCAAAACAACTTTATCATATGGTTTTGGTTCATTAAATATAAATTCAGTTGAATTTAATTTTCCAGATACAACTTTTGTTGATTTTTTAAGTAACCAAAATAATATCTCACCTGTACCTTCATCCACCTCATATGGAGTAACTTCAGTTGGACTAAAACTACTACTAAACTTAAAATCCAAATAATCAATTGTTCTGAATTGTGTTTTTGCATTATTATTAACATCAACTAACATTCCTGGTTCGATTGCAAATGCGTAAGTATAATCTGGAACTATATTACCGTTAATTTGAATCGATGGTAATATCTGAAATACATCAAGAAGTGTATTTGAAGCAACTCGATTCTTAGGCATATAACCTAACGATTGTGCTATGTTTAAAATATTTTCTTTTTCGGAAGCATGTAATATTAATGATTCTTGTAAAGTAACATCAGTATAATATGACAATACATCACCAACGTATGCTGCCATTTCTAAAAAAAGCATACCAGGTGACGTTTCGTTAAAATCTTGATAACTATCTGGAAAATAATTCTTTGTAAAATCAATCAAGTTTTGTTTTAACGAACCGAAATCTCTAGATAAATATCTAATATCCTTGCGTACCAAATCACTCATTATATATAGCCTCTTGTATGGACAACCCACCAGTTTCAGATATAAATATCTTAATGGGTAAATATATTGTAGTTCCTATTATATTAACCGAAAATTTTATACTAACCGCATGGTCTGGTTCAGAAACTCTTCCATCGTCGGTTAAGTCTAACTTTATTGTTAGATTTTCAACAGTTAAAAATGGCATCCATTCTGTGAATGCCGATATTATCTCATTTTTTAAACTTGTTATGAACGTATCTTCATCTGTAATATTTTCAAAAAGTATAGCACGTAAATTTGTCCCAAACGTAGGTGACATATATCGTTCACCTTTTGCTGTTAATAAAAGATTTCTGACATTTGATAATATTTGTACACGGTTTGTTGTACTTTGAAAAAAGACACCAGCTGGATTATTAAATGGTAGTGTAACACCGATGTATTTAGTTCCAGAATCGTTTCCAGTAAGAGATGTTGTAACAGATTCTTGCCGTTTTCTTCTATAAATTGACAATTGTTATCTCCCTTTCTTTTCATCTATTTTTTTCATTAAATCAGAATAATTTCTTGTTAACGCATTCATAACATCGTCTGGTACTTCATTTGGTTCAACTCCTTGTGGAATAGCACCGTGTTTATTACTTCCAAACGATTTCGCCATGTCAGATGTGAAATGAAGTTCGTCTTCAATATCATAACTCTCTTGTAAACTCCTACGAGTTTCTTCTAATAAATCATGTATAGAGTTAAAATTAGTCTTTTTTTGTTTTTTTATATCAGAAGTTAAATTAGATTTTTGAACTGTCTGATGTAAATCCATTCCATGCTGTAATTCTTTTATTTGACTTTTTTTACTTAACTGAGTTGAATTCATTTTTTTATCGATGGCATATTCAACCTCTTCTCTTATGATCTGCCGTATCGTATTAAAAAATTTAGACGTTTCCATAAAACTACCTTTTGTTTATTTAACATTTCATATAAATAGAAAAAATTATTATTTCTCAACTATATCGTCATATATACTTTTCAGAGCAGAATTTAATTTTCCTGTATTTTTTGATGTAATTTTTTTATAGTAATCGTTTACTGCAGGAGTTCTTCTAAATTTACCATTCAATTGTGATATTACTTTTTGTGGTTGTCCAGTAGGAGTACATTTTAATAGTCCAAATAGTCCATCTTCACCAAATTTCCAAATAGTAGTAACTTTAACTGTCATATCAGTTCCGTTTGCAGCAATACCACCATTTGTATTTCCACCCATGTGAACACACGTACCATCTGGATTTAAGAATATCAACATTTCCACGTGACCACCTTTACTTACAATAGCTGTTTCCCACCCACAAGTTAATAAGTGCCGTATTAAAGCAAGTCCTTCTTTAGTCATACCATTCGCAGTATAGTGATATTCTTCCCAAAAAAAGCAAACAATTGGATCTGGTAAATATTTTTCATAAACTGTTATTGGTAACTTTGGTCCAGAAAGTGTTGTTGTTTGTTTTATCTTATAATCCAATAAAATCGGATCACCTGGTCCAGTTGTACCATCTGGATTTGTAATTGTAGTTTCCTGATACTGATCAAGTAGGGTTGGGTCGGTAGATAAACCATCTTCATCTATTTGTCCTTCTACTTTTTGTCCTCTTTTAGTTTTTTTTCCAACTTTTAAATTTTTTGTTAGAATTTTTTCTTCTGTTATAACAGATTCTTGCGCTTCTGTTTTGAAATAGAATGCTCTAGCTCTAACAGCATCCGCACTTGATCTACCAGCAAAAGAAATTTTATCAAAACCAGGTACTAATTGTTCTTTACCATTTATTATACAAGCAGGTACTCCTGCAAAACCACCGCCTTCTGGAAATGGTATTTTTTTTGAATGATTCCATCCCGCTCCATTACCTGCTGCAGCTCCTGTTACAGATGTACCTTTAAATGCTTTATATTTACCGGCTCTAACATAAAAATTAGTAGAAAGTCCGCACCACCAAGGTTCATCTGCCCAAGTTGCATTTTTACCATGTTTACCACCATACGTTCCAATTGTAAATTCACCACCCTTATTATATACAGACATAGTCATCATCATCAATTGTTCGGTATTTTCTTGTCCAACATAAGGTACTATTGGATTCCATATACCAGTCTCTGGAAAGTTTAGAAATAACGGAACATCTATAACACCCTGTGGTCCCTGTGTAAATCCAGTTGCTCCACTATATAAAGTAGTTTCCGAAGCATTAAATTTATATGGAACAAAAAATTGAATTGGTCCAGCCCATTGTTCTAATTCCCATTTTGGAAAGCCCGAACCTTGCGGGTTCGCGTTAACGCCTCGATACGCCCAATATTTTCCACCTAATTTTCTATCGACTCCATAAACTTTTTTTACCCAAGGATTACCCGCAAGACTCACATTCTGCCATATAAAATTCCAATTAGCAACTTGGTAATTTGTAACACTTGTACCTGCTGGTGGTTGAGTATTACTTCTTGATAATTCTATACTTTTTTGGTCAGTCATTGCAGCACTTTGTTCAACATTTTCATCCGCCTTTGCAGGTGTTGTATTGGATTTTTCCTTAGCTTCATTTTTTTCATTTGGTGTAACAACAGGTGGTGTAACAACAGGTGGTGTAACAACAGGTGGCGTAACAACAGGTGGTGTAACAACAGGTGGTGTAACAACAGGTGGTGTAACAACAGGTGGTGTAACAACAGGAGTTGGTGTTGGTGTAGGTGTTACAGTAGTTCCTTGACCTACATTACTATCACCACCTCTATCTGGATCGTAATCTATTAATATAGTTTTTCTTTCAGAATTACTAACACTTGGATTTTCATCTTCAACATCATACAATATAAGATCTGCCATTAATTTCTCTGTTTTTTACATTAAGGATTAACTTCAGGACATTTATCATCACCTATATAACCCCAAGGAAATTCTACCGTATAACCCTGATCATCTGGTTTCAATGATACAAAATAATTTTTATTCTCCGTGTTCCAAATTTTTTGACGTGCATTTGCTCTTTGATTATTTTGATTTCTACCTTGGCCAGAGCAAATAACATACGTATACGTTTTATCACCAATAGTGTACGTACTAATATCTGGTTTTTTAACATCATCCTTACCGATGGAAGGATACGATGTTTGTTCATTAAATACACCACCATCGAGAATTAACTTTCCACCAATTTCAATTATTCGATAATCACCCGACTCTAAACCACCATTTTTAACACTTCTATCAATACCAGCACTATATCTATCAAATTTTTTAATATTTCCAGTAATGTAACAATCACCATCAATTAATGTAGGTAAATATGATAATGTTTTTAACTCTGCATTTTTACATTCAAAGTTTCTACACGAAATATTTGCAAGTGTTGTTGGAAACTGTGTTATAGGATTACTACTACAAATAAAATCACCATAATTTCCGTTTCTATCTCCAAGCATTATTGGATGACCTTCTAATGAAGTTAATTTATTATTTTGACAATTAAAACCACTAACCCCTTTTGAAAAAATCTGCGTCATTCCTGTTAATGATGTTAATAGATTTTCAGAGCAATCGAATATGCCACCACCTAATGTTTGAAGTGACTCACCACCACTAAAACTTGTCAATCTGTTACCAGAAATATCATATACAACACCGTTACTAATTGCATTTTTTGAAATATCAACACCAGTAACTTCTTTTGGTCCAAATTTTAATCCTGTTCCACTACCTAATTTATTATCATTTGCCCAAAATGCAAAACATTTTTCTGGTCCACCCGCTAAAGATTCTAGCTCATTTTTTGAACAATTAAATACACTTCCAACTACTTTAGGCGCTCCGTCTAAAGATTTTAAACCAATACCACTACAATCAAAAACAGAATCAACAACACCAAACTTAAATGGAAGTTTACCATCCGATGTAAGTGCCGCTACTGTAAATTTTATATCACCTTTCCAATCAACCGAACCATCTGATTGTATAATACCTGTATTTGCTCCTGTTATAATAGCTTTCTTTTCTATTAAACTTTTTATTAAATCTGCAATAGATTTATCACCTTGTATCTCGTCAACTGTTGTTTTTGGTGGATCAGTCGTTTTAGTAGATGGTTCTGGTGCGGGCGCAGCACCTACTTTGTCTCTCCATTCTGGATCACTTCCACCAAGTACTTCGGGTACAGACCCCAAACTATCTTTCAATTCTGAATATGGATCTTTTGTTATAGTAGTATCTTCATGCATTGCTTGTATAGTATCCGCTCCCAACGCCAGTTCGTCATATGCTTCAGTCATTAATGCAGAATTACCAAATCCACCTTGCCCACTTTCATCTTTTATCCTATCCCAATTTTTTGCTTTTTCTATAATTGAATTTTTTAATGAAATCGCTTGTTTCATAGAGTCTTCAAATTTTCTAGCTTTATTAATTGTCTCTGATAATTTTTTTACACCATCTTTTTTTGGATCTGAATCTGGAATAAAACCAAGTCCAACTGCAATAATTTTTTGTAATTTTGGGTCAAGTTTATCAAAATTTCTCCAGCTACTTGCACCAGGTGCAAATTCATTTAAGAAATCTTCACGAAAAGTAGATACTGCTTCATCAAAAACACTTTTGGCACTTAAATTAGATTTACCTGTAGCAACATCAGTTAATTTACCAGATACTTTAACTATGTTACCGAGATATGATTCTTTAACGCCCAAACTTCGTGCAAGTTTAGTTTTAAGTTCAGGTGGTAATGAATCATACGCTTTTGGACCGTTTTTAGTCAAATCATATAAGTTTTTAGTTACGGCAAAAACTTCCCAATATTTTGCTATTTCAAGTGGAGTTATTCCAAATTGACCACCTGCCTGTACAATAAGTGCTTGTAACGGTTTTGGTAAAGCACCAAAATTAATAGTATCAAAAATTTCCATAAATTGAACACGCTTGTATTTATCATATACAGATAATGCGTTTTTACTAGCTCCAAGAATACTGTTTACTGTATTTTTTGTTTTCTCTGAATCAGTTCTTGATACATAATTAGTTGCCGTGTCTATCGTTACATCACCTGAATTGACTAAATCATTAAAAGCAGATTCTAATGTAATATCTTGTACATATTTCAACTTTCCAAAATACGAAGAAAGTGGTGGTGTATTAAAGTCAAAACCTTCAATATTTGGTAAGTCTTTTTTATTTCCAGAAAGAATAGCGAGTAATGCTTCTTTAGGCAGGGGTTTTCCCAATGTAGTACTAACAGAAATTAATTCCAACAAAGCTGCTTTTGCCGATTCTTTTGGATCAATTACCGTTTTAGTTGAAGAAGATGCTGGTGGTACTTCTGGTTCTGCATCATCATTTCGTTTTACTACATAATCTGGATCATTTGAGTCTATCGGCATAAATTGATTCCACGTTAAAAAACTATATAAACACTTTCTAAAATAAATATAAAAAGATTTTTAATTCAGCTAATATCGTAATAACTATAAACGTTTTATTTTTATCTAATAGCCTGTTTTATTGTTGTTAGTTTTTGTTCATCAGTCTTTCCTACAAATTCTCGAAGATTTATAGTAGTTGTCCCAACGATAAATACATCATCTTCCCATGCAAATCCATTACCGTCATCCACCGTGTACATCCTATCAATTGGATAATTTTTTGTTATGTATTGTTCGCCATTGGGTGTCATAATATACTGAATATACTCTACTACCGTACCTTTACTTCTATTTCTTTTTTCATATATAACCCGAACCGTCTCACGAATTTGTTCGAGTGGCTTTGCTTCTGCTTTTGCTGCTGCTTCTGCTTCTGCTACTGCTTTTGCTGCTGCTTCTGCTTTTGCTGCTGCTTCTGCTTTTGCTTTTGCTGCTATTTCTTCTGGCGTTGTTTCAGGTGTTGCCGGTGGTGTATAAATCAGTTTGCCATCTTTATCTGTTTTATAAGAAATACTATTACCATCAATACCAGTAGTTGTAGTCAACGCACTACCATCTTCAAAAACAGTTTTTTTAGTAGTAACACCGTTTTCCTTAGTAGTTGTAGTCGTTGAACCATCTGAATTTTTAGTTATAATTGGTCCAGTTGGTGGTCCATTTCCTACTGCTTGTTTAAATAAATCACCACTAATCAACGCTTGTATATCTGGATCAAGATCTTCAATACTTCCTTTTCCATATTCACGTAACATAAATTGTGTAAGTCCGTCCCAATCTTCAGCAGCTACTAATTCTTCAACAGTTGCTAATTTTTTTATAATAACAACAATTCGTTTTATTGTTTTGGGGTTTGTTCCTAATGCAGAAGCAATAATAGCTTGAGTCGATGGTGGTAAGTCATTATAAACAGTTAAATCTTTCAATGATGATATTATTTGTGCTTTTGTTATTGCATTTTTTGCAGTAACATAAGTTCTATATAATCTCACAGATGTTGCTAATATGGGTAATATATCTCTTGAAGGTAAACCAATTAATTTAGCGAATACATCTTTTTCTGCATTTTTTTCTCTTTTTTGTAATGTCTCCACATCCTCTTTAGATATAGGATTTGAGCCAGATGGATTCAAATAATTTTCAACATAATTTACACCAGTACCAACTTGCCCTGCACTCCATTCATATGCACCCGCTACAAACCCACCAAGTGTACCCATTGCGGTTTCAATATACTTTTCTACTGATTCCATGTACGGTGTTATAACACCACCGTCACCAAAAAATGAACCAGCCATGACAGTAACCACACAAGTTATAGTAGTTCCACTACCATCGGTTGCTGTTATATTTGCAGTACCATTTATTATAGATGTAATTGTAGCACTATTTCCAGTTTCACTTGCTTTAATAACAGCAACCGATAGATTATCAGATTTCCATTCTATTGTACCAGTTCCACCCGAAGTTTCTATCTTCTGAGTTTTTCCTGCTTCCATAGATATTTTATCTAAACTAAGTTTTAGTGCCATATTACTTCTCTATTTAATAAATTATATATTAATTATCTATTATAGAATCTAACACATCCACTTTAATAGTTTCTTGTTCTTCAATAGCCATGTTATAACCTATAATTTCGTCAACGTTATAAGAATTTTCATCCTCTTCAATACCATCTAATAAACTAGCAGGCTTATCCCCTTCTTTCCCAAACTTACTAGGTTTTACATATTTATTAGTTTTTCTATTTTTTGCTTCTTCTTGATCCACTCCAGACGGTCCACCTGGATTTTCATTTACGAACGCTTGTTTACTTGGTAGTCTTTCTAAATCGGATAATAGAGTAGCTAACTGAGAATTAGCGACTGCAAAGTCTCCTGAATTTACTGGTGTACCAGATGGTCCAACTCCAGTTGGGTGCGTTTGAACTTGAATAGCACTAATAACATTTTGTAATACAATACATAAATCTGCCAACCATTGTATAGTTCTATTACCCAATAGAATAGGAGAAACCGCATTTAAACCTAAACTTATTTTATTGGATTCCAATTCAACTACTTGTTTGCCATCTAATGAAATTCCTTTTTCAGAAGAAAATCCTATACCTTCCTTACTAAATCCAATTATCTCTTGTCTTTTTGCATTAAGAACAATTCTATCACTAGAAATAAGAACCTGATTTCCACCCAACTCATTTTTTTCGTATAATGAAACTTGTTTATTTTTTATAGATGGTGAATAGGTTGAACTTGGGGTAAATTTAAGATATTGACCAGATGTTAACCATATTGATGCATCATCCACGTCTGGATTTTCTATAATAAATTCATTAAAAGGTGTAGACTTTGGATTTGTTCCATTTGAAATTATTAATATTGGATTTCCAGTTTCACCTAATCCTTTTTTCCAATGTGGTCTTTGTGGGTAGATTCTACGTTCATCTATTGTTGAACCAAACCGTATAGATTGACCCCACCTTCCTTCTATTATAATGTCACCAGAATAAGGTTGTATTGGATATACATCCAATCGTTCTGCAAACGCTTTATCTATTGTATTATCAACTGCTAATCTTGTTTTAACTTTATTTAAAATACCAACTCTTGATTCCTCTCTTGCCGTTGCATTATAAGGTTGTGTAGTAGTAAGATATGAAGTTGCACCAGGTAGTCCGTTATGATGAACAGAACTTTGTATTGATATTGGATTAGTGTAATAATATTCTTGTGATGTACCGATTGCACTATTATATGCAGTTGGTCCTTTCATAAGCATTACTATTTCCCCAATAATAGGAATGTTTTTTATATTTGCATCAAGTGCCCTTGCTTGTACAACGTCGTATTGTGTTTGAGAACCGAATGCTCCAACAAATTTACACATTATAGAATATAACTTTTCTTTATTTTTTCCAGAAAAATCTACATCTACAACTTCAGCCGGAGTAATCTCATACTCAACTCCATTCAGAACTATTTTCTGTTGATCCAGTGCCAATTTTGTTTTCCTCTTGTTCTACTTGAATGTCTTGAATTCCTTTTAATAAGGCTTCTTTTTCTTCATCGGTCAAGAATGAGGAAGATTCCTCTGTTTTATTACTTGTAGCACGTTGTATAACCGCTGCCAATTTAACTAAATGTTCATCATTCTTAACTGACACTTCCATTAAGTCTTTGATAGAAGGAACTAACATACCCGCATCACTTATATTTGTTATAAGTGGTTTTAGGTCTGCAATCAATAAATTTAATTGCCGTTCCTTTTTTTTCTGATTGTCATAAATGTCTTTCAACAAATCAGAAAACTTTTTATTTCCGAATAATTCTTGGTCAAAGCTCATATTAATAAATATGTTAGTTGTTAATAATGTCTTGTATATCATACCAAGACATATTTTCTATATTGTTTCCGTCTCTATATTCTTTATATAAACAAGAATAAATTATTTTTATTTTGTTCATAACATTTGTTATATATTGAGACTCCACACCAGTTCTTTCACGAATTAAAATATAAATTGCTTTTTTATTATAATTTTCTATAGTATCACGAGTTTTGAATAAATATAAAATCGTATCAGCAACCTGTATATCTCTATTTTTAGAGAATAGAAGTGGTAAATATTTTTCAACCACAGAAACAAATAAATTTATAAAATCATTTTTCTCTTCTATTAAATCCGTTCTTATTTTTTCGTTTATAATATTCCGCTCAGTATCAATATTAACCATGTCCTGACTTCTTTTGAAATGATAATAATTTTTATTGTTTTCTGCAATTAAATAATTCTTAGCAACTATAGAAAAATAGGAAAAAGCTTTACCACTTTCTGCTTTATATTTATTAATTTTTTCATGTAAAAAAGTAACAACTTCGTGTTTAACATCTTCATGTGAAACATCAAAATTATAAAACTTGAATCTGTGTATCATAATCTCTGCAAGTTTATAAAATGCAGGATGAATCTTTTTGGTATAAATTATATTACGTTGTATATTATCATCCGTAGTATTGTACTCAACAATTGCGTCTTCCGTTTCTTGAGTAAAGTACATAGTTTGTTTTACTTTTGGTATAATCATACTCAATAATCCCTTTCAAATTTTGTATTAAATTTTTGTTTTTCAAGAATACTTGTTTTGTCATCGCCCATAGGTTCTTCACCGAAATAAACTGTAATATCATTTACAATATCTTTCATTTCTTTAAAGAAATAGCCAGTTTCGTCGTCTGCTTCAAACGAACCAATTCTATCTAATTGTCTTAAATAAGATTGTTGAGATAGTATTCTAGTTTTCAATTCTATTAAAAATTTTTCATTTTTAAGTAATTCATCTACCGAATTTTCTGCCATCTCCTCCATCGTTTCAAATTTTTTTAAGAGATTCACATTTATGTAAATAGAAGCAATTAGTAATATAACGGTTATATAAAACAAAATAACCATAACTTATCTCCTCGGATGTTTTGATTGAATAATTGTATCAATAACACCTAATTCCAATGCTTCTTTCGGTGAAATATAAAAATCTTTAATTGTAGTTGTTTTCCACCATTCAACGTCTTTTTTGGAATTTGTATGCATAATATCTAATAAAATGTCTTCTAACTTTTCCATATGCTGAACATTTGCCTTCATATCAGACGATTTACCGTAAATATCGGAGGACATTTCGTGGAACATTATTGTACTGTTTTTAGATGCTGCACGAACACCTGTACCGGCACATAAAATAAGAGCAGCGGCTGACATTGCGCATCCACGTACAATTGTATTTACTTTAACATCTAAACTTTGAATGTAATCAATAATACCTAACGCTTCGTATACAGAACCGCCAGTTGAATTAATAACAAGGTTAATTGGTTCATCTTTTTTACTTTCTTCTCTCATATGTAAAACTGCTCTAATCCGAGTAATTAAATCATAAAGAGTACCATCCATAATTTCACCAAACAAAAGAACACTTGAAGCATTTACGTCTATACCATAATCCATTTGAGTAGTTGCTTCTTTCCATCGTAAAGGAATATCTTCTTCTTGCTTTGCATTTTTTTCAATTTTATTATTTTCTACACTAACTCCGTCATCATAAAAATCTTCCATATAACTACTCCAGTATATATAATAATAATATTCTATAAAGAAATTCCTCTTCTATAAGATTGAATTGGAGGTTCTCCATAGAATACATGCTGTTCATCTTTATTAACTTCAAAGATACTCATTTTTTCCTCATTTTCCAAGTCTTTTTTTTCTATAACCGTATCTATATCAACTACTTCCGTTATTTCTTCAGTTGGAACAGTTTCTATTTTGGAAACGGTTATGGCATCTGTTATTTGGGATTCTACGTTTATCCGTTCTTTTTCTTTATGTCTTAAATGATTTGCAGCAATTATTAAAGAAACCGCCAATGGGTCAAACACAGAAACAAGAACAAGTATAAACCAATTTGCAATTACGTCCATTGGTTTTCCTGTTAATCTACTCAAATAAAGTAATGGACCAATTTCAGAACTAAATGTTGAATTTTCCAATACTAATTTATCTTGTTCTAATAAAGCAACCGAATCTGATAAATTAATTGATTTCTGATTTAATTGAGAAATTTCGCCATTGAGTGTTTGTGTGGATTGATCAACTGATTGAATATTTTTTTGTAAACCGCGAGTTCCTTGCTTCTGAGTTAATTGGGAATTCAATGAGTTTTCTTGTGAAAGTCTCAGTCTATCGTATGAGGAAATACGTTCAGTTTTTTGTTTAACCAATGTATCTATTTGTGTTTTTTGTTCCGTAAATATTTTTTTCTTTTGTTCAAGAAGAGCAATTTTATTTTGTGTTTCATAAATAGATTTTGCTGTTTCTTGATACGAGTTGGTAAGATAACCATATACACCAACAGAAGTTAATATCATTAGTACCGCTGCGGATGACATTAAATAAAACTTAAATAAAAGTTTAAGTGTTTTGAAGTGTTCATGTAAAAATGTTATAACAACTAACTTGGAAAATTCAAGCATTGTAGCCATTCCTATGATTGACCATGAACCACCAGAAAATAATTTGGATATTCCGTATATAGAATAATATCCAGAAAAAGATGCTAAACCTATTGCACAAAACCAGATAAGTGTCTGTAATGACAATAATTTGGATTTCATCAAATTCTCACTATGGTTCTAAATTTCTCATTAAACCAATAAGTTCTTCACTTATTGATAAATTTGTAAGATACGCAACACCTTCTTTTTGCATAAGTTGTATTAATTTTTTACCAACTTGATTTTGCAATGGACTTTCCAATATACTTTTACCTTTTCTAAAAAGTTGAAGCATCAAATCAGAATATTCTTCTGAATCAGAACTGTATGATTTGTTATTATCAACTACATGAAAGTGTTGATTTCCAAAATAGCTTTGGAAAGCACCAATGTTATGTTGAACTTCTTCCCATTTCTTTGCTACTATCATTGGTGGTACTTTTCTTGGACGCATTTGATTTCTTTGTTGAGCTATATCTAATGAAGTATTTACCATTACCATGTCAACATCATATCCCAATGAATGTAACATACTTGAAACTCTCTGAATTTTAGGTAAATCTGCACCAGTTCCATCGATAAAAACAGGTAAACAACCGTTAACTATCTGAAAAAACTGATTTGAAGCCATTAATTTTGCTTTTTCTCTCTGAAACATCTGTGTAGAATATATATCAGAACCAGGGTCCATTATCAATGGAAGATTGTTTTTTTTCAATAAAAACTCGTAAAAAGTGTCAGAATTAACTACTTTTACCCCAAATGGACTGATTCCACCCGCTGTTGTACCTGTTAAAACCCCCAATACGAATCCTTTACCAGATCCAGGTCCACCGCCAAGAAACACTGCTTTGAATATGTTCTTGTCATGCACACTTTCTTTTAGTATACCTTCTATTATTTTTTTTAGCTTAATCATAGCTCTACCGATTGTTTTAGAATATTACGAATAAATATAAAAATTTTACTTTTTAATCATTTTTAGAAGTGTCAACTCTTTCTGTTTTGTCTCTAACATAACATCAATATCTAACCCATACGTGTTTGGTAATGTATGTATATAGTCTGAATGTGCTTGTGGTTTTATCTTATCGTCATTCTCATGAAGTGCTTTACTTTCTGAGTAGTGTACAACAGGTTTTACAGTACCCCACGTCGATGTGGCGAGTCTTAATGCATCTTCCTCTGATAAGTCACCCGTACAGAATGTATGGTGGTGGTAATCGAATACAATAGGAATACCGATGGTGTTATGAATCTGCGTTAAGTCTTTAACGGAATACATACTTGCTTTATCATCGTTCTCTACTGTTAGTCTTAATTTAACAGAATCAGATAACATATCGAATTTACGGCAGAAGCGTTCCATAGTTGTTACTTTGTCACCGTATGTGCCGTTACAATGTATGTTAATTTTGTTGAACGGTGTTTTAGATAAATTCATTAAATCAAATATTTTACCATGTGTTTCTAAATCAATAATAGTTCTTCTAACTACATCGTCATTTGGAGAACCTAACACATTGAATGGACCAGGATGGCAAGTGATACGTATATTGTTTTCTTGTACGAATTTACCGATACGTTGAAGTACAATACGGATTAAATGAATTTGCGGTAAAGTTTCTAAGTCATACTCAGAAGCCCAAGGAAAAATATCAGATGAAACACGAAAGAAATAAATACCGTTCTTTACGTTCCACTTGAGAATCTTTTCTAAATCAACAACATTTTTATATGCAAGTTCAGAAGCATAACTTACACCTTTAGTTAAAAAAGTTTTTTTAATCATAGAACGATTAGTGGTAATTTTTTCTTTACCCAATGTCATGTTAATACAAGCGTAGCCAAGCATAAAAAATCCGTATAAAGTTTTAATACAACAAGATACGGATTTTATTAGAATTTTGCTATTGCTAATATGGTTTGAATTTGTCTATCACCACTTGAATTAAATCTTGAGTCTGGAACTTTATCAGCAGTTTTCTTACTTAATACATTTATATTACTAATCCGATCAACCCTAAGTAATTTCCAACCAGGAATCTGTGTTGTTGTTTTTCCAGTTGTTTGCCATACTCGTAAATATTTTTTACCATTGGTTAACCCAAAACAAACAGGAATAATTCCAGTTCGCCAACCAGGTGAGTTTTCTCTATCACCCTTATAATAAAGTGCTAATATTTTTTTATCATTAACAGCATTAACCAAAACAGAATCTTGAGGAGCTGCTTCAGTAAGTAGTAATATTTCGGTTAAACTTATCATAACCATAAATATATAAAAATAAAAAACCCCCAACCAAAGTTGGAGGTTATTTAGGGTATCATCCCTTTTCCCATTCCGTAGGAATTTTTTATGATTTTTTTCGTTCACATGGTAGTTGGCCAGTTAACTTCCATTTATTAAAAATTACCAATTGTTCTTCAGTAAGTAAACCTTCAATCAAAGAAAGTGTTGTTTCATTGCATTTTTTCATATTAACTTGAAATGTAAGTTGTGTTTCTTTAGCAAGTTTACCATATTCTTTTCTAATGGATTCAACTTGCTGACGTACTAAGGAATCTTTTTCTAAACCTTTGTATTGAGCCAACTTTTCTGCTTGTTGTTTTCTCAATGATTCCATTGTTGTTTTTAATTTTAACTTACATTCTTTTTCACAAGTACGAGCTTCTGATAAAATAAATTTAATTTTATTCATTTGCTCTTGTGAAAGATTCAAGCAAGGTAAAACTGCTTCTAACGGAACTCTTTTTTGCATTCCAATCGAATCTTTTTTTATTGAATCACGTAAATCAATCGGTGTTCTTTTTTCAAATGCAGTTGTATCTTCAACTTTTGTTAATTGTTCTTGACAACCAACAACCAATAATAAACTTAAAACCAAAATCTTCATATAGTTTTTCATAACTACTTCCTTTAAATAAAAAATTAAAAATCAATTGCTGGATTTCCACTCATACTACCTGAGTATGTACTCGTATGCACTAAACGAATTGCAAGTCCCATCCCAAATGGTGTATTTATCTTAACAACATTATCGTTTGACCAATATAAACGAGTTGCAACTGCCGCTGCTGCTGAAGCTGTTGTTGCTGTCCAAAAATTTGCACTCCAACCAAAATCGTATTGTTCTGCATTTTCTTTCATATAACCATTTGGATTTCCACAAAAGTTACTTTCATTACTACCATTACCAGAACGTTTATTAAGAGTTGACCAATTAATATTATTTTTTAATAAATTACCGGCTGCTTGTTGACCACCTTCTGCAGTAATCAATGTGTTCCAATCACTTTCAGTTGGAACTCTAAATCCTGTTGGAGCAATTGCTGCATGTGAACCAGATACGGCATACCAATTATACAATTTTCCGTATTCTTCTTCCATACCTTCGTCGAAATCATAGTAACACCAACCAGGTGTACCATTTTGAGAATATGCTTCCCATTGTTCTGAACTAGAAACTTCTGCGATGGCTGTGCCATCTTGAAAAGATTCTACTGCAAGATTTTCTTTAAACCAATATTGTGAACCTATTTGAACAATAGCCATCAAATTCTCCTAACAATTTTAATAATCATGTATTATCTATAATAAATATAAATATAACCGCAATAACCAAAAAACTATTTTGTTCTTGTACTTCTTGTCTTTTTTGGTGGAGATGTAATTGTTTTTATATTATGATCTTTAGAAAGTTTTTTTACATTTTTTCTTTCTATTTCATCAGAATGATGAACTAATGCAGAAATAATTACTTTTTTATCAGTCAACTCTTCTAAAACAGAAATAAATTTACTTCTATAATATAACCAAACACCAATAACCCCAACTAAAAATGGTATTACCGAATTAACGATAATCATTAAAATTGAATTTCCATCTAACATAACCTTTACTCCGTAGTACGTATATAAAATATATAATTATTTTCTGAAATTTTTTTCACACACACATGATTATATAGTGATGTAAAATGTTGAAATAGATAAACCATACTATATCTGTAAACAGGTGTTGGAAACTCTTTTATAGAAAAAACAACATTTTTTGAAAATTTAAAACATTCTCTTATTATAGTGTCTATAAATTGATATTGTCTTTCACTATACAATGGTTTATCAAAAATACCAGTTATTATAGACCAATCATATTGATTATAATCATTATTATCTATAAATTCTTGTATTGATTCTTGGACATAACTCCAATTGTGAGTTTTTTCTAATGGTTCATTATCTACAAATATATTATGAATATCATCACTAATATCAACTGCTGTGTACTCAATATCCAATCCAAATTCATCAATTTTATTTATAAAGTTTAATTCTTTATCGCATGCTCCAAAATGAACCACTCTCTCATTTTGGCCAATTCCACAATAAATAATTTCATCGGCTGTTCTAATTACGTTTGTTATTTGTTCCATTTTAGCGCTTCCGAAATGTTAGGAAAATTTATAATAAATATGTCTTTAATGTCATTCGCAATAATTCTGTGTTCAAGTTGTGTATCTTCTGAACACCGTAGATCAAGATAGTGAATCCAACTACGAATAGAACCTTTCATATACATAGTTGTTTCAGTTGCTAGTGGAAGAACATCACGAGCAGTTTCTCGTGATACACCATCATCAATTAAGTATTGATATAGTTCTTTACTTTTTTCTAAATGGTTATCAACCATTTTACTTAAAGTAGAATCTAAAATAATTTCTTCTGAACTTTGTCTGTTTGTTTTTCCTTGTTTACGCAATTCAATTGGTTGAATGTCTGTTGCTGTTGAATATCTTTGAGAAAATTCTTGAAAAGAAAAACTACGGTGGCGTAAAATTTGAGCTGCAATACTTCTGCGAGTAACTATCGAAACTGTCATGTCTACCATTTCAAAAGGCGACCAATGCTTATGCTTAATTAAATAACTTAGGAGTTTAGACGATGAATCCATATTCATCTGATTAGACGGATTACTAACTCTTGCACAATACGAAATCAATTCTTCTGCCGTTGTTAACCCACTCATCGTTGGAAGAGTAATCGAAACTAATTTTACGGACATAACTTATTTTTTACCTTTATCCTTCTTTATTTTTATCAATTTTATATAAATACCACTAGTGTCTTCGGATATAATTACCGAGTGATTTCCTGTGTATAATACAAGTGTTAACCACTTTAAAAATTTATTTATATCTGTACTAATTGGATCACTTAAATTTTTATCATTTTCATTTTGTGTTTTTTTTTCATCAAATGAATCATAACTATCTTCTTCCGACCAATCTTCACTAAAATCTTCATCTTCATTATCATTATCATTATCAAATGGTGATGACTTTTCATCTTTTGTTTTTTGTTTTATTTTTTCTACAATATCCTGTAGAATTAAAGAATCATATATTTGATTAAATCTATCAATAAATTTATTTTTTTCTTTGATTGATATTTTTTCATCAGTTACACTCTTTAAATCAATCTGAAAATAATTTAGCATAGATTTAAGTTTACGTTCTTGCTTTGTCATTATTTTGCCTTTTTATAGTGTCAATAACTTCAACATATTCATAATTACCATGTTGTATTTGTACCATGGAATATCGTTTCAGTTCGTTACAAATTTTTTCGTTTGATCCATAATTACTTGCAATATTAAGCATTGTGTTTTTTAATGGACAATTTTGTTTAAATATAGTAATTGGTGTTCTGGAAATAAACCACATACTTATAAAACCGATAATGAATGAAGTAACTAATTCCATTTTCATCTCCAATTTATACAAAATTTCCTTTTCAATAAATAGAATACAAACAAAAAAACGAGAGAAAAATGGTCGGTATATTTAATATCTCTCGTTTATGTATAACTGAAGATTATACTGAAATTCCTTTATTCTTTAATTCAGAACAAACTAATCTCGATACTTTCTTCCAATAGTGTTTGGTAGCCCCTTTTTTGTGTCCATGTGGACCACCGTTCCACTTTCTCGCTAATATCTCCATTTCGGTCATCGTAATGGTTTCCCAGTTAAGTTTGGGATTGTAGAAATTCTGATAAATCCAAAACATTTGTTCAGACTTATCAGGATTTAACCTGTCTTGTAAAGCAAATTGTTTATGTATTCCCTTTGCTTTACAGATACGATTCACTTCCTTTACCATTATTGGTAAAATTTGAACTATTCCAAGTGAACCATCCTTTGATCGTGCGGTTGCATTGCCCTTAGACTCAACCCAAACGATAGATGAATATAACACATTCTTAACTATTGCTGACTTAATCTCAGCGTTTTTGTTTACTACAGAAGTCATAGTTACTATAGGTAAACAAAAAATAATAAAGAACGATGTTATAACCCGTTTACATTTGTTAGTCATAATTTATGTCCTCATTTATGGATAATATATTTAACTGACCATTTCGTTGAAGTCAACGTTATGGTTAAAACATATACCGACCATATTTTTCTATGTAAAAGAACGATGTACAAATATAAGCAAAAAGATAAATATTAACAAATCAAATTTTTCCTAATAATTTTATCTCTAGTAGTATATACTATATAATCTAGTATATAATATTAATATATAATAATTAACACTTTTCTCTGTGTTCACACCTTTCCCGTGTTCACTGGCAATATACAAAAAAAATGAATACAAAACAAGAACTTTTTTTCACCAAGTCAAAATATTTGGATATTTTCTCATATTTTTTACTGCTGACTGAACATAAAGATATTCAGAGTTCTGATAAAGGAAGGTAGAACCACCGCCATCACAATTAATTGCATCTTTACAACCAAGTTCCAATAATCGTTTCGGCATATCAACGATTCGTATGGAAGAGTTAATGTAGATAAAAACACTATCAGGGTGATGACTACCAAATACAGTTCTAGGACGTTTGGTGAGTGTAAACTTGTTGTTTGGTATCTTTTGTGGTATACTATCCTTAACAATCAATGGTGTCCCCGTAACGATGTATTTTGACCATATAGCTGGTACATCAGTATAGCGATTAAAGTGTAAATGTGGTTTCAAATTAGGAACGCCTAACTGATTTGAATAATCGATTGATACAAACGGCCATAGTAGTGGATTGTTTGGATTAAACCTAACAGAATCTTTATACGGAGGAACAAAAGTTTTAGTTGTAAAAAAAGATAGGTTAATCATATTTTTTACTTTATATTTGTAAACAAACCAGGAAGGATGTTTTAATCCAGCGTTAGATAATAACCTAACCTTATTCAAAGGAAGTTTAATTATCCATTCTTTTGAATAAGCGGTACTAAGTGATAATATCACTAATAATATTTTTATTATCTCTTTCATTTTTATAAGTATGATTCAAAAAAATAAAAATATTATTTGGAATAGATTGAACCATTTTGTATATTTGTACATGATTATTAACAACAATTATTTAAGGATTATTTATGGCTTACTACCTCGCTAAAGTACAGTTTGAAATTACTAGCGATAATGGTAAAGTGAGAAGAAATTCTCGCAGTTACATGGTGAATGCAGTATCTATTACTGATGCAGAAGTTCAACTAACCAAATACTTGTCAGCAAGTGTTGAACCGTTTGAAGTTAAAACTATTTCAGAATCAAAAATTGTGGATTACATCAATGAACAAGAATGATTTCAAAAAAATGTTAAATGAGTTTGAAGAAGAATTTATTAAAGTGAACAATTCAGAAAACTTACAGCAGTTGAAAGAGAATTATATTAAATTAGAATTAGTACGTGAAAACATATTTGATTCTTTATTTGAGAAAGTTCAAGACACAGAAGAACGTGGAGAATTTCTAAAAATATTTTCCAAGTTTGAATATGAAATACCATATCAGATTCCTTTGTTTAGTGATGATGATATGGATCAGGTTGACCAATTGTTTGAAGATTACAATGGTTACTTCCAAAGATTTGCATGCTTAAACGCTGAACAAATTATTTCATGGAGTGATACCGAAGTTCTTTTTGATGATGAGTTCGGCAACATTGATATAGTAACTCGACCCGATACTCTGGTGGGAAAAGCAGAATAACCTTAATAAAATAAAGTCCAACAGATTGTTGGACTTTTTTGTTTTTGGTTGTTATTAGAAAAAAACGTATATTTGTGTGTTAGGGATTTTCAAATGAAATAAAAAATGGAGCTTAAAAATATGAGTACGAGTATGAAAAAATTAGCGTGTGAAGGAAACAATCCATTAAGTAAATATTATCACACAGATCCATGCGATCAATACGTTAAAGTTGCTGATAACGTAGTTAAGGTTATTTGTTGGAAATGTACTTCCAAAGGAATTCCAGCACCAACTAATGTAAACAAATCAAATGCAGCAAGTGGGTTTCTTCGTGGTTGGAAGTTTATGAAAGAATTTGTACATCAGAACGGAACTGTTTATCATAAGGGAGTAGAGCAACCAAGTCTACGTGGTACACTTGAACCAACGCCATTCAAAACTTCTAAGTCACGTAAAGTAAAACCTACGTTGGATGATAAAATTCAAGAAGAGTACAACAAGAAATTAAAAAATAAAAAATCTAAATCTAAAAAATCATAAGGGGTATTGTTATGAACATCTGGCTAACGGTGAAAGAGTTATCCACCGAACTCGAATGTTCCGAACAATATGTTCGGTACTTGATAGTAGGTAGAACCCGTAAATATGGTGATATAACCCGCAAGGAATCACCTAAGATAGACGAAAGATATATGAGAGTTATAAGGAATGGCAGACGGATTAAATACTTAATACACAGTTCTATATTGGAAAAATTAAAATGAAAAAGAAAATTCCAACAAAGCGAAAAAATACAAACGGTATATATGAATATAACGTGTTTGATAATTTATGGGGTTCAAAACATTATCCAACTAACTATGAATTTGCAGTAGTTTCGTATGAAGGCGGTTCAGATGAACCATACGTATTTGCAATGGAAAATACTATGGATGCTGCAGAAAAAAGAAAAACATATTGGACTAAACAAAGTTTCATTAACTACAACATAGAAATCGTTCCAATAGAAGATATTACACAAATATAATTTTTACTTTGTTATATCAAATCAATTAGCTATCTTTGTATGTAAGATTAACAACAACCAATTAAAGGAAACAAGTTATGAAAAAATACATTTCAACTAAAACAGAGTACATTAGTACAGACGGATGGAGAGGTTATGTACAACCAATAAATGCAGTAGCCGGTGCAAATGATACTGGTACATGGGATGATTCACCATGCAATTCTAATGTATGTGAAAAAGAAATCAAAGAATATCGTTCTATACTCCGCAAGAATAAAATACAAAGTCGTACAATGTCTTGTCAAACTTCAAACGTATTTTGTGTACATACCTATGTTTTGGTTCATCCAGATGATAGAGCTAAAGCGTTAGAACTTGCTAAGGAACATCATCCAAATACTAAATTATTCTACGCCGTATAAAAACATTTGGAATTATCAGATAGTTTCACTAGCTTTGTATGTAAGATTAAGAACAACCAACAAGGATACGGACATGACGTTAGATAATTTATTGAGAGGAAAAAATTCTGGTGTTTTCAAGAATAATAATGGCGAATATTGTCAAATTATTAGATATTATGTTGGTAATAACAAAAAGTTTCAAATAATCTTTTCTAAAAGTTTGACTGATATTGCAAAACGTAATGCTATTATCACAACTTCTGAAAAAAGGGTATTAAAGCTAATTAAAAACGAAGAGTTTATTTTGGAAGAAATAAAATAATACTTTGGTATTTCTAATAAATACACTAGCTTTGTATGTAAGATTAACAACAACCAATTAAACAACCAACAAATTAGGAAAAAATAATTATGAATACGATTCAACAAACAATTGAAAATGCTCCATCATTTCGTCCAGAAAATCTGATTATATCAGATGTTAAATGGAAATATTTAGTACGTTCCGTGTTACGTGGCAACAACCTTATGATTACGGGACCTGCTGGCTGTGGTAAAACACTTGCAGTTTCAACTGTTGCTAAAGCTATGGCAAGACCGTTCTTTTACTTCAACTTAGGTGCTACACAAGATCCGCGTTCTTCTCTTATCGGTAATACACACTTTAACAAAGATACTGGTACTTACTTCGCTGATTCTACTTTTGTTCGTGCTATTCAAACAGAAGGTGCGGTAATTTTATTAGATGAGCTTTCAAGAGCGCATCCTGAAGCAAGTAACATTCTTATGACTGTGTTGGACGAAACACAACGTTACCTACGAGTTGATGAGTCACCGTCATCACCAGTAGTAGAAGTTGCAAAAGGTGTTTCATTCCTTGCTACCGCTAACATCGGTGTTGAATATACAGGTACGAGAGAAATGGACAGAGCATTGAAAGATAGATTTATGATTTTAGAAATGGACGTTCTTACTAAAGAACAACAAGCATTCCTTATTAAACAAGTTTGTCCAAGCCTATCGGAATCAGTTATCACTATTCTAACTGGCATCTATAATCAAATTCAAAATGAAGTTGAGTCTGGCTCTGGTAAAATTTCAACTGGCATTTCAACACGAACCATACTTGCGGCATCTTCATTGATTTGTGATGGATTTTCTATAAAAGATTCAATAGAAGTTTGTGTGTTTCCTTACTTCTCAAATGATGGCGGTTTAGATTCTGAAAGAACATATGTTCGCCAAATTGTTCAAAAGTTTATTCCAGATGAGCATTTGAAAGATGATAATATGTTCAATGAGAAGGACGCAGTAAACTTCTAATGACTAATACAAGGGGCTAACAGCCCCTTTTCTTTTTTAATTATGGCAAATTCGCCACAATTAAATTTTGGTTGTTATCAGAAAAAAACGTATATTTGTATGTAAGATTAACACACACTCAAACGGAAATAGATATGAAGAAGAAATCAACAAAAAGTATTTTGAAATCGGCCATTGCTCGTACTTCAAAGTTTTGGGATACACAATCAACCAAAACTGACAAGTCAAACTATTGGTTACGTGGTTCTCTTTTTGATAAAAAAGAATCTATGTTTAAAGATACAACAGAAAAGGAATCAAGGTTTGACCATTTTGCTTTGGCACAATATCAACGTGCTATTACAAACTTCGTTCATATTATGACCGGTAATAAAGATATAGCAGTTAAGTATATTACAAATGGTAACAGCTATACTAATGGTAAAACTATAACTCTGTCTGCTTCTATTAAAGAGAAAGATTTTGATTCTAATGTTGGTTTAGCTTTACATGAAGCAAGTCATATTATTTATACCGATTTCAGTTTAGCAAAAGAAAGTATTTGGGGATTATATTCATTTTTAGAGAATACCGATAAACTTACTTCTGATGAAAAAATCAAGTCAATTGCTGCAGTTGGTACAAGAGAAAATTTCAAAACTATTATTAATATAGTTGAGGATTTATTTATTGACGCAATGAGTTATGCAGCAGCACCTGGTTATCGTTCTTATTACCAAGCACTATATCATAAATTTTTCGGTGATGAAAAAATCATCAAGGGTATGCGTAATAAAAAGTATATGGAAGTAAACTTTGAAAATTACATATTTCATTTATGTAATGTGCGTAATCCAGAAAGAAATCTTAAAGCACTTCCAGATTTAGAAGTGATTTGGAATAAATTAGATTTGAGTAACATTCGTAGATTAACTACACAACAAGACAGAATAAATCTAAGTACCGATATTTTAATTACTATTCTTAAAAATGTTTTGAATAGTGAAAACCAAACTAATTCAAACAATACAAATCAAGAACAGCAATCTGAAGGTAATGAATCTGAAGGTAGTGAAGGTAATGAATCTGAAGGTAGTGAAGGTAATGAATCTGAAGGTAGTGAAGGTAATGAGTCCGAAGGTAGTGGTTCAGAAAACGATAATAGTGAATATACATTAACTGAAAAGCAAATAACCCAACTTGAAAAAATATTTGAAAAGCAACAAAATTTTATTAACGATGATGCTCAAAAAACAAAATTAACAAAAGAAGCTTCACTTCAAGTTGAAGCACTTTCTTCATTGGACATTACAGAAGTTATGACCGCTAAACACTTGAATAATGAATCTTCTACGTTCAAGGGTGTTAAAACACTTGTTATAAATAATGTTACTGAAAAGTTTATGAAATCAGATATTGCTCGTGGATTTGGTTTGTCTATGCATTCATGGTCTGCTCGAGGTGAAAGTTTAGAGCACGCTATTTCTCTCGGTAAAGTTCTTGCAAAAAGGCTCCAAGTTAGAAATGAAGAGCGTTCATTAGCTTCTAAAAGATTAAAATCTGGTAAGATTGATAATCGTATGTTGCACGAAATTGGCTTTGATAATTACGATATTTTCAAGAAAGTAAATGTAAGTCAATACAAACCATCTTATATTCACATTTCAATTGACCAATCGGGTTCAATGTCAGGTGACAGATTTGAAGAGTCCGTAAAGTTTGCAACTATGTTTGCGGTTGCTTCTAAATCTATTAAAAATCTTCATGTTGTTGTAACCGCTCGTTCAACGTTTCATAGTGGTGGTAATAATAAATTAAAAGATACGCCTTATATTGTTTACTTATTCGATTCTAAAAAACATAACATTAATGATATTAGAAGAGTGTTTAACTATATAAAAACATCAAACTTAACACCAGAAGGACTTACATTTGAAGCGATTCAAAACGAAGTGATGAAAAGTTCAGTAAATACAGATGCTTACTTCATTAACTTATGCGACGGAGAACCTTGTGCTGAATATAATGGTTTTAAATACAGAGGCGATGAAGCTAAAGAACACTCACGTAAACAAGTGGATAAAATGAAACAACGTGGTGTTAACATTATGAATTACTTCTTTGGTGGTCAATATGAGTATAGTAAGTTCTTAAAAACTTATCCTAAAAATTCATATATGTTAAAGAATGCAGAAGAGGTTAATTCAATAGTTAAGATTATGAATCGTGAACTTTTGAGTGGAGCAAGTAAGCAGAATGATTAAAACCAAAAGACTTAGAAGTTTAGATAGAAAACCACCGATGCAAAAATCATCGGTGGCAACGATAAACATATCGAAAAAAAAAACTACAAATAAAGAAATTGACATAATTATAAATCAAACATATAACTGGTGTGTAAAAAATTTAGGTATAAGTCCACACAAAGATTTACCTATGGTTTCTTGGGATTGGAAATCGTTCGGACACGCTGACCTTGAGAAGCAGTTTATAGCAATGTATGATGCTTCGGTAAACGAAATTAGTATAAAAATAACAGGTCATCGTACATTAAAAAATCTTGTAAGAACATTTATACATGAATATGTACATTACTTACAGCCGGAACAAGGTGGTTGGTATGATCGTTATGATAAAAAATATGGTTACGATAATAACCCATATGAAATAGAAGCGTATTACATATCAGATTTATATGTAAACGATGCCGTTAGTTTTGTTGTAAAAAAAATAAAATTATAAATATTGGTCCCATCGACTAACGGTTAGGTCACTACCCTTTCAAGGTAGCTGCACGGGTTCAAATCCCGTTGGGACTACACAATTTTATTCACAATAATATATTAAATGTTTTATGGAAAAGCTAAACTTAAAAACTGTTGAAAATTTTTTAACTATTCAAGAATGTAAAGAAGTAATTGATTATTGTATTCCATTTATGAATAATTCATCGATATTGGACTATGATAATATAGAATCTAATGATTTATTTAGAAAATCATATGACACTTGGATTAATAAAGACATCGATATTCCTATATTTAATAAAATAAGAAATGGAATAGCAAAACATTCTGGTTTGCCAGAAAGTAATCAAGAATCATTATCGGTTATACAGTATCCAGTTGGTGGTATATTCAAAGATCATTATGACTATTTACACCCAAATACTTCCTATTATGAAACTGAGTGTAATCCAAGAGGCGGTCAGCGGATTAAAACCTGTATGATTTATTTAAACGATGATTTTGTTGGTGGTAATACTGAATTCACAACTATTGATGTTTCAATAACACCCAAAACTGGTAAATTAATATGTTGGAACAATGCGGATGAAAACCTTGATTTAATCGACGAATCTAAACACAGAGGAAATGTAGTAGAAGCGGGTAATAAATGGATTTTAGTTGCATGGATTAGAGCAAACACATTTATATTATAAACAGGAGAGTTTTGATGTACTATATAACAAAAGAATATTTAGAGCGTATGATTATAGTAGCCAAGGAAGTATTGACAGAAAATCCCAATGATACATGGGTTGAAAAGGGATTGCGGGAAATGGAAAGGGAAGTTAGAAGAATGGATGAAGAGAAGATAATTATTAAATAATAATTCTTTTATATTTATATTGGATTAACTATTTTTGAAGTAATAGAGAATAAAATGAAAGATATGAAAAAAATGAAAGACCTTGTTAGTGAAGGTAGAGAAATGCAAAACAAATTAACAAAGTTGATTAATGGGAAGTTAAATGAAGGTAATACAAACCAAGTAAACGAACGTGGTCAATACGCTTGGGGTATGGTTAAACCAGACTTAGACAGAACAAGTGGTTTGGTATACGCAGCAGACATTTCGTTTACATTAGAAGATATATTTGAATTGTATGACGCTTATACAAAAACTGTTAGAATGTTATCAGCGTTTGCTTCACATCATCAGGGTTCAATACACATTAATCCAATAATTGAAATTGATATTCCAAATGAAACAACAGCACACCAATTTACTGGTTCAGAAATTAAAGCTCTCTATCAATTTGCAATGGCAAATAAAGATGCAATAGTATCACGTCATGGAACAAGAACCATGAGTCAACCACAATCGCAAGCACCATTTGGGATGCGTTAATTTACTAACTAACAATTAGTGAAATACACAATCACCAAAAAATTATTTTGGTGATTTTTTTTTATCTTTGATATTATGTTATAAATCCTTATATTTGTAGGAGTTAAATGAGAATGAGATGGTTCATAAATTCAATTAAGAATGATGACTTTGAGGAGTTACCTATTGTGTTAGATAGATTAAAAAAATGGATATTAAGACCAACCGGTTTATTTATTGGTGATATAATTCACATGCCAATTCAAAGTGGTTTTAATAGAAGAAAAATAACTAAAAAGTTTTACAATTGGAAAGAAGGTGTTTGGTTTGTTTCATTAGATGATAATGGCACACCAATGGACATTCCGTATGAATATGCAATAGAAATTAGACAGCTTTATTATACACGTAAGATTACTGAAACCATCGGTACGTATATCAATAATATGAATGATAAATTAAATAATTTAAAGGATTGAGTATGAGAAAAGATTTAACTAACAAGCTCGATGAAGTAACTGATGCTATTTATTGGGATGGTTATGCGGACGGTATTGCTGAGTATAAAGAACTAGTTATAAGTTACATGGAAGAAATTGAATCTAACAGTAATCGTTCAATGTTTGACGCTTTAGAGTGGGAATTGATTGATATGTATGATATTCCAACGGAATTAAATGCTAAACCTGTAGAAATAGAAAAAATTGAATTTGTAGGTAGTACAAGTGTGTTTGAAAAACTATTAAATATATTCGGTAGTAAAGGAATGTAGTTATGAGTGCAACTTTAGTTGAATATGTATGGCTTGATGGTTACACGCCAGAACCTACTCTTCGTAGTAAAATCAGAGTTTCCGATGGAGGTTCATCAGAACAATGGTCATTTGATGGTAGTTCTACTAAACAAGCGGAAGGAAACTTTTCAGATTGCATTCTTAATCCAGTAAAACGCTATCATGGAACTAATAGAAATGATAAGATATTTGTTTTATGTGAAGTTCTTAACTCAGATAGAACACCACATGAATCGAATGATAGACATAAACTGGATTTTTCCATATATTCCTCTTTAGATAATTCTGCGGAATCACCTTGGTTTGGATTTGAACAAGAATATTTTATACGGCAGGGACATAAAAAAAACATATTAGGTTTTGAATCAAATTATTCAACAGAAAAACAAGGCAAATATTATTGTGGTGTTGGAGGACTTATATTTGGAAGACACTTATCAGATGAACACCTTGAAATGTGTTTGAAATATGGTATAGGTATAGAAGGAACAAACGCTGAAGTTGCTGTTGGTCAATGGGAATATCAAATTTTCGGTAAAGATATTCTTACTGCATCGGACGATTTGTGGATGTCTAGGTATTTCTTGTTCAAATTGGCAGAAAAATATGGTTATGATATAGAATTACACCCTAAACCACTACAAACTGGTGATTGGAACGGCTCTGGACTACATACAAACTTCTCAACCCCAAGAATGCGTGATGTTGGTGGTGATGAATACTTTAATAAAATATTCAAACAATTTGATAAAGATAAAGAAATACACATTGCTAACTACGGTTCTGACAACCATTTACGTTTAACTGGCAAGTTTGAAACACAAGATATAAACAAATTTACGTGGGGTATTGCAGATAGGGGTGCTTCAATACGTATACCAACAGGAACAGCGGAAAATTGGTGTGGATATTTAGAAGATAGAAGGCCAGCTTCAAACGCTAATCCATATAAAGTTACTAAGGTAATATTGGATTCTATGTACGAAGTTGATAAAAAATAGGGAGATAGTAATTCTCAGGGAAACGGACGCTCTTTTACTTGGTTGTTGGGGCGTCCATTTTTATTTTAATTTAATTCACGCATATAATCAGCTAGTTTAATATTCCATTTAACGTCGGGATATTTCATCGATAACTGTTTCACAGCCATTACATTAGGTCTTGCATCATCAATAAAGAACACGTCATTGTACCCTTGCTGTATTTTTGATTCTATCCAATCTGCTTTAGCTTGTGGGTCGGCAGAACCTACACCTACCACTTCTATGTTATTTATACCGATTGTTTGTAAGAACTGTTTAATATCGTTTGCAGCAGCACCTTTACGAGCTGTTAATACCGTTATACGTCTCATACCAGTTGCTACGTATAATTTTCCAAGTATATTAGTTACTGACTTAATCTCTTGTGGACTTATTACTTGATTAAACTCAGAAAAGTCCAAGTTATCACCTGGTTGCTCACGATATATGGCAAACTCAGCCGGAGTTAATTTACTCATATTACCATGTCTATCGGTTAAAATAACCATAGATTTAGTCGTTGCAAGTGTGTCATCGAAATCAAATACTCTTAATTTCTTAGCTTCTTGCTCTTCTAGTAGTTCAGTTAATGTTATCATCTCGGTTTCTTCTCCCAACCTATTGACTTTCTATATTGTTCGTAGTTATTCATTGTCCAATCCTCCTGAAGTGCTTTTCATTGAGAGTATTTTTGTATTTAACGGATTGAATATAACAATTTCTTTTTCGCCATTTCCTATAATTCCATTAATACCAATATCATCCATCATTTCTGATAATTGTTTATCACTTATTGGAAAAATTCTTAGAATTTTATTATATAAATCTATACCGTTTTTAGAATCTTTTATGATATTATTAATGATAAATAACTTTTGCTCATTACTCATTCTTTCGCCTTTATTATCTACAATATCATTATTAATACTAAACATATTTCTTACTTTATCTAAATTAGATTTACTTACCTTTTTATTATCAGATAAAAAATTTAAACGGTTTGGTATTTTTACGTTATATACATAACCACCTTTTGCATAATGTGTAGCAAGATTTTTAATAGTTGTTAAATATATACCATAACCATATTCATCGCCACCCGTTTTTTTACCAACATCTTTTTTTAAATTATCAAATTTATATGGTGAACCATGATAATAAATAATATCATTCATAATATTTTCGTTTAGATATTCTTTTAGTAGTTCTGATAATTTTATCATCTTGGTTTCTTCTCCCATCCTATTGACTTTCGATATTGTTCGTAGTTATTCATTACCCAATTTACTATACTATTTGGATCATTATTGTATATTGCATTTGTTTGTATCAAGGGTTTTCCATCCTTTGAATGTATAGTATAAGTTTCCATTGCCTCATCAACAAACACAATATCTCTTGCGGTTTTACCATGAAATATAACTTGAAATTCTTGATCTGAATGATGCCAACATCTTATGCCAGACGCACGGAATATTAAGAAAGTTCCATCACCGTACTTCAGTGCTTGGCCATCAACACCATATTTAGCAAAGTCTTCTGGTGTATAAGCAAAATTATACCCCTCACCTATCTTTTTACCTTGCAACCATGTTGTTAATCCTAATTTAGTTGGATCCGCAATACCCTTAATAAAACCTTTTCTTGCCATCATCCGTCCGTCCATACGTGTTGTTCCATGAACTAACCATTGATTCTTTACCAATGTTGGTTCATGTAAATAAAACCATGACGGTATGTCAGCTGGTTGTATACCAAAACCATCCATAAACGCCATAAACGATTGTTCTTCTGCATATATCTTGTCCATTAACCAATCAACGATTGCACCATACGATACTGGATCTTTCTGTTTAAGTACATCCCATTTACGAAGCTCCAATGCTTGAGTATACAGTTGTATTTTAGGAACAGCGTTCGGATCCGCCCGTACGGGTTTATTTTGGTTGTGAATTTGAGGAGGGGTGAACCCAGGATTCGAGCGAAATTGGAATTTTGAATATAAATTTTGTGTTTTGATAAAATATTCATCAATTATTTGTTTATATCCAATCATACCGACTATTTCATCCGCCATTTGTTCTGGTGTAGAATCTAAATACTTCCATAATGTAACAACATCGGTATCTACATATTCTTTTAGAAGGTCTTTTAGCTTAATCATATTTTTCCATATTATTTAAGTGAGAAGGTGAAGTGGCGAGTGAAGCAGCGGCACCACCCAACCCCATACTACTCTTATTAATTGTGTCGTTGCTGTTCCCTACGATTTTCGGTTTAGAAATCACTTTATCATTAAATATCACTAAAATGTCATCATTTACGTCATTTCTTACACGTAATCCGTCTATTCCACACGAAAGCAGGAAATCAGATATTTTCTTAGGTTCTCTAACTTTAAGTATTCTACCAATAAAGTCATAGAACTCAGGAATATCGTCAATTACCGTGTTCGGCCCCCATACTTGTACGTCCCATTTTTCTTCTAAATTAGGTGGTAATTCCACTCTATCTCGTATCATTCCATTATATATTTTACGTAATTGGTCTTTAGAAACCTTTGCCCACATAATATCAGCCATATGTGGTATGTTTACTTCCATTATAACCGCACCAAATGACTTAGCTCTTTCCCAATCTTTAATGAAATAAATACCCCATCCCCAATAAGAGTGTATTTTATCCCCACCTTTACCTACCTTATTATACGAGAATTTAGTCACAGGTTGAGCACTACCATGATACCATATACCGTCGTTAGCCATTTCTTTTAATATGTCTTTTAATTTTATCATTTTCATTTTCGCATACGAAGTAAGGACAAATCGATAGTATCCCGAACATCTCGCTTTACAGCACCACGTTTTCCACCTCTAGTATGACCAACACTCACTTCTTTTCGTGTATGTGTGTCTTCGTGATCACTAGTTATGTTTCTATTGTATAAGAACGCCATTTCATACATTTGTTCATGTAGGAGTTTAACCTCGCCATTAACGTCTTTATACGATGTAATAGTAGTATCTACTGTTTGTTGTAGAGTCTGAATTGTCATTTTAGCGTAGTAATAGAAGCCGATCAGGGTGGAAAGCACCCCAATTATCATTCCTAATTGTGGCAGGGTTATTGTGAACTTCTTATTTGTTATATCTTCTGGCACTTTATTTCTCTCTTTACACTATAGTTTTACACTACTATTAACATATATATAAATATATAAATACTATAATATTTATACCTATATACATTTTAATGATTATCGAGAATGAGTTATGAGATTGAATGAAGACATTACAGTAAATGGCAATTTAAGTCAGATAGATAATTCACCCCTATACATGATAAACGACCTTATCTTCACGAGTGCTGGAGAATGGGAGAAATTAGTCCTTGTGGTGAATAAGCCCGCAACAGAAATAGATGAGTAATATTTACCCTTATATGTTGAACAAGAGTAAATATTTGGTATTTTTACTTGGACACTATGTCCAAGTTATTGTCCAAGTCACACAAACCAATGCGGATTTTAAAGTGGTCGAATTCCACCACTTTACTTTACCATTTAATGCGGGATATATCATTCATTAAGTCTGTTTTATGGTGTTAATGCGTGATATAACATTCATTAAGTGGGTGTATGCCGAAGGGTATAAATTCATTTAAGTTTTTCTATAGTAAAAAAATTGACCTCGATAAAAAAACGGATGAGCGCGCCACCCCTCACCCCTACTCCCCCTGGCCATTTACGTTAAATTGGCCCACCCCCACCCCAGTGATGATTATTGTATAAGCCCGTTTATTTACAATAACTTAGCTTCCCCCACCTACCCCTATATCCCTATTATTATTTCATTTGGTTATTAAATTATCTTTCGTATTTTTGCTGTCAGATTAAACCTGATATAGTTACTATGAAAGATAAATTTATTATATGTACCGATGAAATAAATGATTTGGTTAGTATCTAATAATTCCGTATATTTGTAGTATAAGAAATGGGGAAGGAGATAACGGGTATATATAGAAACCGATTGAAACAATCGTTTGGAAGTTATCTCAAAATTTCTTATATTTGTATTATAAATGATTGGTTGATATTTGAACACAGTAGAATGGAAGTAGACAGTAAGTCTCGTTAGTATACTATAGTATATACTATATAGAAGCAGTAAGTTCTGAAGAGTTCTATTTCATTTCCCAATTTAAACGAGGGTAACTATATAGTAGTTATATAGTATCCATATAGTATATACTTAACGGTAATACCAAGGGTAAATAAATCAAGGGTAATTACTTAGGGCAACCCTAATGATGTACAGTTAGTATAGTATATACTATATACCAATAGAGAATAATGTGCGATGAAGTTACGGTTATAATCCGTCTAGTAGTCAATATCATTATTCTCTTTTTTTATTTCAACTCTATGCATGCGTACACTTTTGGATACCCTAACACCTCATACATGGAAAACTAGTAATATAAGGCGTGCTGTTCAATGAGACAAGTGCGGCTTCCCACATTACAAATATAACGTATATACATCCCATAATGAAATTAAATAAATAATTTGTTTAAAATGATAAATAAATTATATCGGAATAACCAAAGGATTTATTTAATTAATAATTTTTATATTACAAAAATGCATATTTCATTAGGAAATTACAATGCGCGTAAGCCGTTGAGCTATATAGAGTTACAGAGATGGCAAATGGAAATGAGCGGGCTCACTCAGATTCACCACATCTTCCCACTTCAACCCACACCACACTATATATTACCCACAGTATAGATATACATTAACTGGACATTAACTATACACATACTATGTAATAATATTTTATTATATGGTAACATGAATGGAGTGAAATTGTACAATAATAGTTATAGGAGTATATTGTGGGTAACATTATCATCACTTATATAGTATATAAACATTTGGAGTATTAGAATGGAATCATTATATTTGCATTGGGAACGTATAGTATTCCTTATACTTACTATTGTATTCTCTATAGTATTCAATATTAGTTATAAGAAAGATTGTTTAAGTTGTATTGAAGTAGTAGTAATAGTATATACTATAGTACTGATATTATTTAGTGTACCGTTCGTTTTTTTGAAATGATTTTAGTTTGAGGAATTTGATATGAGTAATACAAGAGTAGTACTTACACAATGGAAGTCAACACATTGGGATGTACTTTGGAGCTATAACTTTACTAAGTTACAATTGGATGAGTTAGATTCATATACTACTTCATTGGGAAGTAAGTTTAGCGAACCAACTCTATGGGGTTACGCATTCGGTAAAGATTATATTGAATCATTACTCTTGTTCTTAAAAGAGTATACTAATGATATAACTAACAAGGATGTGGAACTACTTAATAGTATAGTACACTTATTAGTACAATGTTACTACTATCCTACCGCGACTGTTATGAATGATGGCAAATGAATAATTTAATTTATATTGGGATTAATGTAATGAAAAAAAGTATGGTGTTCTTATTCATACTATTGAGTTTATTGAATAGTGTGATTGGAAAAGGTGTTGGTGTTCTTAGTGGTATGGTAAAGAATAAAGAAACAGGCGAACTTATTCGTTCTGCTACTATTCGTATTAAAGGAACTAAGTGGGGAAGCCAATCTGATGTTAAAGGTAAATTTATTATTAAAGGAATTCCGTCTGATTCTTTGTTTACTGTTAGATGTTCTTTCGTTGGCTATAGAACTATTGAGATTGATTCTATTTTAGTTACCGATGGAGAAATGAAAACATTGGATCTTTTACTTGAAGAACAAGTAAGTAAAACAGATGAAGTAATAGTTGAAGTAAGACGTTCTACGGAAAGCCAATCTACTGTATTAGCCCAACGTAGAAATGCTGCTAATGTTTCGGATGGTATTTCTAAAGAAGAAATAACGAAGTCAAGTGATGGTGATGCAGGACAAGCTCTAAAGCGTGTTTCGGGTGTTACATTAGTAGGTGATAAGTTTATTTATGTACGTGGTGTAAGTGATCGTTACAACACTACGACATTAAACGGAGCTACACTTGCGACGACTGAGTCTGACAAACGTTCCTTCGCCTTCGATATGTTTCCATCCGAGTTCCTACAATCCGCAACCGTTACTAAATCGTTTACACCAGACTTGCCAGGTAATTTTGTTGGTGGTTTAGTTCAATTAAATACTATTGATTTTCCCGATGGGTTTTCATTAAAGGTAAACATTTCATCTGCCTTTAATACTAATACTACATTGCAAGATAACTCATTCTCTATTGGTGGTATACCGACTCGACTTCCAAGTAGTACACCGTCTTCTCGTAAAGAAATGGATAAGTTAATACGGGATGCTTATGCAGGTGTTGAAGACGCACAGGATAAATTACAAGGATTTGGTAGAGACTTGAAATCAACTTCTTGGAAACAAGATAGTATAACAGCCAATCCAAATACAAGCACTAACATTTCATACACAAACATATTCGATGTGTTCGATAATGAGTTGGGTATTATTGGTTCGGTATTCTATAACAATACATTCTCTATTAAAACCGCAGGTGATAGAAACACAACATTGGGTGATGGTTCTTATGAGCGTATAAGTTCTGGCAAGGTTTCAAATGAATCTATCAATTCCGGTGGTATGGTAAACGTAGCATATAAAATAGGTTCAAATCATTCTTTATCTATTAAGAACATTATCAATAAATCATTTGACTTGGAAGTTCTTAATCTAAGTGGTACAGACTCTACACAAGGTATTGACTTCAAACAATATTCTTCTCAATACTTAGAGAAGAGTTTGGTTTCTTCACAAATTGGTGGTGAACATACATTACCGATTCAAAACATATTATTGGATTGGAGAATTGGTTATTCACATTCAGATAGAAATGAGCCAGACTTCCGTAGACTTAGATATTCAAGACAATCGACTTCACCTGATTTACCGTTCATTGCGGATATACAACCGATGGGTGATGGTACACTTGCTGGTAGATTCTTTTCAGAACTTACCGATGAAGTTATAAACGGTGGATTGAACATAACGATACCGATGAGTACAACGTTCAAAATCAAAGTAGGTGGTATAACTGAAATGCGGGATAGAGGATTTTTAGCACGTTCATTCGCCATTGCTTCAAATGATGCTGCGGGATTACTTGGTACTGATTTCTATGCAGGTTCACCTGATGTTATATTTGATTCAAAGAACTTTGATAGAGTAGGTGATACGTTATACATACGTGAGGATTCAAAACCAAGTGATGGGTATTCTGGAACAGAAACACTTTATGCTGGTTACAGTATGGTTGACTTTGGGATTGGAGATTTCCGTATAATAACTGGAGTTAGATTAGAAGATAATAAAATTCAATTGAATGGCTTCTATTCAAACGGTATTGTAGCAAATATAGATTACCATACATTTGATATTTTACCAGCACTTAACTTGATATACAAACTTGGTGACAATACAAACATTCGTAGTTCCGCTTCTCAAACACTTACACGCCCTACGTTCCGTGAGTTAGCACCCTTTGAGTTTTATAACTTCAATGACTTGGTTGTGGTACGTGGAAACACAGGACTACAACGAACACTCGTTCAAAACTATGATTTGAGATTTGAAACATTTATGAGCAGTAACGAGGTTTTTTCGATAGGTGGTTTTTTTAAATCGTTTGTTAATCCGATAGAAGAAACTCTAAGTGGCGAGACAGGTGGTAAGCCAGATAGAACTTGGCAGAACTCAAACGGTGTTGCTACTAATTGGGGAGCTGAAATAGAACTGCGTAAAACCATTGGTGATTTTCTGTTCAGTACAAATGTATCGCTTGTTAATTCACAGATAACAATAAGTCAAGGTAACAATACCGAAACAAGAACTATGTGGGGTCAGTCACCATATTCTATAAACTGTGGTTTATATTATACGAATGTAGATTTAGGAACTTCGGTGAATGTATCGTATAACCGAGTTGGTAGAAGAATAGTATCGGTTACACAGTTAGGTCGCTTCCCTACATTAGAAGTTGATGGTAGTTCACCACACTGGTATGAAGAACCAAGAGACTTAGTAGATATTACAATAACAAAAAACATACTAAAAGGATTCGATTGTAAGGTTACGGTAAAAGATATTCTTAACCAAACTCTATATTGGAAGCAAGGTGATAGAATTGTTCAATCGAATGTATTTGGAACAACAGCGAGTATTTCTTTAAGCTATAAATTGTTTTAAGTTGTTCGTACATACCAGACAACTAAAAAGAAAAGGTGAGTAGAAATACTCACCTTTTTTATTATCGTTGATCGAGAAGTGCAAAGTCTGTTATACGGAAATAATCGTATGGGTTTATGGTTCTTTTACGAGACCAGACGCCACCACCACTCCATTGACTTCCACTCTTTCCAGATGATGTATTTCCTTCAATAGTTGTTCCGCTGTTACCCTGCCATTTGTCAGTAAATCCAACATGGCCGAATAAGGTTGCACCACGTCTCCAAACTAAAACTGTACCAACCGGTATCTTCATATTCTCAAACGATACTTTTGTTGCTTTAATAGTTTTGTTTTTGGTTATGAAATGTCTAGCTAATCCAGAACGAGTTTTCATTGTAGTAACCTTTGCAGAATCAAGAACGAATGAAACAAATGCTGCACACCATTGGTTGCCTTTTGTTAATCCTACTGATTTTAAAAAACGCTCAACCCAATATCCACCATTGTCTCCGACTTCTTTTGTACCAACTAATCCATAAGCAATACTTCGTACACGCTCATCATCAGTTTGTTTAACTACCGATAGTTTCTTCTCACAGCTTGAACATAAACTATCAGTTTTTTTAACTGTTTGAGAAGCAGAGTGCAGCGGTAAGGATGTTAGCAAACATCCAAATAGCGTAAGCAACAGGATTTGATGCAAGTATCTCACGGGTCTTTACCTCCTGAATTAAGTATGAATCAACAAACCACGCAGCCCCAACGGCAAGTGCGTACTTACTCAAACCAACAGCGAATGTGCTGAAATTACCATCCCCAAATGTTGCACCGATCGCTATCACGGATAAAACAAGTAGCGGTATGAATGTTTTTAAGTTTTCCAACATTTCAAAAACCTCCCATTTATTATAAAACACCTATGTAACAATAACTATAATACATACAAAAAAACCGTTAGTGTTTACTAACGGTTATTTGTTAATTTAATCTTCTTGATTTTGTTGGAGTATTGTGTAGTACCCGCTTTCAACTTGACTGTGGAATTGATCCTGATTTATTTTACCAACAGAACCATCTGAGTTATCTCGGAAGTAATAGAACATATCTGATATGTGAACTAGCTTCCAAGTTTTACGGAAGTTCTTATTAGTCTCCCAAATACATTGAACGTAATCATGTATTTTTACTATCAAGCCATTGTATGCTTCAACTTCAGTTAACATGAAAATCTATTCCTTACATCATTCTAAAATAGTGACCGTTTGATTCGGAATAATCATACATAAGTTCTTTAGCAGTGCTTTCCCAATCAATATGAATATAACCTGGTAAGTCGTTCGGTATCTCTCCAAGTTGTTCACATAAGTCTCGTGCAAACTCTGCATCACTAGCAAATTGACCAGAGTATGCTTCATCTACATTGCAATATTGAACATCACAATTACGTGCCGCTTCCCAAATATCCATGTCATCATAGTGACTATTAGGATAATTCTCAATGAAATCTTCCAAGTCATCAGGACTTAAAAAGTATGGTAAATCAGAGTAATCAATTTGAATATCATTCTTATCAATCAATTCATAATCCTCAATACTATTGTTTTCTGCAATTTCTAAGAATGCATCTTTAATATCATCTGAGGTGAAACAGCTATCGTCAATAGTAATCGATGCTGTAAATAATGATGGTTTGTGACTTACTGATACTTCAAACATAACTTTAATCCTTATTTTATTGGTTGTTCTTAATCTTACATTACAAATATAAGGAATTTCGCATTAAGATCAAAGCACTATTCCAACGGTAACTAAAATAAAAATTGTAATTGTATATTGACGAAGTTTTATATTTTCCCCACGCTTTTTAAAAATGTTGATAATTTTACATCAGTTTCAATTAAATTCATATTTTTATCATAAACATCCCAAATCCATTCCTTCGTGTTTTTGCTATCAATTTTCACATTTACAATACAAACCACATCAATACCATGTGTCACATCAAAAACTATTTGAAATTGTTTATCACCAGTATTGTAAACTTTACAAAAATCATTAGATTTAAAAACAATACCCCATCCACCATATAAAAAATCTTTTTGGTATCTACTATCAATCTTTTTGTTAGTTAAATCAAATGCAAAACCGAAATTACCATCAATAATTTGTTCCTTACTTTTTCTTGTTTTAGTAAATGAAGAATAATATGCACCAACCCCACGAAAACCATTTTGTAAAATAGATGTTATATTTTCTTTGGTTGTTGAATGAAATAACAATGTGTTTGTTGATAATTTTATTGCTGAATTTGGTTTGTATGAAAATCCTCTCTGTGGAGTTTTTTCCAAATTATTAACAACATTAACAAACTCATCAATTGTGTTTATTTTCGTAACATCTTTTTTTGAAACACTTTCTTTTAAAATTTGTTGTTCATTCAAAACCTCTCGTATTGATAACATGTCTTTGAGTTTAATTCTTTTGTTTTTCATAACAAAACTCCAACGGTAAATAAAATAATAATACTGTATATGCTAATATAAGGAATAAGGATATAAACAAAACATTATTGGAAATCTTTATATGAAGCAACTATCACATCTGGATGTTCATCCATGAAGTTAAGTATATGTAACATATCATCGTAACACATTTCAATTTTTTCCGATTCATTATCATCTATAACTTCTTGCAATGTAATAACATTACGTTCTGAGTCATACCACCAATCCCATTTCGATTGTTGTAATCGCATTACGTTTAATGAAGTGTTTTTACCTAATACCGAAAACATCTGTTCAATGTCTTCACGAACGAACTCATGTCCTTTGTAAATAAGTAGACCAGTGTAATCACTAATATTTACATAATCATCATATACTTTCATAACTTATTTCCTTAATTGGCTGTTATTAATCTAACAGAACAAATATAAGGATTTTTTCAATACAATCAAAGTGCTATTATTTACCCATCCAATAGAATTCCACTAACTTAATCATAGTCTATTTCCATCGGTATTCCCAAATCCAAATGAAATTGTTTATCAGACATTTTATATGATTCTTGAGTTTCATCATTCATATCTGTTGTATATTGCCAATTCCAAAACAGATTATCAGGTGTATCAAATCCAAAGAAGTTCAATACATTTTTCTGTACACCGACTACGTTTGCCCCATTCCAATTTTGCCCTATGCAAATAAACCCTGCTTGTTTTCCCATAAGTAAATTATCTTCACCCAATGTACTATGGCGATTCTCTAACCAAGTTAGGCGTTCAATGAGCTTTTGATATTGTGCATTTGTTTGCCCCCAACGAATAGAGCCAAAGAATAATATAATATCTGCATTGAATATTTCATCAGATACTTTCCAAAGTTGGTCTGATTTATCGTTAACACTTGCCCAACATCTGTGGTTTCCACTTGGATTTTTCTTTTTATCTTTAAGGGCTGAATCCATTACACCACATGAGTTACCAGTTTTATGTGATACATTCCCTTCACATGATACAATATTCAGCTGAGGAATATCAATCCAACTTGATTTGTTCGGTATATTATCTTTAATAAATAAAGCAAGTTCAGTTGACTTAGGAAGTTCATCTTCTACACCACCTTTATCATACCCGGTGTTAAATGGATAACGTGTTGATGTAGTTAGAAATAAAACTTTCTTTTGTTGGTAAGAAGCCAAATATGAAACAGTATCAGATACTACTCCACTTAAATCTCTTCTTTTTATTAACGATGCTAATGATGGTATTGACATGGCGTTACTTATATATTGTTATTAGTGAAGTTAAAAGGTTTCCCCTGCCAACTATCGTGCCTATATGATCAAATGTTTTATCTGTTTTCGGATTGTATATACCCAATTTTCTACCTTGTCTATCTCTTAGTATATGCATACCAGTTGACAAAATTTCTAACGTACCAAGTGGAACACCACGTCTGTCACGTATGTAATCTCGTCTTTCAAACAATATGTCCATTAGTTTAATCATACATATAAATATGATAAAATAAAAAACCCCTTGAATTCAAGGGGTTTATAATATAATTAATACATCAACCCTGGATCTTGCATTTGTTGATTCGGTTGTTCTTTAGATGGCTTCTGTACAATAGTTGCCTCAGTTGTTAGTAAAAGACTAGCAACCGATGCTGCGTTTTGTAAAGCAACACGTGCTACTTTAGTAGGATCAATAACACCTTCTTCAAACATATCAACATAGTGTTCTGTTCTTGCATTAAAGCCAGAGGTTTCTGATGATAACTCTCTAACTTTATTAACAATTACAGATGCTTCTAAACCAGCATTGGTAACAATCTGACGTAGTGGTTCTTCGATTGCTCTACGAATAATATTTACACCAGTTTGTTGGTCTTCATTAGAAACTGTTAGTCCATCTAACACTCTTGAAGCTCGTATATACGCAACTCCACCACCTGGTACAATACCTTCTTCAACTGCTGCTCTTGTAGCGTGAAGTGCATCTTCAATACGTGCTTTCTTTTCTTTCATTTCAACTTCTGTGGAAGCACCAATTTTAAGAACAGCTACACCACCTGAAAGTTTTGCTAATCTCTCTTGTAATTTCTCACGATCATAGTCAGAAGTAGTTTTTTCAATCTGTGTTTTAATCTCAGATATTCTTGTAGTAATACTTTCTGTAGTACCACCACCTTCAACAATAGTAGTATTGTCTCTATCAATAGTTACTTTCTTAGCAGTACCAAGTTGTTCTAGTGTTATGTTTTCCATTTTGTAACCACGTTCATCACCGATAACAGTACCACCTGTTAGTGTTGCAATATCATCTAACATTGCTTTTCGTCTATCACCAAAACCTGGAGACTTAACCGCAGCAACTTTAATTGTACCACGTAGTTTATTTACCACCAATGTTGCTAACGCTTCACCTTGAACGTCTTCTGCAATAATTAGAAGACTTCTACCAGTCTGTGCTGTTTTTTCAAGTGTTGGGAGTAAGTCTTTAATTGCACCAATAGCTTTATCACAAATAAGAATATACGGACTATCTAATATGCCAGTCATTGATTCTTGGTCTGTAATAAAATAGGGCGATAAATAACCTCTATCAAACTGCATACCCTCTACAACGTCTAAAGAAGTTTCAATACCCTTGGCTTCTTCAACAGTAATAACACCATCTTTACCAACCTTTTCCATTGCGTCTGCAATCAAGTTACCAATAGTTTCATCGTTGTTTGCTGAAATCGTACCTACTTGGGCAATTTCTTTTTTGCCAGTAACTTCACGTTTCATTTTAACTAACTCCTCACATATAGCAGTAACCGCTATATCAATACCACGTTTCAAATCCATTGGATTTGCGCCAGCGGTAACATTCTTTAGTCCTTCACGTACAATTGCTTGTGCTAAAACAGTAGCTGTTGTTGTTCCATCACCTGCAACGTCACTTGTTTTTGAAGCAACTTCTTTGATAATTTGAGCACCAAGATTTTCAATTGGGTCTTCCAATTCAATTTCTTTTGCAACAGTAACACCATCTTTTGTTATTGTTGGTGTTCCAAAACTTTTACCAATAATAACATTACGTCCTTTTGGACCAAGAGTAACTTTAACTGCGTCTGCTAATTGGTCTACTCCACGCTTTAGAGCAGCACGTGCATCTACATCAAATGTTATAATCTTTGCCATAACTTTAATAACCTCCATTAAATTATATATTATTTACCACGTTTAATAATAGCTAGAATATTCGATTGAGGAATGATCAAAACAGATTCACCATCAAAATCAACTTCTGTTCCATAATATTTAGTACCATACAAAACCTCGTCTCCAACTGCAACATTCATCGGTAATAAATTACCACGTTCATCGTATTTACCTGGACCAATTCCCAAAACTACTCCACGAACTGGACCTTCTGTTCCAGCGTCTGGTATAATAATACCACTTGTAGTAATTTCTTCTTTCTTGTTTGGGCGAATAACAACACGATCCTCCAACGGAAATACTTCCGTAAAATCACCAATTTCCATATAACATCTCCTTAAATAATACTTACAAATATACTAATTTTATACTTAAACATCCGATTTATTTTCTTTGTTCCAATCAAAAAATTTCTCTTGTTCTTGTTTCTTTTTTTCAGCTTGTTGCTTGATTCTTTCTTCTAGCCTACGTCTATATCTACCATCGTGTTTTCTGCTTTCACCATACCATGGTATTTTAGTAGCAGTTCCATAAGTCCAACCCTGATAAGAAGTTGACGGTGTTCTAACTAAGTTAAAATAACAATTAAAGCAAAGTAACCTTAGATTTTCTAACGTGGTATTTATCCAGTTATTATCTATGAAGTCTATCAATAGTGGATAATTACCATCAGTCATCCTTGGCTCGTCCCATCCACAAGCAGCGCAAACACACGGGACCCAACCTGATAGTAATAATCTTTTTCGTAGTTTCTTTGAATCATAACCTGGATGTTTTCCATCCAATATATCCTCTAATCTTTCTGTGTAACCTTTGTTACAATCAAAATTTTTACCGTTCCACTTTTCATCCTTTTGTATTTTCTTAATTCCTACACCAACTTTGGAGTGAATTTCAAATAAGGTTTTATCTGTTTCTGAATCAATAAATGTTTTAGCATACTTTTTGTATGTACGATAATCTATATTGAGAAATCTTGCAGCGTCTTTATTACCGAATGAGTTTTCCATTGCATAACGCAATTGAGATTCGGTTAGACTAATAGGCGGTCTTCCATGCCTTTCATTCATAACACTATATCCTAAGAATATATAACATAACGTATATAAATATAAGGGTAGTATAAAATGTTTATTTTTCTTTCAAACTCTTGAGTAAAGCAATCATTTTAGGAAAGTAAAAACAATAATTTTTATGAAGCAACAATAAAACGCTTTCATGCTGTATATGAATATTTTTTATAGACTAATAAATTAGTGTTCTTTAACTGGTTGTCCTGCAACAACTTGTTTAATAACTTCGTATAATTTATCTTCATCGCCAGGTGCATAAGAATTATGCTGCCATACTACTTTTCCATTTCCATCTATCAAGAATGCGTGTGGAACATTATTTACATTCATTGCTCTTTTTAAGTCACCATTTTCATCAAGATATACTTCATATTCCCAACGTTTTCCATTGATAAATGGTGCAACTTTAGCAGAATTACGAACATCATCAACTGAAATTGCAACAACTTTAACTCCAGTAGCATCTCTCCACTCATCATATACATTACTTATATTTGTTAATTCTTGAATACAAGGTTTGCACCATGAAGCCCAGAAGTTTAACAAAATGGGTTTTCCATTATTAGTGATTGAACTAGCATTAATTTTTTCTCCCTTAATATTTTTTATCGAGGCAGACGGAATTACTGCTTTTGTAGAATCAGATACTTGAGCGTGAATTGATGACAAAGAAATAATCATCAATAATGAAATGAAGAATAAGAAGACTTTCATGGTGATTTCCAATATTTACAAATATTTACAAGGCAATCTAGTGTTTAATTTATTTTATTCCTTTATTAAACTTTCTGTATCTAATATGGAATTAATTTCCGTTTGTATATCTTCGTTTATTCTTGAGTGAGTAACTGAAAGTGTACCAATCGGTGTATGTTTAAAACCATCAATCACATCAATCGCATTCATAATAAAGTCTGTTATTATCATTCGCTTTTCAATTTCAAAATCTACCTTATCATCCAAATCTTCATGTAAATCTGAAGTTATTTTGTCTTCTAAGTAATAAAGTTTTTTTATATAATTAGAAACATGCCCAAGACGAATGATTTCTTCATTTAATTCATCAGCCCAATACATAAAACTTTCTTTTGTAATCATAACTAAATCCTAAATAAGCATAAATATAATAGCGTTAATAATACCTACGCCAATAATAAAGTCTTCTATCATATAGAAATCTCCGATATACCTTCGTTTCTATCTGGATTAAAACATAATGCGGTTGGAGTTCCATCTACTTTCTTATCATTAATTAAAACTCTTGCACCACCACCAACGCCCATTATTAGTTGGTCATAAATAATACCAACCTCATCCAACTGTCTTTCGGTTTGCCTACGTAAACTTTCTCGTCTACCCGTGAGTAAAATAATATTGTACCCCCGTTTGTCCCACTCAAGAAGTTTTTCTATAGTGCCAGGTAACAATTTCATGGTGTGTCTAAATGTTTGAGCATCAGTTGGAATGGCATGCTCAACTAATGTTCCGTCAATATCAAGTATTATTGTTTTAGGTCTGTTCATAAATCTGTGTCCGGGTAAAAATTATAATCATCCACTTCATGTTCTTGCATGATTTCTGCTTCTTGTTTTATATATTCATCAGCTATCCTATCAAGAATCATACTTAGTAATTCTTTACATTCTTCGCTCGTTGCTTTTGAATCATGCAATCCTAACAAATACCATTGTAAATTTTTCATTGCACTACGCATATTAAACTCCTACCAAACTACGTTGAATTCTAATTTTTGTTTTTCTAATGCTTTTCACTTCTTCTATAATCTGAGAATATATTTGAAAATTATTAATCGATTCTTCAAGAATTCGTTTATAATCATTTAACTGTTCTTCTGATACTCCACCAAGTCTAACAAGTCTACTATATGAAATAAAATCTTCTTTTGCTTGATTAAGTTTTTCATCGATATATAAATTGTTTTTCATAACTAAGTTCCTAAATTGGTTGTTTATTAATCTCACATACAAATATACGAACTTTATTTATAACAACCAACTGTTAATTTTGTTTGTTTTTCATAGTTGTGTATAAATCATATAACGCCTTTACGAGCGTCCATATATTCGATGCCATTGCTGCAACAAATAGAAAAGCAATCAAGTATAAACCTATCTCCATACTTCTACCGTATGATTCATGTAATTTGTATTTTTCGATTCGTACTTCTCAGTATGCTCTATGTTCATATCAAATCTTTTTCTTCGTTCCGTTTTAACCAATGGTCTTAGTTCAATGAAAACATCATTGTCCTTGTAGTTCCATGTCTGCCACATTAAGTGTCCACTCAAACCATTAACTACTTGAATTAGCGGTATTCCATCTTGTTTCATTTCCTTTACTTTTCTAAACACTTCTTGCATAGCACGTGATTTGTTTTTAAATAACGTCTGATTTTTTAGAACTTCACCATCAGCAAGCCACTTGCCCGTTTTTAATTGCCATATCATATTATATTCCTTTATATTTCATCTACTAATATACTAAATAATAGAGTAATAACCAAATAAATTATTACTCTATTCTCATATTATCCGTTTACAGATTTTAAAGATTTCACGTAGTCTGGGCCGTATACATTGAAAGAAGCAGGCGCACCTTTCTTCTCACCAATCGTTACACATATTGAACCACGGGAGATAGCAGTGGGTCTACTGAATGAAGCGGGTTTAAGTAAGTCACCTGCACAATGTTTATGGCCATTGATAGAACCATCCTCAAGAGCTATGAATCCCCAAGCAGAGGCAACATTACCACTCTTATTAACACACACAAGTTTAGCATATTTTTTACCAAATTTAACTTCTATGTGTTCACGTAAATGTTCGGGAAATGGTTGTAAGCCAAACGCAGTATCATAGTGTTCCTTACGTAGTTGCTCTAATATTTCAACGAATTTTTTAATTTCTCTTAACATAACTTTTGTTCCTTTTGGTTGTTCTTAATCTTACATTACAAATATACGGAATTATCTTCTAATATCAAATCATTATTTTTCAAGAATAACATAATCTCCAAAATATCTATCAAAGACTTGAAGAAGATTTTCATAATTACCAGCCTTCATTTCATTTGTGATTTCATTCGGATTAAGGCCTAATTGTTTTGCGATATTGTTTGCTGTTCCAAGTAGAAAATAAGCATTTCCTTGAGGACCTGTTAAATCAATAACTAATGGACCATTCGTTTTCTTTCTTATCATAACATTTTCCTTTTTGGTTGTTTTTAATCTTACATACAAATATACGAAATTTTTTGGATATAACAAAATTATCTGGTACACAAACCTGCATCAATCAGGTCAGTTGCAGTTCTACCATAGAAGCCCTGTAATCCCCAAATATGTCCACTATCTATTAGTGTTTGAAATGATTGAATATAAAGTTCTTCTGTACATTCATTATTACATTCAATGTTCATAATTGCATCAATTATTTCCATGATATTTTTTCCTTATTGGTTGTTCTTAATTGGTTGTTCTTAATCTTACATTACAAATATACGGAATTATTCGTTAATATCCTAAAATTATCCGATAACATCAAACATCATAAAAAAGTAAAGTACACAATAAAATAATATTGCCATACCAATACCCATTGCTAAATCCTTAATCTTGCTCATACCCAAATCCTTATATATAAATTACTTAGAAATATATTCTGAATTATAAACACGAGGAGCAGATTGAACTACTTCCTCTACCAACGACTTACGTGAAGCTGCTTGAAGAACTCTCAACTTTTTATTTAAGTCATTAGTGTTAATCAAGTTACCTAACACATGGTTCTGATAACAGATAACCAAAGTTATTACAACTCCAAGAGTTAAACCAAGTGTAAAGATATTAAATGCGTTTTTCATCGTTTCCTAATAGTGTTAAACATCAACACACAAATATACGATTTTTTCCGTTCACAACCAACTAAAAAAATAACTTTGGTATTTCAAATAAATTGATTATATTTGTAATGTAAGATTAAGAACAACCAAAAGGAAAATAAATTATGAAAAGAGTTGGAGAAAAGGAATTTGACGTAGTTGTTAGCGGTATTGAAGAAGGTGAATTTGGTCCAGAAAAAGCAACAGAAATTGTTACGGTAGTTGCTAACTCTCCCAAGAATGCGATAAAAAGAGCAGTTGGTGTTTCAAACTTAATAAACCCAGAGTTTGTTTCTTTTATTTCAAATTTCCAATAATAGATAAAAAAAGAAAGCCTCACTAATTGTGAGGCTTTCTTTATATGTTTTAATTTCTTATTGTAATCGAGCGTCTGCCAACGCTTCCGCTAACTCACCCATCAATTGTTTGAGGAATGGTATGTAATCTGCTCCTCTACCTGAACCAATGAAATTTAATCCAGATATGTTTGTAATATCACGATGCCCACCTGAGCCTTTTACTATAACATCATATACTGTTGTTGTTATACCATTGAGTATTGATTTTTGCTTTGATGAAAGTAATTGATATTGTTTACCTGCAATATCTTTTACCATATTTTGAAATCCTGGACTCTTCGGTAAATTCATAGCAACCTCACCAAACAAAGCCATGAAGTCATCCATAGTGAAACCAATGGATTCTGTACTTCCTTTTTTTATATCCATTTCCATCTTTCTCTTAACATCACCCATTGTAAGTTGCATTGCTTGAAGTTCTGATTTGTGCTTATTCAATATACCCATCGCTAACTCACCCAAGTTAATTGGATTTGCACCTTTCTTGAATGGATTCTTAGATGCTTGTACCAATCCCATTGGCCAACCAATTACAAGGTACTCAGCAGTTGGGTTCATCTTGAATGGCGTGTATCTATCGTATCCACCTTTAGTCATTGTACCACCACCGTATTGAACTAAGCAAGTTCCAAACATTGCATATTGACCGTTCCCGAGTGTTTGTATTTCTCGTGGGCTTGTTATTTGTTTCATCTTTAGAGCGGGTGCTTGTGAAGCAAGGTATGATGCTGTTTTAGCAGGTAAATCTGCCCATGATAAACCACGTGCTGTAACTTCTTGTTTAATTACATTGTAGATAGAAACAAGTGAAGGACGTGCTTTCATTACTAACGCTTCTAAGAAGCCAGGTTTGTTCTTGAATGCAAGAAGAACTTTATTAACTACCAATCCCATTGCTAATCTATTTGGTACAGCAGACATAGTTGGATCGAACTCAAATACTGAACGCATTACTTGGTCTGGATTAATACCTTGTGAAGCAAAGTCAGCGGAATCAACTGTTGATATAATTTGAATATCTTGTGCAGGAAACAAATCAGTTGGTGAAATTTCCTGAGACATCGCTGCAACATTTGAAGGTGCGTGTTTGAATGCAGCAGATGTAGTTGGAGCAACACCTGCTTGTGATTGATGGTGATCGGTATGAATGTGTACCATTGGTTTACCATGAGCAAAGTCAACGATAACAACTAATAAACCAGGTTCTGGTTTTTGAACTGCAAATTCCATACCACCATACTGAATTTTTTCACATTTTACTAACTTAACACCATATTTTTCTAAGTATGCTTTCATACCGATTGCAGTTGTTACACCGTCTAAATCCATGTGAAAGTATATCAAAGCCTTTTTTCTCGTTGCTGTTAATGCGTTAATGTTTCGGATTCCTGTTTCTGTAAGCGTCTGCTTTGCATCTGTCAACAGGTCTTTTAATTTTATCATTTTATTTTCCTCAAAATGTATCTTGTTTCAAATCTACCGTTATTAAATTCAAATATTCTACACCTTTTAAAGTGAGAGAACTATCGCCATATTTAATTTTATCTTTCATCCTACTAACAATATCAAAGTCATACTTTCTAATATCTTTAATCTTATGTAATTTAAGTATTACCCAATCTATTTTTTCCAATACTTCTTCTTTTTGTTCCGACGTTTTATACTGAACATAGTCTGTATATTTCAAATCGGAAACATCATCTATTTCTAAACTTGCCCAAAACGAATTTAACATAATTAATTCTCTGCAAGCTTCTTAGAAACTAACTCTCCATTTAAAGTCTCATTAATCTCAACAGCAAAAGTAAATGATTTACCACTAATACAGGAGAAAGAAATAAAATTGTAAACAAAGTCTTTATCCATAGGAGTAGAATCGGTCGAACCTTTATAGTCAGAAAGACTAAAAACGGATATACTATAATATGTAGAGACGTCAATACTTTTACTTTTAACTGGCAGTATTTTTAGAGCAATTATTGGCAATGTCTTTATAGAACTAAAATACTCTACCATTTTACTGTTATGTTTAACTTCATACTTATTACGAGAGTCATATTTTATTATGTTTATACCATCGTATTTTATTAACGGAACATCTACTGCACCACCAAATATTGCCTCAGCGTTTATTTCAGTTGCAAACTTTACCAAACTAGCAACCGCAGCTTTTGTATCAGACGTGTTAACGGTTTTTAGATAACTATTTATCATATTATTTAACACCGCTATGGCAATGAAATTTGCATTTGACATTAGAATATTCTTTAACTCTTTACGAGTAAATGTGAATGGGATAGTTCCATTCAATAATTCAGAACACTTTGCTACTTTGCCACCCGAAGTCAGTTTTCCGGATCCTGTTGTTGCTGTTTTAACTGAATCTATCATACCTGTTATTCTTTTCAATTCATCAATAAATTCACGATTATCATCTGATAAACTCTCAAACTTAACTCTAAAAAAATTCTTAGTTGAATACTCTTTAACAGTATTCTGAAACTGATTGAATATCGTGTTATATTGTTTTGTATCGTTATCGAATTTGGCATACCAATCTAATAGTTGATCTCTGAAACACGATGTTATAGGAATGGGTGCATTTTCCGCTTCATCTTCTGTTATTGGTTTACCAGAACGATTCATGTGTTCTACTATTTCCTTATCGAACTCTTTTAATACGGCTTCGGCATCCTCAGACATCTTCTTTATTTTAACCTGTGCATCCACCACACTTTTACTCGTTGGTGAAAATATATCAATTATATGTGACTTTATTTCTTTTGCCCAATCGGTAAATTTAGTCATAAGTGCCGTTACTTTTTTTACAAAGTTTGAGCCTACATCTTTCATCTTTGAAATTGTGTCTTTTACCATATCAGCAACACCTTCGTTTGTAGGTGAAGGTAAAACATTTTTTCCAAATTTTGATTGGAATAAAGTAGTTACTTTTCCAACACGACCATTTAACGCTTTCAAACTAACACATGCCATCACGGTACTATCGTCTTTTAATTTTACCAAAGACTCGCCTGCTGGTTTCATACTTTTCAACAAATCACCTTGAAATGCATCTTGAACTCTACCAGGGCCCCAAAATAAAACAACATCTGCAGTAAATGTTTTACTCTGTTCATTGTGTTTTGATACTGATTTTAATTTTGCATAAAAGTTAGTTATATTGGCATGAATAAATCCATCGACTTTATTACCACCATATATTGCTTTTAATGTTGGAGCATTCGGATTAACAGTTCCTGCAATAACAACATCATTAAATGTTTGGAATGCTTTTTCATCATCCTTTATTTTATTCAACAGAGTAAGCATCCAGTCTTTGCCAGCAGGATCCCAATCGTAATTTTTATTGAGTATGCTAATCATATCATTTGAAGTTAGATTTTCCTTATCTGTTACTGCAAACATCAATGGTATGGTTTCAAAAACCTTTGTTTTATTTTTTAGACTTTTCCAAGAATCCCTGATTATCTTTTCGTTGGGACTCATGTTTTCATCGGCATTTTTTTTCTCGTTCATATGTCTTTTCTTACCATTTACTTCACGTATTAATTTTTTAATACAAGTAAGTATCTTTCTTTCATTTTCTAATAGTACTTTGTACCGATTCATTTAAAATATCTCCAATGTAAACGAGGAACATACCAATAAATATAATAAAAATTAAAATAAACAGAAATCGCCAGACATAATATCTAGCGATTCTATAATTTAATTAATACACTACTTGATTATTGTACTACAATCCAAAAAGCGCCATTGAACCAAAGTGTTCTAGATTGATTTGGTAAAATTACACAACTAATTGCTGTATCGATTATCCATGTATTATTATTTAGTGTAACTGTATTTGCAGTTGAACCATTGTAGATTGTAACGAGTTGACCGATAACTGGGTTTGATACCGTGACCAAGTTATAATCCACAGCAACGCGGGAAACAATCCATCTTGAACTCGAAGGTAGACTCGCTGGAGCGGATGTATAAATGGAAACACTACTTGTTCTGTGGTGTTGATTAACTTCCCACGAAATTCCATTAGTTCCACGTGTGAGAGTTGAACCGACTTGAGCGGTTTCTGCACCATCAAGTGAAAGAATGGTAACTGAACCACGTGTGAAATTTCTTGGAAAAAGAAGTGAATCTCTAAGAAACCTAGCCGTATCTGTAACAGAAGCATGTTTTGCGTTCATTGCAAAAGCACTTGTTTCTGAATATAATGAAATACCAGATTGTAATGAATATAAAGTGGTATCTGAGTATGCAGATTGTTTTGATTTCAATGCAAACTTTGCTGTATCTGATTTCAAGGAATGGGTAGAATTTGCCGAATACCCAGCCAAATCAGAGTATGCAGACGAGATAGAAGAATCTGATGTATTAGCGTGCCTGGCATGGTTCGCTGTATCTGAAACTAATGATGTATCTGAATATACTGCTCTGATTGAACTACGTGAGAATGTTGCTGTATCAGATAGGGTTGCTCTCTTTGCAAGGTTAGCTCTTTCTGCAAAGTTAGCAGTTCTTGCTTCTGCTGCTTCTAAAGAATATTTAGACAGTAAAGAATACGGTACAGATTGAATTCTTAATCTACCGAGTGTTACACCGTTCACGTATGCGTATACAAATAATGGTTTACCATAATTGTTGATGAATACACTATCGGGTACACTTTCAAGTAAATAATTTAATATACCGTTTTGAATTTCTACTTCTCTATTTTCACGATACCAGAAAGCAGATGAATTCAAATGTGAGTTTTCATCGAATGTTTCATTCGCAATATAAACTGAAAACTTAGATGCAGTTGATGTACCAGCAGGAACGTGTGCTTGATACTGAAGATTTGTTTGTGCCGATAATGTAACCGAGAATAAAGCAAATATTGCTAAAAAAACTTGTTTCATCTTTCCCTCATTGATTAATTAAAAATAACTATTGTTTTGTAAACTTGATTGTCTGTTGTAATAACTCTTACAAAGAATGAGCCCCTATATGGAAGTTGAATTTGTTTTGATAATAAATCAATTCCATCACCGATTGTAAATCCTTTCAAATCAGACACTTCAATTCGCATTGGGTTTGGCACATCTATTCTTACTATTCCATCTGATGTTGGATTAGGAAACGCTAATCCTGATAATTCCATTGGAATCGGTTCGTTCACAGAAGTTGTAAGTACCCTTGGTGTGCGTATTCCAACATGATAGCCATTCTTATAACCAGCAACTACTTGACCGAGAGTTGCATTACCGTTTCCACCACTAACTATTTTTTTCAATAGATATGGTTGTGTGTCTCCTGCAGTCATTGACATAACTGCGAGAAACACTACAATGATATACTTCATTGTGTTTTACTCCTTCTAAATGTTTATTGAAACTTTGGTATATCTTGTTTATTTGATTTATTATTTGTTGTATCTTTTTTACAACACGAATGATCTTTTTTATGTTGTTTAGACTTAATTGGATTTTCGTTTGAATGTGCCGTAATACAGCATAATAATACTATTAGAAATAGAATACTTTTCACAATTGGCTCCTTTTTTAATTAATATAATTCTCAAAATTCGATATGAGTACGTTTTTTATTTTATTACCATTGCACGCATAATTGCAGACTTAAAATCTTCTTTGCTTCTTGCACCAACTATTTTTTCTGAAATACTTCCATCTGCTTTGATAATAAATGTAGTAGGAATAGCTCCAATTCCATCAAAAGCGTCTGCAACTTCATCATTCCCAATTAACACTATATAAGGCATATTTTTTAAGCGGACAAATTTGCTTACAGTTTTTAAAGCGTCATCATCTCTATCCATCGAAACACCTAAAACTAAAACTTCATTTTCAGAAAACTCTTTATAAAGTTCAATTATATCTGGAATTTCTTTTCTGCAAGGAGGGCACCATGTTGCCCAAAAGTTCAAGAATATTACCTTTCCAGCACCATACTGAATTAAATTACTAAAATTGGTTCCATCTTTCCATGTAAAAGTTGATGCCTTGTCAGGAACCATTGATCTACTAACTATTTCAATAGGAAAAACCTTGACTTTTACTATATTTTCGTTTGAATGTGCGGTAATATAGCATAATAATAGTATTAGAAATATAATACTTTTCACAATTGACTCCGTTTTTAATTAATATTGTTTATGCATTTGGATTAGAGTCTCGGATTATTTGTTTAATCCATTCATAAATTGTTTCATCATGTGCATTTACTTTCCATTTTCTTATGTTTCTATAATCCGTCTCTTGTGTTCCAAAAGGACGGACATCGGAAACTTTAACAACATGACCTGTTTGAAATTGGATATGCCATGCAACTTTTTCCACACCATCAAATTCATCACCATATTCAGTAGAGAGATTTGGATTACCAAACGCTTTCACCAAATGTTTATATGCACATTCCATAACACCAACTTGTGGTGTCATTTTAACCACAATATCTTTACCCATTCTAAACTTGGGGTAATTCATAGTAACCTCTCTTAATTATTTTTTATAATCCGTTTCGTAAAATCCGTTACCCTTTAGTATGGGTTTACTTGAACTAAAACTTTCTATTTTAGTTAATTCACTATTTTTGCCACATTTACATTTTGGTATTGGAGAAGAAGATAATGGAACATAATGTTCATCTACCTTATTGCAAGTGTTACAATTGAAATCATATATTGGCATATTTAATGAACTCCAAAGATTTGTTTCACAGTTAACTGTATAAGATAAAAGGCAATACCAATCGGTACTCCTAATAAAAATACACTTATTATTGCTGCAATTGTGTATATCGCGTAGAATATTGGTGTAAGAATACCAATGATAAAAAATTCAAATATTTTATTTAACATAACAATTAAGCCTGTGTAATACTTTCAAAAACCATTTTGTAATCAACCGCATTCAGATTGATCATTCCATTTAAAAAACTCAAATCTGTACCTCTTAAATCTATTTTTACATAGCGTTTAAGAGTATCATGTATTATTGGGGATATAGTAATTATAAAATCTGTTGCATCAAGAGAAGTATCATTCATACTGAGTAGAAATAACCGCTCATCATCAATAATTCTATTCAATTTATTTTTCAAATCTGTATCAAAATTAATTAAATCTACAATAGTTCTTGTATTAAAATTCATAAGTTTGATAAATAATATTTGAAAAATCATTAAATGGAACGCCAGCCAAATATGAATAAGCCATTGATTTTATATCTTCGTCAGTTAATCCATTCTCACGATAATCAAGTAAATCTTTTTCCCTGATTTTTATATAGTTACCGTCACTTGAAAATAAACGCCATCCATCTACAAAAACAAAATCGTTAACCATAGAATATAACCACTAATATAAATTATACAGGAGAACTAAACTCATCCTCGTCATCTTCATCTTCATCTTCTATGAAGTAATCAAACGGTTCATCACCATCATCATCATCCCATTCATCTTCACCATATACTATGTCTTCCATATCTTCGTCTGACTCCATTTCTGTGTCATCAACGTGTGGTAATGACATTTCGTCTTTTTCGTCTTCCATATCCTCTACTCCATTGTAGTATTTCATAAAACCGTGAACTGATGTTATATAATCTTCTGCTACTGTTATTTTCGATTGTACCCAATCTTCAAGTTGTTCATGCTCATCTATCATGTGATAAAGTTTTTCAGCGTTTTCCATAATGGAAAGTAGTTGGGCTTTTAGCATTCTACCTTCACCCTCATCGTGATGAATTTCTTTTAGTAATTTACTTTCCGTAATTGCAATAATTTTATTTGCAACTTTACTTTTCTTTGGATTTGACTTAACTAATTCAGCTACTTTTACTGCTTCAACCAAGTCATTAGATAATAATCTGACATTACGTTTATGTTTTTCTTCACGTAATACTTCTACTATTTCTTTTACAACAAATTTCTTAATGCTATTCATTTAAGTCTCCAAAATACTTCTTATGTAGAAGTTACAAATATAAACAATTTATTTTTAAGAATCAAACATTTTTTTTTATTCTTCACCTATAATGTCATCCATACCACCCAACAAATAATCCAAATCATCATCTTGATATTCTGGTTCTTCAAAATCAGACTGGCTTATTCTCGTATCTATATCTATAAACGAATCTAAGTTTGGATCTCTCTCTTTTGAAATATAAGATTTTTTATTCATAATAGGTTCTACTATAGCAACAAAATCTTCTTTCTCTTTATCATTAATCGGTTGATATAGTTTATTTTTTAATTTACTAGTATCTTTGGCAGTTACCATAGTTACTCTATGACCGAATACATCTTCGTGCATTAAATCTAAAAGATAATTTGCATCGTTTATTTCTTTATATGGTAATTTCTTTTTCATAGTTATAAATATCAAAATATTTTAATTGCTTCTAAAATTTGTGGAGCAATAGGTTGTGGTAAATTATCTTTCGTGAACCAACCAAGGTCTTCATGTTCCCAATCTATTTTAACAAAAAATCTTTTTTTAACTTTATATAAAAATAAAAAGTATATTCTATTATCAGTATAATATCTATCTATTGCTATTAATTTACTGCTAGATGGAATTTCATGTGTTGTTTCTTCAAAAAATTCTCTACGAGCACAATCCTCAATTGATTCAAAGTTATTAACATCAGATTCACCCGATGGTACTGACCAATAACCACCGAGATATTGTGCCTTAGAAGTTCTTTTTGTTAAAAGAAATTCACCGTCGGCAGTCATAACTAATACACCAGCAGCTCCTGGCTTTGTAACCTGAGATAATTCTTCTGGTGATATATTACTAATTGTGCTCATATTCCACGTTCACTTTTATTTTAGATTTATAATTTTGTGGAAATCTACGCTCTATTCCAATAAATTCTGTGTCTTTATCTATTACAAGTGTAAGTTCTAACTGAGTTAAATTCATCATTATTTGAGTTGAAGTCCAAAGTTTATAATTGTGTCTACGTGGGTTTGCCCAACCAGGAACTTCATATTTTTTATTCAATGTAGGTAAAACTTCATTTGGAGAATGAACCTTTTTCATTAATCTATAAGTTATAAGCTGTCTCATAACCGATGACTTTCTATCTATTCCTTTTTGATAACCAGCTCTTGAATATACTTCACCGTGGTTTGTTCTAACTATTAGACGATTTTGTTTTAGCTTTTTTACTATCGGTGGTCTGTCTGATATATTTTCTATAAAGAATATATTCTTTTTAGTACCGACTATTGTATGGCCATTTAGTGCAGTTGGTTTTCCACTTAAAGTTTTAGAACCATCGGAATAACCAGTGAACGTAACAACAGATTCTATAACATCTGCTACGTTATTGAATCCAAGTGCGTGCCTTATCTTAAATCCATCCTTAGATTGAACTTTAGTTTTAACTGCTTTCTTCTTATCCTTTTCATCCGTCTCACCTTGAAGAGTTGCATTTATTATACCAATTCCATATTCATTCATACCCTCTGAATAATCGGTATCTAGATCTAACATGAAAACAACTTCAACATTATTAATAAGTTCGTGAACTACTTTTATCGTTGGGTAATAATTTCTATCACGATTTTTTACTAACACTATATCGTTTTCTATTTTAGCCCCAACAATCGTACATTCTTGCAAATTAGATTCTGGATATTTTCCGTTTTTAATTCGGTTGTATATCATAGTAAGTTCCACTTCTGACATATCGTCAAGGTGTTCTTTACCAACTGTTTGTTTGCACCATATCATGAAGTTTTTATCTCCATCCCATTTGATGCCCATTTTATCTGCTATGTCATGTACGTTTTGTTGTGTCATTTATTATACGGGAATAAATCATTTAATTTTTGTTTTCTTTTATTGCAACCACAATCTTCTTTACCAACCGCATGTGCTACTGTTTCAGCAACTTTATCTAAACCTAATGCGTTTGTAACTTTAGCAATAGTATCACCGAATCCTTTTGATTCTTTATTTCTAATTTCCTCATTCATCATAACACCTCTTTTTATTTTAATGTAATTAAGTATTTAAGTTTATTAAATTCTGCTAACATTTCATCACGAATATTTAATAAGTCTGTATCCGTCTTTGGATTTAACATTGAAGATAAACCAATTAAAAGCTGAATAGTTTCTTCTATAAACGAATTTATATCTTTTGCGTTACTATTTACTATTTCAAATGGTATCGCAGGAACGCGTCCGTATTTACCCATGAGAACCTCTACAAAAGTATCAATTAAATCATCCATTGCATCATATGTACCACCGTACGCTTGATGGCGCGCATATGATTTAGTTTGCCAGTGATAGAATCTGATTTGTGTTTGAACTTGAACTAATTTACTTGCTATCTCATGCATAAACGTCTCCTAATTGTTCTGTTTAATTTGTATATATAAATATAAATATAAATGTGATTTATTATGTATTATTTATCTTTTTACAGATTTTTGTATTTTTCTAACATTTTTGAATTAGTAATTGGATTATGTTGAGCCGGTTGTTCCCATTTATAATTAAAATACTCATGACAAATATGTTCTTCCATTTTAGATGTATCTATCTGTTCTACTGATTTGGCAGAGACAGAAACAAAATGATAAAAGTGTGCAGAGTAATCTCTTGACATTTTCATCCCACTCAACTCACATTTCAAAAAGAAATCCCAATCTGCAACATATCCTGCCTGTGATGGATAACTTTCATCAAATCCACCAACTTTTAAAAAATCTTTCTTTGAAATAAAAATTGGAAACGTTGAACCAGAATCATCCTTAACTGATTTTGAAATCATTTCAGAAAATTCCCAAAACTTTTCCAAATCAAAACTATCAGGAATTCTACCTAAATCATTTATTACAAACTGTCTGAACATACTTGGCGATGGTTCAATTTGATTTGGTGTAATTACGGAATTTTCTTCAAAAGATTTTTCTAATTTATCATCCCAATTCTTAGGAAAAACATTATCATCATTTGCTATTAGAATTTTATTATGTGTAGAATTATATACACCAAGATTTGTAGCACGGCAAGTACCAACATTTGTTTCTAAATTCAAAATGAGAATGTCATCACCGTGCTTTTCTAAAACATATTGATTAATATAGTATGTACCATCAACAACTACGATTATCTGGTTCTTCTCGGATTGACCTTGTATTATGGAAGTTAAACATAAGTCCAAAGATCCAGGTGCTTTGTATGTAGGTATTATTACCGAAATCATAAGTTGCCCCAATCAGTAAGTGGTGATAACCAAGCAGTTTCACCGTGAGTTGAATAACCAGGAATTGAAGTCATTAATGATTTGCCGTTCTCTCTTAGTTCCATAAACATATCAAAGTCTCTTGGATAATTACCCATGTTTGTCCATTTACGAAGAACTACTTCATCTTCTTTTAGTGTACTAACTTTGGATGCAAATGTCATTGTAGTACTGTTTGTTAGTTTCCAATGACATGATTTTGACAAATAAACTTTTGTTACTTCACCACCATCATCTTCTATATATGGATTACCACCACGACTTGCTGGAATATACTTATCTGGATGATCATATAAACTAACATAGTTACCACCCAAATTTATTCCTTCAACCAATATTTTTTCCGATTCTGATTTATGCGAATAGTCATTTTCTAAGAAGTAAATAATTTCACTATCATTCTGTTTCAATGCCCAATTCAATGCCAAATTAAAAGTTCCTGCACCATGGCCAACGGAAACATAATCAATTTGTTTATCTTCAATTTCACACTCTAAAATAATACGCTTTGTTTCTTCAGACACATTATCTGCAATTATATGGAAGTTTTCTTTGCCAAAAACTCTTACTGCATTCTTCAAACAATTCTCATTGTTAATGTATGGTGGTTTTACTTTGTTGTAACCGGCATCCGATATTCTATAGATAATTTTCATATTAAACTGATTTCATCCAATCAATAGTTTTGTGAACACCGTCTTTCAAAAAGAACGTAGAAGTATAACCTAATTCATTTACCGATAAAGTAATATCTGGCG